GCGGCTACTCCTCCCCAGGGACCCCCTTTCGAGGGCCCCCGGGAGTCGAATTACTCGAAGGAGATGACGACTTTGGTCGTCATCTTCATTTCCTTGAGGGCGTAGACCCGGATGCCGGTGACCCCGCTCTGGGTGAGCTTCTGGACCTCCTCCCCAAGCTCCTCCTTCGTGATGATTCGCCTGGTTGCCCCGTAGATGAGGGCTACCAGCTCGTCTTCCACCGGTCTCGGCGGCTCCTTCGACAGCGGACGTGGCACGACCGTCGCTGGCGGCGGGTTCACTTTGACGTCCGGGAGACTGATCCGGTGGGTGAGGGGTTTGTTCTCGCGTTTCTTCACGACCATCTCCTTTGTGACTTGGGCGAGTTCCCTCACCAGGTTCAAGGTGCGTACAGCGAAGCCTGGATCCACACTGGTTCCGAACTTCACCTTCACCTTGGTCATCGCCTCCACCACCGTCTGTAGCGGGTCCTCCAGTAGAACGGATTCGAAGTACCGCCGACGCTCGAGCATTGCGTCGGTGGCTGCCTTCTTCACCTTCTTTTCGACGGGGAGCTCATCCGGCTCGTCCGGCTCGGCTTGCAGACGCAGGAAAAGCTCGTCCTCCCGTTTCTGCTTATCGATGAACCACTGAGGAGGCTGGGGTGGATTCCGGGCATACCCGGAAACGGATCCAACCTTCATCCCCACGGGAGGCTTGTCTGCGGCAGGACCGGCGGTAACGAGCGACAGCTTGGTCACGCCCTTCTGCCGCATCGTTCGACGAATCCCAGAGACCTGCTCCGGTGTGACCGGGATACCCAAGTCGAGGGCATCCCGGACACACGCATGGATCGAGGCCTTGTCATCGTCGAGAAAGAACTGCTGAACGAACTCTGTCACCTCATCGACGGAATAGGCCACCATTTTACCGGTGTACCACGATGGGGGTAGCCGCGGGCAGGATGCTGATGACAGCGGGCTGTCCTTCGCCCGTGATGACGATCTCGATGCGGCTGTACTGCTGGAGCTCCATCAGCTTCCGCAGCTTGTCCACCTGGAGCAGCACGGACTCGGCGATCTCGCCGGGCGCCACCGCCATCTTCCGCCGGATGTTCTCCGGCAGGACCTCGAACGACTCCATGCGAGCCTCGGAGACCGTCTTCTTCGCTTTCCGAGGGGCCTTGCCGTACCGCGCCTGTGCCAGCATGGAGCTGCACTTCTTGCAGCCGCCGCCTTTACTGACGTTGTCCGGCGTGCGCTCGTGCCCACGCTTACAGAGCTTCACCCCAGCCTCCGAGAGCGTCTTCACCCCCAGCTTTTTGATCTTCTGGCTGTATCGAGCTCGGGAGTCCTTCTGACTCAGGAAGGAGAGGCGCGCCTTCTCCCGCTCCTCTTCCCATTTGCGCGCCCCATTCCCTGTGGGAAGCAACGTTTCCCAGGCGCTCTTCGCCGTCATCGGAACCTTGCCGGTCGTCATGACGCCGTACACGACCTTCTTGACAAGCTTCTCCGACATCCGAGGGCCCCCCGGAACTTTCTCGACGGTCAGATCCCGGAGTTCACTGAAGGTCAGACCACGGCCCCCATTCTTGAGTTCCGTTCCGAGAAAGTCGATCCGTTGATTCGCCAGTTCTTCGCCCCAGTTCTTTCCTGACAATCCAGTCACTCCATTGGCCATGGCCATTTCCTTTTTCGCCCTACAGGGCGTTTCCATACGGGTTGGACTGCTACGACCGGTGCTGATTTGCAAACCACGCTGCTACTGTTCCAGGGCTAGTGTTCAAGACAGCCCCTACTTCGTGCGAGTTGAGGCCGCGGTCCCGAAGGGCCAGAGCTTCAACGCGCAAATTCGCCTGCAACAACTTCTTGTCGCTCGGGACGTACCCGCCGTACGGTGACGGCGCTGCGAGCATGCGGGTCCAGTTGGCGCTCTGCTGTGCACTGGCAGGGACCCGCTGGAATCCGAGGATGCCCATGCTCCCGAGCCGAACCTTCCCTGGGCCTACCGGAGTAACCCCGGTGTACCGCAGGGAGAAGACGAGGATGAAGCGGGGCCCCAGAGCCTTCTGCATGACTTGGGCGGTACCGATCATCCGTTTCCCGTCCATGGTCTTCGCGGGGGCCTGAAGGATGTCGTCCCAGAAGGGAAGAACCTTGGATTCGCGCCCCCGAAAGAAGGTGTAGAAGATCATCCCCCAGTCGACGAGGGACAGGGCGGCATTCGCTACGATCTCTTCTCGCTCCTTGGATAGATACCCGCAGAAGTCGAGGTTGATAAGCGCTGCCTTTTCCGCGGGGTCTTCCAGCTTGGCCTTGAGCAGCTCGTTGACGTCCCCCAGGTACGTCGTGACACCGGGGAACTGCTTCTTCGCTCGGGTCAGCCCCTGCTTCTCCTTCACGTCCACGAAGTACGTCTGTTCCGCTGGGGTCTTGAGGAAATGCTGAAGACACCCTTGATCGCCGGCCTCAGGGCCTGCGAGTACGATAGTAGCGTTGTCCTGCCGAAGGTTCCGCGCCTGAAACGCCTCTACCCGCCGGTACACGGCGAGTCGAGCAAGACGTTTTGCGTCGGTTTCCCCCGGATACTGGTTTGGTTTCGACACGTTTTCCCCTCTCTTGAGTGAAGTTGAACCTCAAGATCTTGTACCCAAAAAAGAGGGGGTTTTGATCATCGGAGGCAAAAGAAAAGCACCCCCGGCGGAGGGGGTACTTTTCGTTACGGGGTCTACCGCCCCTACCTTAAGGACAACCACTCCATGCCCAAGATCAAGCAGTTTCCTCTAGCCGCGACACCCCCAGGTTCAGGGGCTCTCTGGAGGACTTACTTGAACTCTTCGCCGGTCACACACTCAAGGCCCGGCGGGGCCTATTCAGGACTCCAAGAGGCTCTTTGGGTTATCGCCCTCATCGAGGAACTGCCGAGCTATCCCCGCCCTCTTCCCGTATTTGCACCGGTAGACTACGAAGAGGGACCAGTACAGCGACCTGTCCTGTGACATCGACAGAATCCTGGTTCATAGTCTAATACCGTAAAAATGATCATTTTTACGAATTCATCAGGGACCCCTCCGAAGAAGGGTCCCTGAGGGCGTTTAATTTTTCTCGGCGACACCGCTCTCGTCCACGAGCTCGATCAGCCACAAGCTCAAACCTTCGTTCCCCAGCGCCTCCTCTATCCGCAGGATGAGAGCTGTTTCCACCGGAACAAGGCGCCGGGCCAGCCAGATCGTGAAAAACAGCCCCGGCAAGAAACCGGTAAAGGGAGGGTCGTCTTTCAGGGCTTTAAGCAGCTTCGACCTCAGAGCGATCACTTCAGGGTTCTTCAGCATGGCGGACTCCTTTGTTAGGGTTCAAAGACTCATACCCCTAAAAAATGATCACTTTTATGGCCCTTCCAGGGACCCCCTTTTAGGGGGCCCCCGGACCGGCGTTACTTGGTAAAGTGGCGGACGACCCCCCGGAGCTTGATCTGGGGAGCCTTCCCATACCCCCGTTTGAGCAGCTCGTTCGAGTAGACCGGGCTGCTCACGCAAGAGATGGTGACGTGGTGCAGCTGTTCCGGGTTCAAGTCCGGGTAGGGGGCCGGAAGGGCGACTTTGACGGCCTGCCCGAGGGCGTCGGAAGCCTCCCCAACGACCTCGAATTCGACCTCTTTCTCGAGGTAGGGGTCGAAGGCCTGGACCATGGCGGGGTTGGGCTTGAAGACCAGGGTGACGTGGTGCCCAAACACCTTGGGGTGGAGGGGCGGAAAGGCCTTGAGCAAGGCCTCCTTGGACCCCTCATCCAGAAAGATCGCCGTGTAGACGGGCTTATTGGGCACGGGCCGCCTCCGGCTCATCCGAAGTTTCTGGCTCGGGGAACGGCGTGTACTCTTTGAGCTCCTGCTCGAAGATGACCGCGGCGTCCAAGCTCAATCGCGCCAGTGCCCGAAAGGTGCTTTCAGGGTCATCCACCCGGCAGGCCCGCTGGTGTACGGCGCAACTGGCGATGAAGAATTCCTTCGCGAAAATGACCGTCTCTTTCTTGAGGGGCATGTTTCTTTCCTTTTGAGCTGGGTTAGAGATCTATGGCTCAAAGTCTGATACCCCAAAAAACAGCCCGTTTCGGGGGCTAGGCGGCGATCAACTTCCGCTGGCCTTGAGGGCGTCCCAAAGCTTCGTTCCAGGGCGTACCTCGGTCCAGTAGTCGCAGTCCTTCCGGGGGCAGCTCACGACGTCCGCGAAAGGGACGCCGTGTTTGTCGGTAGCGACGCCCGTTTGCTCGAGGCCGGTACCGTGCGTAGGGCACTGGCCCTTGTTGAGCCGCCGTCTTCGGCTGAGTTCATCCTGTTTCGCCTTCATTTGTGGGTCTCCTCGTAGCGAGCTTTGGCCAGCCACTTCATGTACTCCGAGTTCTCGAGCTTCTCGATGATCCCTAAAAGCTCGTGGGCGTAGGGGTGGCCGACGCGGATGACGTCGACCGTCTTGTTGAGCAGGTTGATGGCCTGCGCCAGGTACTTCTCAGCGTCTTCGTCTAGATGGGTCATGTCATTCCTGATACCCTAATAGAACCCTGGCTTTCGGGCGAAGAAACGAGTAGGGTTTGCGCATGCACGCCAGCCGGAAGGGAAAGGTGCAGGGGGCTTGTGAAGACCGCTGCGGCCACTGCAAGCTGCCGCACAGGACCCACGTTGAGGACAAGTGTCTATTCGACGCTACGTCCTTCCGGAAAGAAACGATTCAAGAGCACCTGCTCGCGGACTGCGACTGCGAGATGATCGTAGAGGAGGCTCCGACTACTCGGAGTTTTTCGGTTACGCCCGGTGAGTGAACGAATCTACAAGATACGCATGCCCGTGATGCAGCGGTCCTGCGGGAACTGCGGGCTGGATGTGACCCAGCACGTGGACGGAAAGTGCCTCTTCGAGGCGTCTGACTATTTACCCGGTAAAGTGAGAACCGAACGGAAGACGGTGAAGGCCCGGATCACTTGCGGTCGTTGCGGCGGGACTGCGAAAGACCCGGAGCACGAGGGCGCCTGCGGCGAGTGTCAACCTACTCCCGATTGAGCTTCCACAGCCGGTTCAACGCTTCTCGTCGGCGTTGACAGGCCCCGCAGGTCTTGAGACCCAGCGCCGTCGTCATCTTCGCAACGACGTCCCCTAGCCCTCGGGGCTTCCGTCGACGCTCTTCCAGCTCTCGGATGAGTCGAAGTCTCGCCTTTTCGTCAGAGTGCATCCCCTATACTCTAGGGTCATGCCCCTCATCCCCTACCAGTTCATCCCGCCGAACGGCTTCAAGGAACTCAAAGCCCGCTACGGCGACTTCAAGTTCACCGAGCTCTCCAAGGGTGAGGTCGACATCGATGACACCTGGGAGAAAGACAACCTGGTGGTCCTGCGGAACGTCTGCAAAACGGGCTGCAACATCCAGCTGCATCGTCTCGTCGCACCAATCTTCGAGGTCTGCCTCGAGGAAGCGATCAAGCGGGCTCCCAAGTACAAGGTTCGAATGCTGGGAGGCCACAGCGCCCGGCACATGATGCACGACCCCTCGAAGCCGCTGAGCACGCACTCCTGGGGCTGCGCCTTCGACGTCAACTGGGACAAGAACCCTGTCGCCAAGACCCTCGTGACGGACCTCCCCCCTGAGTGGGTCGCAGCCTTCACGGAGCAGGGGTGGAACTGGGGCGGTGCTTGGAAGGGCACGAAGGACGCGATGCACTTCCAGTACGCCGTAGGCTTGTGATAATCGGCCTCTCAAAAGTTTCCTACACGCATAAGAGTCTGCGGTCAGAGATCAAAAAGTGCGACCTGCTGTGCCTTAACTGCCACGCGGAGGTACACGACGAGATGCGGGGTCTGCGCGATGACCGTATTTTTCAACGCAGGTACGCAAAAGAGGAGTGACGACAGCGCCTCCTCGCCTATACTCAGGCGGTCCACCGTGGAGACGCAATGAACGAAACCTTCGCCAGCGTTCTGCTTTTTCACTCAGCGCTGAAGAATTTCTTGATGACGTCCCTCGGGTGGACGGTTGCTCGTTCCCTCAACGTGAGCGACGTCATTCTGACCAATGGCGCGGGAGCTTTTCTTCGCCTTCAAAAGAAAACGAACGGATCCATCGTGTCTGTGGGCCTTGAGCTCGGTGCCGACGCCGACACCCTTGAGCTCTCGGGCAAGGACCCAGAACTCTGCCTCCCCTTCGACACCGCGGAGGGAGGTTTTTTCCAAGGCTCTGCGCTTTGGGTACCAGAGGTCAGTCGACTTGAACTCTTCGTAATGGGGAGCGGGGAGCGCTGGGCCAAGCGGTACCGGCTCGAGCTCGTGCCCAATCAACTGACCTCGTCAGCGCTACACCAAGATCACTGCAACTACGCCATGGAGCCCAATTTCAAAGAGCGGGGCGGGACGTACATTCAGGCAGGGGCGTGACCCGTGGCTGTTCGCCTTTCGCTCGACGCCAATCTCATCGGCTACTGGGGCTTCGATGAGGCCTTGGAGACTGATGCTGCGCGCGATGCGACGGCGAACGCACTTCACCTGACGGTCACAAGCGCGAGCTCCGCGACTCTTGGCCGAGTTGGTGGAGCGCGAGGCCTGAACGGAACATCGTCCTTTGCCTCAATTTCGAACCCTCTTCTTCGTCTTACCGCGGGGCTGACTCTCATCAGTTGGGTGAAGATGAACTCCATCAACCCAACCGGATCTCAGCTGCGCTGCATTGTTTCTTGTGGCGGCCCCACTACGAGTGACGGCGTTCTCTACGCCCTCTCGGTCAAATCGAACGGGGCTCTGGAGTACCGGCACACCGCCGCTGCGGGCGAAGTCTTGGTCACGACCGCCGCGGCCACCATCAAGTTGAACCAGTTTTACTCTATCGCCGTGCGTCGGAGCGTAAACGGAGTAAACCGCGACATCGAGATCTACATCGACAATCAGTTGGTGCCTGCGGCGTCCGTTACGGTGAATGGGATTCCCTCATCGCTGCCAGTTCCGCCGCCCGTGACGAACATTACGGCGGTGTTCAGCGTAGGGCGGCTACAGAGGGTCGCGGACTCCGCTTTCTGGGATGGGTTGGCGGATGAGGTCTCAGTTCACGATGTCTCACGCCCCTACCAACCGTATCTCATCGCGGCCTACTACCAAGCCGCTCTTCGTTCCGCGACGACGAAGCTCACCGCTACAGACAATGTCGTTGCGGTGTCCTCGTACGAGATGGGCTCTGGAACTCGATGGTGGTGCGTCGAGAGGGACCGGGATCTCTATGTCGTAAAAGAGAGCCCGTTCGGGCAGTTCGGTCCAGAGACACGGCTGACGACCCCAGGTGGAGGCAACTCGTCAAACACAGGGCGTCCCGAGCTTCTCTACGACGCCGCCACCGACACTTTGTACGTCTTCTTCTTCGCGGGGAACCGTATCTTCAAGTTGACGGCGAACAGCACAGATGACCCCGCCACCATGAACATGCCTTTCACGGCGGACACAGGCGGCATCATCAAGTCGCTCGAAAACGTCGATGGTGGGCGCGTCGGAGAAGGTTCTGCGCAGAGAGATCCAAGAGACGACGACTTCTCGTACGTCAACCGCCAGCCCGTCAAGATTGGCTTTACGGACCCAGACACAAACCTGGTTGGTGAGGGGTCTGGAGATCAAGGGACGTACACGCTTGGAACACCAAGCCCCGTGTCGATTGCTTTCGTTGAGAGACCTTCTCCGGATGGGTTCGGTGTCTTCGTCGGCCCCAACGATTCTGAGACGTCGGGGTACATCGTGTACCGGCTGGACGGCGGCGTGGCGGTTCCCCTTGCGGCTCCAACGCTGATTTTCCCTGGGGCGGACACCTTCTTCGTGCCTGTCGCCACGCGGGTGTACGGACGCGGCTACTTCGCCCAAGCTCTCGACGTGATGGGGCGCCCGTCTGGGGTGTATTCCAGCGTCATTGTGGACCGCTTCAATGAGGGGGTACTCTTCACCGACTACTGGTTGAGTTTCGGCCGAGACGGAGACCTCACAGACTTTGCGTGGGTTAGTGAGGGGACTGCTCAGCGGGAGCCGAGGGGTGACGACTTCAGTTTCGTGAATCGAGCGCCGGTGAAGTTTTCAGCTGTCGACCCTGATACAAACCTGCTCAGCGATGGGGCCGGTGGCCCTGGCGGTAGCGGACAGGCAGACGGCGCAGGCACCTGGACTCAGGCAGGAACGACGAGGATCATATGAGCGACTACAAGGTGTCTGTTGTCAACCCAGAGGAAGCCCGAGAGGTATTGGCTCGTCTTCGTCGCGGAGGACCTGAAAACCGAAACGCCACGAGAGAGGCGATTCTTCAGGGCGGCATTGAGATGAAAGGCTCCTTCGAAATTGTCGCGAAGGACGCGGAATCTGGCGAGGTTGCTTGGTCTCACCAAGGGGAGAACCTCATCACGGATTCTGGGCGGCGCATCTGGATGGACTACCGATTCAATATAGCGCAGCTCGGGTTTTCCTCTTCCACCGAGCCGCCCATGTCCGCGCGAAGCAGCATCGCATCCGACAGCGCCCAACTTTTTGTCTCCGGAAACCTGACACCGACGAACAACGTGGTAACCCACACCAAGACGTTCACCTGCAACTCTACCATCTCGGCTAACTACGGCTCTGGGCAAGGCAACCGAAACCTCGGGACTATCTTCTTGTCGGGGTGGAGCGCTGGCCTCGGTACTGGGTACGCGAAATGGGTGATGGCGTATGCGCTGATGACCCCACCCAAAACTCAGACGAACACTCAGACGCTGGAAGTCATCTACAAGATCAGCATGAGCCCCATCTACTAAGAGGGACAACGAACATGTCAGTCAAAGAAATCACCGGGCTCATGACGATTCTTCCCGACAAGGAGAATCCGAAGTCATCCAACAAGGAAGACCTGCAGGCGGGCAACATCGCCTTCCGCAGCCGCACCCTCGCCCGGACCATTAACTTCTGGGACACCAACAGCGCTGGGCAGAGCTACCAGATGCGCCTGTACCCCTTCAAACAAGGAGGGTTGCTGGACGACAACGACATCACCGTCGGGCACGCTGACTGGGCGGCGGCTCAGCCTACCGCGTACCCGGTTCAGATGACGGCCATATCGACGCTGGACTACCTCAAGTTTAGGGCCACGGGGAGCATCGCCGCAATCGCGTCTTCCGCTATTTCGCGAGTCCACGCCGGTATCTCTGCTTACGACAACACAGTTGGCGTAGACAAAAGCGCCTGGGGAGGAGACTCGCTCGTCTCGGCGTCGGACCTACCCGCCGACTACACGCAGATCGGCATCGTTTACGCCCACCCGATGTACCTCGCCGGAGGCGCTGCCAACTCCACCCTCACGACGCTTGTAGGTAGGGACTACGTCACCTTCACGAATGCTGGATTCTGGGACAACAAGTACGTCACGCCTGGTCGCTGGCAAGTTCTGCGCATCGCCACAGGCGCCGATGCTGGGTTCTACTTCATCCAACACGTCGATTTCGCCAATAACAAGCTCTGGCTGCGAAATCTGAATGGTACGCCCTTTGTGGGGCAAGCCGCGGCGACTATCGCGGGAAACGACTTGTACATCGGTCCCGGCCGCACGACCTACTTCAACGAAATAAGCATCATCCCGCTGTCCGCGGGACAGGTCGAGACCAGCGGGAGATTCCAGCCCGGATTTTTTGCTGGAACGACTCAACCAATCCGGTCAAGCTTCATCATGAAGGTGAAGATCGAGAAGACTGGCTCCACAGAAGTCGCCGCCGCCGCCGAACAACAAGGGAGCTACACCATCGGTATGAAGCCGTGGACTCACGGCGACTACGACCAGGGGCTGGGCTACGACTTCGCCTTGTACAAGAATACCGTGAACGAAGGGGGCAGCGCCAACTTCCCAGGCCACACGTTCCCGTACACCAGTACAGGGGCGGGAGGCGCGAACGCGATGGTCCTGGATGAAGCCAACCAGCGCTGCTGGATTGGCCACACCAACGCCAACAACGACTCGTGCATCATGCACTGGCGGTGGAGAACTATTGAGTCTCCACGTGAGGTGGCAAACTACCTTGGTACGGCGGGCCACTCGTCCTTCCTGTCTCCGCCACTGGTCCTTGCTTCTGGCGACCGAATTCGTGGTGGGACTCAAGGAACCGGCAACTGGGTCTACTTCGCTGTGCAGCACCCGTCCCTGGGCAACGGCGGCGTCATCATCATCAAGCCGGACCTGACAACGCGTCAGTACACCGAGGACCAGGGCGGCGCAGCGTGGACCGGGACGGGCGATACCATCGGCGGAACCGCGCCGAGCATGACGCTGACTGACGCTGGCGCGGTGTTCAACGCGCGGATGGTGGGGCAGTCGATCACCATCTCAGGCGCCACTACGGGCGCAAATGATGGGACGTTCCTCATCACCGGGTACACCAGCCCAACGGTCATCACGTACCAGAACCACGCAGGCGTAGCTGAGGCGTTCACTGGGACATGGACGCGCCTTGGCGTTCCCGACTCCAATGTCGCGGGTATCGTCGCTGATAAAACAGCGAATCGCGCATTCGCCGGAGACACTGTTGGCGCGTCGAATCAGATCGACAACATCGTAGGTACTACGATGACGAGCTCTGACATTGGGCGCGTTATCCGCGTAGCCGGAGCGGACGCAGGCATCTACAAAATCGCCACGGTGGTAGACGCGGACACGATCACCGTTACGACGCTCGCCGGGGACGCGGTCACTTTCGGGGGTGACGGAGGCATCGACCTGGACATCGGCGACCGGCTGTACATGTTCTACGATAACGCCACGACCGGGCTGAACAAGATCAACTACTTCGAGTCGCTGGCTCCTGGCACGTTCCTCAACCGGACCTTCAGTTCAACGGCGGGCCTCGGGGCCGACTGCAATGTGCAGGCGATCCACGGCGAAAACCAGCGAGTAGCCATCGACCCCGCCAACGGCGACGTCTACTGGCTGTCCAACGACACGACGCAGCAAATCAACAAGTACAACGTCGCGACCAACGCGCACACCGCCATTCTCATCACTGACACTAACGTTTTGACGACTCCTGGGAGCGTTCTCGTTGGTGGAACTGCGGCTACTTCAGTGAACCCGGCGACTCCGACGAGCTTCAACGCCATCTTGGTGAATTCAAAGTTCGATGAAATCTGGGTCGGCTCGGACAACGGCCACCTCAAGATCGTCAAGAGCACGTTCGCTCCCGCGACGATGAAGCGGTACTGGGGCGCAGAAAACACCGCGTACTGGGCGGGGCCCCCTCTGACGACGGGGACCGGGAGCGCTTCCACTGCTCTCACGTATTCCGCGCCCAACATGACATTGAACGCCACCGGGACGCCTTTCGTGGCCAGTGACGTGGGCAAGTACATCGTCATCACGGGTTCGTCGACTGCGGGCAACAACGGGGTGTTCCCCATCACGGCCTTCAACAGCTCGTCGCAGATCGTTTACAACAACAACACCGGCGCGACGATGGCGACCCAGGCCAACTACGCCGGAACCTTCTTCATCGTCTCCTCCTACGCTCCGCGCTCTGATGGTTCGTACTCCCCCCAGAACAGCCGCATCACAAGAAACTTCTTCGAACACCCAGACGGACGCGTTCAAACGCAACTATGGGCCGGGAGCACCGGGAACGTCGACACTGCGTACTACTCCCGAGAAGCTGACACATTCGTGTGGCGGGATGAGAATGTCTCAAACCAGACCACGGGCAGCACCGGGCGGAACAAAGTCTTCGACAGCGTCGGATGGTTCCTGGACCTTAGCTACGGTGCATGGAACGCGGGGCCACGTATGTGGCTTGGCGCTGTCGAGGTCACCTACCAGTGGACCGGCTCCGCTTGGACTCCACGAGAAGTGGCTCTCGCGGGGACGCCGAACAAGTCCTTCGCCGACACGACGAATCCCCTCTGTGCGGCCAAGCCGATTCACTCCGCGCACGAAGAGGTGATGTACGGCGTGAAGATTGGCTTCTACCGCCAAGGCATCCTTGTTCCGGCCACGCCCGCCAACAATGAGTTCCTGGGGCGTATGGCCCAGGTGCGCGTCACTTCTTCTGGCGGCGGAACCACCACCGGCTCCGCTGTCTTCACAGATGGCGGCTTCGTTTCTGGTGACGCGGGTCGTACGCTGCGCATCGAAACTGGAACAGACGCAGGCATCTACAAGATCAACGTAGTCACTCCGGGCGTCTCCGTGACGCTCAAGACCATGGCCGGAGCCACGTTCTCGGCCCTGGCCACGGCGGGGTCGCTGACGTACACCGTCTGGGACTACGGCTCGGTTGGCTCAAACGCCGGACCAGAAGAGATGACCATCATGCTGGCCGATGGCGTGGGCAAGGACAACACGCAGGACATCACCGGCTTCACGTACGAGGCGTACCACTTCAAGACTCGCCTCCACGAGAATGACGAGCCCCGAAAGTTCGCCACCGCGAATCCGTTGGCCGTCCCTGGGAGTCTTGCTTCGAAGGTGTACTTCGAAAACTACCCAGAACAAACAGGGCAGTACGACGCGGCTCTCGCGCACCACCGAGCTCTTCCCGCGGCCGAGTTGACCAACGGCCGCCAGATTCTCGACGGCATCATCGGGAAGCGCATGGACGGCGTGGTCGGACATGGAACTGCCTACTCTAATACTGGCAGTGACACGGGTTGGAATGGCATCACCGCCAACACCGTCCTCGGCTACTCGCTGATGGTCGACTTCGGAAAGGACGTACAGGTCGGCTACGCCGTTCTGCGGGTCCACACCTTTTCGGCCGAAGCGCGCATTATGAACACGCTTACCAGCTGCGGCCTCATCGGGAACATCTACAAGGCGACGGACGCGGGGGGAACTCCTCTGGGCTCCGCCACGAAGTCTGGTGTGGGCAACGGAACGACGGGGCTGTCCTTCTCCACACCGACGATGACGTTGAACGCCACCGGCACGCCGTTTGTGGCGGGGGATGTCGGAAAGTACATCGTCATCACTGGTGCTTCGGTAGCGGCCAACAACGGGACGTTCACCATCACGGCCTTCAACAGCTCGTCGTCGATCAGCTATACGAACGCCTCTGGGGCCACTCAGAACAACTACGCCGCTACCTGGTTCGTTGTACCAACCCCGGGTGTCCGAACATCCGGCGCAGGGACTTTCAACTGCACAGCGAACGTCGCTAACACGAATGCGTTGCTGTCTGGCGATTTCCTAGGCGCGATCAGTCTCACGCCGACGACTCCGGCGGTGGGGCTCATCACGTCAGGCGGGAATACCCTCACAGATACGACCAACGCCCAATTCCTGGCGTCCCACGTGGGGCAGGTTGTAGAGCTCACGGCGGGTGCTGGCGCGGAGTCTACCGCTCCGAACAATGCCTTCCGCGTCATCGGGTACACCAGCCCTTCGGTCATCACGGTTCAGAACCTGGACCAAACCGCGAAGACGTGGACGCTTTCGAGCGCCGTAGTCACCTACCGCATCAAGGATGCCGTGCGGGAAGAGGACATGATCGTCGTGGCCAACGGCGGGCACCGACTGTGCGTTGAGCGTCTGCTCACGCCCACAACGATGCAGCTTCGGATTCCTCCGAACGCGCTCATCACGAATCAGAGTTGGATTTGCGTGAAGCCGACCTGGGACTTGGTGAAGCGCATCTCCTACAGCGCAGACGCGGCTCCTCCCGACGTCAAGAACAACGGGACGTGGTTGAGCGGTGACGGACGAGAGATTTATTCCAACCAAGACGTAAAGGTCTACTCGGACTTCAGCGACCTTTCATCCTCCGCACGGACAGGACGATATTGGAAGTGGACTGCTATCCCCCGGTTCGCGACTGATAGCGGCCGCGCTGACCACGACATCTCCACCTGGGAGTTCTACGACGTAGCCGGAAACCGACTCGCGACGAGCAAGAACACTGTGGTGGATGAGGCACGGACCAACGCCGACTTCCTCTTCAACCACATCAACAGGGCTGACTTCATTCAGTCCGCCAACGATGCCATGACCGGGGTTTCCGGTGTCAACGGGAACGTTGACCTCGGTGGAGCAAACGGGGACACGCTCACCCTGACAACCGGCGGAAACAAGTTCCTCGGCTTCCAGGTGGGGCCGACGAAAACGGACGGTAACCCGATCAACGGGGGGAATACGTTCAACTCCGCCGGTTCGGACTTCCCTGCCAGTGCCACGCCGGGGCGATTCCTGTGGGTCCAGGACGGGACGAACGCGGGGTACTACCGAATCCTCTCTCGAGTGAGCGCCACACAGATTACCGTTGGTCCACCGTCGGGTACGGGTTCAACGCTCTTCTCCCCAACAGAGACCGGGCGCACCTTCTCGATTCACGAGGGCATCAGCGTCGGCGGTGTGTCCCCGGACAAGATTGTCTTCCTTGGGGATCTCCGAGAGTTCACCCTGGCGACCATCAACGATTCATTGACGACGATGACCATCGCCGAGTCGCTGCAGCCTGTCAGGGCTAACAGGACGTGGGAGATTCGTCGTCCTGCGTACGACACAGCGTCCGCTACGACAGAGGCCACAAAGACGGCCCGGTTGACGCGTCCTGGAAACACGGTGGCAGGAGATACTGGCAGCCTCGGCACCTATCCGGTTCAAACGGGGGACTTGTGCCACGACAGCCGCGGCACGTTCCGGCTCTTCTCGGAAGACATCGGCTCCGGCTTCCAGAGGGCCGACGGGGTCATCGCTGGTGGAAACGGAGTCCTCACCGGAACTGGCTTCACGTCTGACGATGTTGGTCGCTTGCTCTACATCGTCTCTGGGGTGAACACCGGCATCTACGAGATCCAAACCTACTCGAGCTCAACGTCCATCACAGTGAAGAACCACTACGACGGGACGGCGGTCTCTTTCACCGCCGACGCTGGGCCGGTGACGTACCAGATTTACGGTGACCGCCGATTCCGGTTGACCCGCTTCGTGGTCGGGCTGCGTGCGTAAATGCCAGTCTCCCCCATTACAGGCATCACACAAGAAGATCAGCCACAGGAACTCAGCTCGTTCCTGAGGGCTGGTGTTGCCTACGTCTTCTGGGCGACGCCGGTATTAGGCCTGTCTCGCCGCATCCGGTGGAAGCCTCACAGTAGCGCTGACTACACGGAAGTCATCCCCGCTCTCCTGCAGGTGTACAGCAACGTCTCTTGCCTGTACGACCCCACGTCGGATCACTTGGTCGTCGTATGGGACAACGGTGATGCCCTTGATGGCTCTCGCAACGGGATCCTCTATACAGCGCGCTTCAACCCGGTAACAGCGGAGCTCATCAGCGGACCCACCGAACTGTTCCAAGGCGCGACTGCTCGACTCTGCTACCTCACGACGACGCCAAACTCCAAGTTTTTGATCTACTACAAGACTGCCAAGAATCTTGGGGTCTACGGACGGCGTAGTGAAGATGGAGGCCTCACCTGGGAGAACGCGTACCCACTCATCACCGGGCAGGTGACCGCGACCTCCGCTCTCGAGGTCGTTCCCTACGACGGCGTGCACGTCTCCGTCGCCCAGCTTGGGCGCGGCGGCAAAACGCTGAACGAAGTGAGCACGCTCCAGCGAACGAGGCCGCTCGCGTCCATCGTCAAGCATCCAACGATTGCCAACACATTTTTCGTCGGAGAGCCTTCCAAGTTCGACAACACGACGCTCACAGACAACCTGCGTGGATCTCTCGTACTCGCGACGAACAATACCGCTCTTTTTCATCTTGATGGAGTAGCTCAGGGAACCTCCGACACGGTAAACGCTGTTGCGAAAATCGAAGTTGTTGGAGGCGCGCTTACGGTCATCGCCTCCGCTGGTCCCTCTGGGAACGGAGACGACCTCGTAAGCTACTCACTGACTCCAGTTCTCGACGTCGCTACGGACCTCCCAGGCACGTCGTACGCTGTCTCATTGGCGGTGACGCCGACCCACGGGTACGTTGCTGAATACGCCGACAACTCTGGAACCGCGGGACAGTTCGTCGTCGTCAATCTCACCACACGTGCGACGGCTACCGTGTTCTCCGGCGTCACCGGTGTTCGGGCCGTTGGAACGGCGAACTTCCTCACGCCCAAGCTGATCTTCGTGGCGTCTACGGAGAGCGGCGTTGAGCGCCTCCGCGTGTACGAAGAGAATGCGCTGACACCGACCCTACTGCTGAACACCAAGCTCACCAGTCGAGCCAACGCCATCACCGTTGCGGTGGATCCGACGAACGCGAGCGGAGCGTTGGTCTACGTGGCCTGCGTTGACCGCCTGAACGTGTACCGCTACACAAGCTCATCGCTCCCAGTCCAACTGATCGACTCCTTGACCTTGTCCGGCGGGAGTACGTTCTACAAGACGGCGCTCGCGTCCAATGGGAACGTGGTCCTCGCTGCCGGGAACGCGGGTGCCCTCGTTCTCAATTCGGACGGACAAATCTTGGCGCAAACGGCCGTCTCTGGAAAAGTCGTCAGCGACTGGGCGCCTTCAAGGGTCTACGCGCTCAACGCCCTCGTGAAACCTCGAGCACAGCACCAGTTCGCTCGGAGCCGCTACTACTTCAGAGCCACGACTGGGGGAACCTCTGGAAGCGCAGAACCATCCTGGACAGCGACAGGCACTGTCATCGACAACACGGCGCAGTGGACGGCTGTTGGCTTGGTCGACGGCGTCGTCACCGATGTAGCGCTCGATGAAACGACCAAGAAAATCTATGCTGTGGGAGTCGCAGGCGGAGTGCTTGGGACGGACGGACGTGTTTGGGTGCTGAATGCTCTGGGGTTGATCTAATGGCCGACATGTTCACTACGCTGATTTCTATCGTTCCGAAGCCAGCGACGACTACCACGCCAGGTACTCAACCCGCCTTGACCGGCGTATTCAACACGAACGTCAGCCGCCCTGTTCAAACACCTGGCGGAAAGTAAAAGGAAAACCACATGGCTACCCTCCCTGCGCTGACCCGCCCCTACTGCACTCGAGGCAACGGACCCTTCGGGGCGAACAACACGTCCCAGCTCCGGCTGGAGAGTTTCGCCATGTGGGCGCTCTCGGCGGGCATGTTGAATCTTCACACTACCGGCGCGCTGGTGGGCGCACGCCACGCGAACTCCATTGCCATCTGCCGCGGCAGTTCCAACGGCGTAACAGGCGGAGCGGTCACCGGGGTCGGAGTACCTGGAACGAATCGCTGGGGTGGCGGAACCTTCCCCGGCAACTTCATCCGAGGTGCAGGCGGCGTTAACCACCACTGGATGCTCGTCGAGTTTGTCTTCATGGGGCTCGAAGTTTTGTTGGACTTCGGCTCGACTGCGACCGCTTGGGGCATCAACGTTGCTCCTTCGGGAACGTGGAGCGGAGGAACTGTCAGCCAGTGTCCTGCTGCTTCACTGGACGCACGAGTCACCTGCCTGAACCAAGTGGCTTTCGAGAGCACACAAGCGGGGAACTCCGCCACCATGGGCGACTCCACGTTCTTCGGCGGGACCAACTACTGGCACTACACCTGCGCCGACTCAGGGGAGTTCCACTTCGAGTGCAGCCGCGTAGGGCTCGGGTGCTTCTTCAACTTCGTTTCTTTGTGGAAGCCGGTGGGTGGTCCGGGGGCTGACTTGTTCCCCTACGTCCTTCTGAATGGTGACGGCACGGCGACTGGTCGTGGGAGCCCCGGCTCATATCGGATGGGACAGGGAGCGTTCTGCGCGGCGAGGTCGAACTTCAATGTCGGCGATCAGCAGAAGAATGGAGGGGGCGTGGCGGCGTTGGTAGTTGATGGTTCTCCGGTCATCACCGCGACCGCTATCGATGCGGGCACTGCTGAGTGGAACTCCGCCCCGATGTATTTCTTCGAGACGTCCCCGCAGGTTATGAAGCGAGGGTTGCTTCCGGACCTTCAAGCCATCGCCGATGCGCCCGTCGGAGCTAGCTTCCCCACCACGGCCGCGCAGACGCGAGTTGTCGTGGGCAACATGGTGGTCCCGTTCAACGGAACAGTCCCCCTGTACTGAACCTTGAGGGAGCGCCATGCCTGACATCAGCAACATCGACTACCTCGACAGCGGCGGGTTCCAAGTGGGGCCTGCGACCCTGCAGCGAGAACTGGCGAACGTCGATTACATCATCATCGAACCCCTGGTGGATCCAATGCCCTTCCCAATCACCAAGCGCTATTTCTTGGACTTCCGCAACTCCGATACAGGGTTGACGCCGACGTTCACCTTTCTGCAGGTGACCCCCGGCTTTGGTCCGACGTCACCTGCGTCGCCCGTAGGCGGAATCGTCGAGAAGAGCAACGGGCGCTACTACTTCGACTGGATCTGGCTCACCAAGACGGACTCGGACATCGTCTTCCAGGTTGATGGTGGGGCGTCCATCCCGACTGAGGAGGTTCGCTACATCAAGGGCACCATCAGCCCGCGAGACGTCTTCCTCGACGATCCGATTTCGGACGTACCGGCGGCTGTTTGGTCAGACAGCGCCTCGTACGGAGCTGGCGAGAAGGGCCTGAGAGTCGACCAACTTGGTGATCCCGCCGATCTCTCGTCGGACCCGACCCTCTTCGGAAAGACGTTGCTCTACAAAGAGAGCGTTCGCGGCGACACTGCTGGAACCAGCGACGGTAACGACGTGGAGCAGGTCTACGACGTGGTAGCTGCGGTGCAGACGGATCTCACGACCGCGAACACAGCGCTCACCGACATCAAGGGGTCGGGCTTCAACACGGCCACGGACAGCCTCAAGATCGTCAGCGACAACGTCGATGCCATCAACATCGAGACGGACGCTGCCAGCATCGCGACGGCGGTCTGGGACCGCGCAACGGCTTCCCACGTCACAGCGGGAACGTTCGGAAAGCTCGAACAGGACACCAAGACCGCGGTCGACGCCATCAACGTCGAGACCGACGCGGCTTCCATCGCCGACGCTGTCTGGGACGCGGCGACCGCCGGGAACATCGGCGCAGGGACGATGGGCGGGCTGGTCAACGACGCCGCGTCTGGGTCTAGCTCCGCGGCGGCTATCGCCGACGCCGTCTGGGATGAAGCGATCAGCACACACACCTTGAATGGGTCATTCGGCCAGACCCTGCAGCTTCTCAACAACGACACAGCCGCGGCTGGCGGTGCCACAACGATCACCCTTGGCGCTTCCGCCGTAGGAACCCTCGACTTCTACAAGAACGCTCTCCTTGTCATCACCGGGGGAACAGGGGCGGGGCAGGCACGCGCCATCACGGAGTACACCGCGCTCAAGGTCGCGACGGTTGACCGTGCCTGGGGGCTCAATCCGGACAACACGTCTCAGTACATTGTCCTTCCTGCGGCCAACGTCCCGGTGGATAACGCTTCCATCGCTGACGCGGTCTGGGATGAGCTCACAGCAGGGCACGCAATTGGCGGTAGCTTCGCCCAGCTCGAACTGGACACAAAGACCGCCGTGGACGCAATCAACATCGAAACCGACGCAGCGTCCATCGCCACGGCCGTGTGGGACCGTACGCTCTCGAGTCACACGACCGTGGGCACTTTCGGCCAGACGCTTCAGCTGTCCGACACAGGGACACTCCAGGCGGGCGCCGCCAGTACGGCGACCCTCAAGCTCGCGGCCTCGGCCATCGACGACTTCTACAACAATGGCCTCCTCGTCATCACTTCGGGGACCGGCATCAGCCAGTCGCGCTCCATCACGGACTACGACGGTACGACGAAGATCGCCACAGTAGACCGTCCCTGGGGAACCATCCCCCTCGTCGGGGCCGGCTATATGGTCGTCCCGGCGGCGCCTTCCTCGAGCCTCACGGTCGGTGGGATCGCCGATGCGGTCTGGGATGAGCAGCTGTCGGGCCACCTCAGCATGGGCTCAGCGGGCGAGAAGCTCAACACAGGGGCGGCGGCTACGCCGTACGTGCAGTTCGAGGCCAACGGCGACACCGATCTCCCAATCATCGTGCAGGTAGCCTCTCCGACTCACACGACCGTACGAGTAACCTACTCCGAAGCGGTAGTCATGACCGGGGGAGCGAACGGAGCGCTGAACGTCGCCAACTACACCATTCCGGGGCTCACGATCTCCGGCATCGTGTCACTTACCGCACAGCAAGTGCTGTTGACAACGAGCGCCCAGACACCAAACTTCCTGTACACGCTGACCGTCGTCAACGTCGAAGACACGCAGGGAAATCCCATCGCCTGAGTGACCCATGAACTTCTACAAACTTGGAATGCTAGAGGCGTTGGAGAAGTTCGCCATTCGGGCGACGGCGTCAGATCTACCGCCGTTCTCTGGGATGATGGACCCGACCGTTCAGAAGTCAATGAACCAAGAGACGCTAGACCTGTACCGGAAGATGACCCCAGAGGCTCGGCAGAAGCTGAACCCCATGGAAAAAATGCAGGTGGGAAACCTGTCCGCCGATCCGCGATTCGCTGGGATGACGGCGAAGGCCACGGTCCAAGGAGCTCCGATGCCCGCCGCTCCGATGGGTCCTGCCCCCGCCGCCCCTGCGATGAAGCCTCCACCTATCGCACCAGTAATTCCTCGACGCTAAAAAACGACGACGCCCCTGTGAAGGAGCGCCGCCGGTACATCAGCCGCGGACCTTCAGGATGACGGACACCAGCGCCGTCTTCCCACCGGGAACCTTCGAAGCCCCGACGATCTTCAACCCCTTGCCTGCGTAGTCGCGCAGGGTGTCGAGTGACTCGTTCATCAAGTCGGCCATCGTCATCTTCTTCAGACGGTCGAAGCTCGCGGCGAGCTTCTTCCCTTCCTTCTTGAGCGCCTTGTGCGCCTTCTTCTTATCCTTGCCCTTCACCTTCTTGGCGGGCTTCTTCTCCTCCGGCTCATCGTCGGGCGTGAACTCGTCGTACTTCGAGCACTCGACCAGGTGGTACGAGCAGTCCACGTCGAGGTACTCCGGAGGCATCTTCGCCCCGCACTCCTCGCACGGCTCAGCCAGGAAGTCGTTCTCCGGGTCGTAGTCCTTAGGAACGTCATGCCCATGCTCGTACGACGCATCGCCCCGAGGAGCGTCTTCCTCGAACGTCGTCGAGGGCAGGAGCTCTCCGTTGTGGTTGCCGCGGACCAGGTACTTGCAGACCCGCATCTTCTCCTGACTCGAGTCGTACGGCACGCAGACCACGTTCTCCGGGTCTACCTCGCAGACCACAACGCGCTGAGAGAAGCTCTGAGCGTAGCGGAGAGCTCCGACGTGGAAGCCTTCGTGGCAGGCTTCATTGGGGTCGTCGGAGATCTTGTTCCGAGGCATCTCATTCACGACGCCCGGCTTGTTGTCGATGGTCCCCGTGTGAGCGTCTTTGAAGTCGTTCTTGACCCCCTTGTACGCCAGGAACGTTCCGTCCTTGGTGATAGGGATCCCCTTGTGCTCGAGGAACGGCCAGAGCTGCTGGACCGACCGCATCGACGGGTTCCTCTGCAGCCGCTCCCAGAACTTGAAGAGCGGCGTCGGGTCTTCGCCCTTCGTCGCCATCTGGATGATGCGGCTGTTGATGTTGTTCGGGATCGCAGCTCCCTCGAAGTAGAAGTTGTCCCCCTTCAGCGTGAACTTCCCCTTCGCCCAATCCTTGATGCTCTTGGCGACGGTGAGGTTCTTCGGGACGGCCTTCCAGTCCTCAGCGATGATGGCTTTACGCAGTGCATTGAACTGCGGAGCCCCCTTCTGTACGACGTGAGGCTTTCCTTCGTAGACGACGGTGATCGACTCGTTCGTGAGGGTAAACGGAAGTGCGGCGGTGGCCATGGCTATCCTTTGTCGATGAGTTTGATGTACTGCACCCAGTCCGCGGCGCGCTCTCCCCAAACATCTGCGATGCAAAGGTTCTCGAGGGTGAGCAGCGGATACTTCTTCGTGAGCGTCTCCAGCGTCTTCTGCGCCGGGCTGTCTTTGACAGTCACGCCTGGCGCCCTGTTCTCGAGCTGCGCGAGAGCGGGCTGCAACTTCGGGTACTTCTTGAAGTACGCCTGCCCTTCGTAGATGTTCTTCACCATCAGTGTGATGAGGTGCGTCTCTCCGAGCTCCGCCACCATCTTGTCGTAGATCTTCTTGTCCACGTTCCGATACCGCCAGTAGTGCGGCGAGCTGTTGGCAAGCTGAACCCACTGGAGCAGTGAGAACTGATCCTTCACTTGCTGCGTGAGCAGTGTGGGGACCCACTTCTTGCGCCAATCCGGGTAGTACGTACCCAGACAGTCCTTCGATTCAACGGGCTTCTTCTCAGTCGTCTTGTAGGCGTAGATCGTCGGGAGAGCTCCTCCGAACGCCTCAGCCAGTGCCTTGTCCGCTCGGTAGTACTCTCCCATGTTGAACCCTTGGGTCTGGAACCACTGGATGAGGACGAACACATCATCCTTCGACGGTACGATGTCCGCTGGTTCCCAAGAGTCGGACCAGGGTTTGCTGTAGCCCTCCTCCGGCAGAAACTTGAAGACCTTCATCCGGTGCTTCGGGTTGATCGTCCGCCCTGTGGCGTTGCGTGACGGAGTGGTCCACGGGAGAGACGACAGCTTGATGACGGGAATACCTTCGATGTCCGCCGCCTTACACATCTCTTTGAGTTTGAGCTCGATAGGATCCCACTGGATGTGCGCTGTGCGGAAGTGCCCCGCCTTGTCTACGGCTCGGATGAAGTAATCGGTGTAGTGCATTCCTTGAAACCCGGGGAGGGCGCGCTGATCGTCTACCAGAACGAAGCGAGTTCCTTCGTTGACCGCGATGCTGGTGCAGTGCGTACGATTCTGCGTGATGACGATGCCCGCGGGGATTTTGTCCTTCAGCGCCACATTCGTGGAGAGCAGGTCCTTCGTATCCTGAGGAACCGGGAGATGAAGCTTGCCCAGAACCTGGGCTTTGACTCGGCGTTCCCAAGGGGTGTTCGTCTTCAGCATGATGTCGTCAAGAGCCTTCTTCACGTACTCTTCGACGAGCTCGCTGAACTTCTTGACCAATGCCAGCTTGGTCTCCGAGCTGTACTTTAGCTCTTCGCGAGAGGCGCTGACCTGCACCTCTCCGATGTCGAAGTAGAGGGCCCCCGATATACCGCTCAGGAAGGAAGCGACTCCTCCTTCAGGCGTAGCGTCGATACCTCGAAGCTGATCGAGGTTGACGTTGTACGAAACGCACCCCATGACAGCGACCCACTTGTTGTCGCTGTAGTACCCCTCTTCCTTCTCGTAGATGACTCCGTGCTTCAGAGTCGATTGCGCCGGGGGAAGCTGGGGCAGCTCCGTGTTGATGTCCGGGCGTGGGACGAAGTACTTGAACAGCGTCTTCGCGGTGTGCTCGAAGTTGCGAAGGTCCGCGGGCCGCACCGCGATTGAAATCGCGACCCCTGTCTCTTCGCCACAGCCTTCCGCGCACAGAAGATTGATGATCCCCTTCTCTGACGGGTCCAGGACCGCAACATAGGTCCGCTTCATGCCCTCACAGTACGACGTGACGGTGAAGCTGTCGGAGTAGGCGAAGCCGCTCTTCGAACCGATGCCGAGCATGCCCACGGAGTTGTCACTGTTCCGCTTCGTGCTGGCGCCATACTGCGTAAAGACCTTGAAGACGCCCTCGGGAGTGAGCCCCTGGCCGAAGTCTCGGATTGTCAGCGTCGGCTCCATCGCCGTGGGCAACGTCACCTTGATGGGGAGCTCCGCCTTTCCGGCGTCTCGGTGGGCGTCCCAGGCGTTGGAGCCGTACTCGCGGAGAACCGCGAGAATCTTATCCGAGTACAGCTGGTCTCGGAGAATCGACATGATGTGAGCCGTGTCGTTCATCGAGATGCCGAATTCGGCGCTCTCGGCGATAGGACTCGACGACACGAGCCGGAGTTGGGTGTTCGGGATCATTGTTCCTCTTACAAAGGGGTGGTCAGAAACTTCCAGACAGCTTCCCAACGGTCCTGCTTCTTCTTCGGGAGTGTCGCGATGTTGGGCTCGCTGCTGCTGAGGCGCCCGGTCGTAATGTATATCGAAGGGTACGGCTTGAACTTCGTCGGCTCAAAGAGACAGGAGCCGTCGGGTAGGTGCGTTGACTTATCGTGATGACAGTTTTGACAACCGTCGATCATGATGCTCAACGAGACTTCCTCAACTTCAGCTTCTTGTGGTGGAACATCTTGGGCAGGTACTCGCCATGCTCTGACACCTCGTCCCAATCCACCGCGAAGATGTCTCCGCAGAAGCAGCAAACGGAGCCTGGGAAGTGCTTGCTGGTCGCGGGCAGGTCGTGGAAGCAGTGACCTTCACGAACCCCTTCCTCCTCCTCAGAGCAGTCCGTATCCGTTCCAATCATGCGGCCCGTCATCTCGGCCTCGTTCCTCTGTAGCACGGTAGGCGTGCCATCCCTTGGTAGCTCGAGCGGAGCACCAACGCTTTCTTGGGGATCCTTCGGTGCTTCTCTTCTTGCGCTACTGCGCCACGACGAGCCGCTTGATCGTTGAGTTCCAGGCGCGTAGGAAAGAACGCGCTGTAGTCGACGGGGGCGTACGGAGTGACGACGATGGATTGGTAGGTCTTCTGCTTTACTTGGTAAAGAACCTCGGTGGTTCCTCCCGTCGTACCCATGGTGGTGTCCCGAAGGGTGATCCGAATGATGTCATTCTCGAACACACTCCAGGCTTCACCCGTCGTCATCGTTGTCGTTACTTCGTTGTCGAAGAAGCTAGCGCGGTACATCGGCGTTTCTCCGCATCGCTTCTTTCATCTGGCGGAAAGCCCAAGTGATGACTTTCTCACTGTCGTTAGTGATCAACGACTCAGTCGTTGTCGCGCCGTCGAGGATGACGAGTACGCAGAACTGACCGTCTGCCTGCTCGGTGATTTCGATGGCCCAACGTCCGTCGGGGGTACGTAGCCGGAAAGGCTCTTGCTCAGCCATCTTCAGGCACCAAGTCCTTCGAGAGGAGCTCACACCGCTTCTGTACGATGCAGAACTCCGAGTGAAACGCCTTGGCGGCCTCCGGATCGAATGGCTGATCCGAGGAGTAGCTGGCACAGAGCAGCGAGTCCGCGTGCTGTGCGAGAAAGCGCATCAACCTTTGAACGTAGGGGCTCTTCTTCACCGCCGCAGCCATGGCGCTGTTGTTGTTCTCGTCCATCTTCACGAGATGACGCATCATCGCGTCCTGTCCCGCGTACTCCCCCCGCTCGTAGTCGGGGCGGGTGTCGCGTTCCATGAGCTCGAGGTTCAACTTCTCCACCTCTTTGGCCAGCTTCACGCCGCAGGGGTGCTCTGACGTCAGGAACATGCCCTGACAGTCGCTGCAGAGGTAGCCGCTCATGTTCGTTTCCTGGGCTTGGGGGGCTTCTTGAGAAGGCCACGAAGAAGCGCGAAGGCTTCATCGCGCTTGTTCGGACCGACCCCGCGGTACCATACCTGGTAGCTGCTGAAGTTCTTGTAGATCTTCTTCAAGACTTCTCGCTCTGCCTGCGTCACGGTGCTGCCTCACACTTCGGTAGGCATACCGGCAGGAGAACGATGGGGCTGCGGGGCGGCTTGTACGGCATCAGCGCCCAGTTCCACGGCTCTACTTCTTGGCGACAGTAGACGCAGACGGGACGCTTCTCTTCTGGCGCAGTCATTTGATCCTCCCGATAATCTCTAGGGTGTCGTGCATCTCCGCGTAGGTAGCTTCCTCCTTGACGACGACGATGGTCTTGTCCTTGCGCTCGAAGTAGATGTCGAGCAGGTACATCAGGTGCTCGCCGTTGTCCCCGTCTCCGCCGGACTTGAAGCAGAAGTAGTCACCGCCCTCTTTGAAGTCGATGTCGGCGATACCCTTGTAGAGAGCGGTGGAACGGGGGTCGTGCGCCACCCCCTGCTCCCAGCGTTCGTTGATACTCAGCTCTTTCTTTTTCTTGGCCATCACGCCTCCTCGACCAGGATGGCGAGAATCTTCGGCTCTCCCACAATGCGAGCCGTCGTCTTGGTGTCCTTGCCCATCGAGTTGAGGTCCAAGACGAGCCCTTTCATGAGGGCGGCCCGCGCTGAGTCCGCGGCTTGTTTCTGCACCTGCTCCACCGTGCAGTCGGCTCCCCAGCTTCCGCCGGTGTCGATCTCCACCGTCACCGTGACGCGCGACGTGGCTTTGATTTTCTTGTCACCCATTTTGTTTTCACCCTTGTTGTGATGATCTTGAAGATGGCGAAGTCTTGCGGCTCAGTCGCGGGGTTGGTGTAGCTCTTCTTGAAGTCCGCCAACGCGGCTTTCAGCGTCTTGTAGGGCCCGTCCCAGTACTCCGGATCCGGGCGGTACATCTTGTAGATGGCGTACGTGGTGCTCATCGCGTCAGACTCACCGTGACCCGCCAGCGGCAGCTCGTACAAAAGCAGCTCCACGCGATGTGTTGGTAGTGGGGCTCTTGGAGCGTCAGCGTCAGAGATTTGCCACACACGCAGGTTGCTGGCATTTGCGTGAAGTTCATCGGCTTGGGCGCCTTGTAACGTGGCTGCTCAGCGATAAAACCCTCCAGCGCCATCTTCGTTTCTTTGAGAGTCGGCGTTACTTTGATCTTGCCGCCTTTCGTCGCAGAGATCGACTTCCCTTTGAAGGGGTCCTTCTTTTCTTCAGCCATGGCTGCTCCTTTGGTTTGTAAGCGTTCAACGCATCAACGATCAACTGCCCTCGCTCAGTGTCACCTGGCTGAGGACACGCGCAGCAAGAGCAGCCCCACGTCACAACGGCGATGGGCTTGTCCAGCGTTACGTCGTAAATCGTGTCGTCGGATCCTGAGCCATCGCTGTAGCCCATCCGGTACCGATTACTTTTTCTAGCCATTTGTTCCTCGAAGGATCCACCAGCGAACCCAGAGCCAGGCGCACACCGCGGCCTCGGTCTCCGTTATCGCTTGGATCTGTTTGTCAGTGAGGTGCTTGTGCTTCGGACATTCGGACATGTGACCCCACCGGGATTCGAACCCGGATTCACACCTTGAAAGGGTGGCGACCTAGCCCTTAGTCGATGGGGCCTGCGAGAGCGGGCAGTGGGATTCGAACCCACGACCAACAGCTTGGAAGGCTGTGACTCTACCCCTGAGTTATGCCCGCGATGCTACGAGGTCAGAACAACATCAACAGAATTACGAAGATGACGGGGATCATCGCGATTGACGTTTCGATGATAACTTGTTTGGTGTCTGGGCGCATGGGGATCCTGTACAACACGCGGGAACAGGGCACAACGAACAAGCGCCCTCGTTCCACTCATGTGTGCATGAACGTGAATACGTGAAGTAGTAACCAACGTCTCCAAAGGGAATGTCGAACTTCTTCGACAGGTACGAGTAGACCTTGTCTCTCGGGGGAACGATAAATACCCCTTGGCAAGGCTTCCGGTGTTTCCGTACATACGCTTCATCAGCTGCGCGCAGCTTGGCGGCGAAAATCTGTTGCGGAGATGCTCTCTTTTTCATGTAGACGCGGAGGGCTTCGAACCCCCGACCCGCTGCGTGTAAGGCAGCCGCTCTACCCCTGAGCTACGCGTCTGTGGGACCGGTGGGATTCGAACCCACGATCATCGACTTAAAAGGTCGGTGGCTTAGACCGCTCGCCTACGATCCCAGTGCTACCAACTGGGGACTCAGGGCTTGAACCTGAAACCTCGCGGGTCAGAGCCGCGCGCTCTACCAATTGAGCTAGTCCCCAAACCTCTACCCGAGGTCTTCAGCCTTCAGCGTTTTTCGGCCAGCGGCGACAGCCTTGGTGATCGCCTCCTCCACCATCGACTGAACCTCACCGCTGAGCTTCTCGATGAACTCCTCGCCCGTGCGGATGTCTTTTGCCTTGGCGATGGCCTTCACCTTGCTGGTCACTACGAGAATGTCGGACATGCTTTCCTCTGAGTGTGGTCCCGGACAGTCACAGTCTGCGTAGTGTACCTGACAGTCAGGACACCACGGCTCGCCGCAGCCATCCGGGCATGGGATGCAGTCTGCGGCGAGCTTCATGGCTTTGGGCATCAGTAGTCGGAGACCTCATACAGGAATCGCGTACCGCCGAGAAGCTTCCTGTTGTTCGAGGTGCTCTGGATGAAGCAGCGGTAAGCGCCGAGATCCCCGGGCTTCACCGTCGCATCTTCGCCGATGGGCATGCCAGCGATATCCCGAGCCTTGTCGCCCGAGTAGAAATCTCCTGTCGCGCGATCCTGCAGAATGACTTCCTTGTAGTGCTGCACCTTCACGGACTTGGTGAACTCGTAGAAGCCGCGGCCCGTCTTGAACTCGACGCCCTGGGCGCGAACGAACTCCGAGATGGGCGTGTCGTCGTCCACCTTCATCATCTGGAAGCGACCTGGCGGAACAGCGTCCAGGTTGCTCTTCGACGCCGCCTCGTCCTTGCGCCCGAGCATCCGGTTGAAGCTCCGGCGCATCGAACGGTTCAGGCGACCGTCAGCCTTCAGCTCTTCTTCGAACTCCTTGAGCTTGTCGTCTCCCTGCTGCTTGTAGGCGACCGCGAAGATCATGTCGGTGATGCTGGAGAACTGGTCGAGCTCCAGGTGGAAGCCGCCCGTCTCCTCCGCGATGTCCTCGTAGAACTTCGTCGCGTGCTTCCGGTTCAGGGCCTGAACGCCGTAGACCTGGATACCCGCCTCGAGCAGCAGCTTGAGCTCGTTGCGCCAGTCCAACTTCTTGGTGTTCTGCGCCTCGTTCTTCCCGTGCGGCACGTCATCGCCGATGAGTACGAGAACCTTCTTCTTGCCTGCTGACCAGCTGAACGTCTTGGACTCGTGCAGCACGAGCTCGTAGCACTCAGCTGCGTCACCGCCGCCCGTCGGCTTCACGTTGGTGATGAAGTCGGCGATCTTCTTCTGGTCCGTGCTGAAGTCGAGGTGCTTGGTGACGTACGTAGACCCAGCGTCACAATAGTCCCCGTGCGCGATGACTCCCACCCGGATGTCAGGGACGTCCTTGAAGAGACGCTTCACTGTCTTTTTGACCTCGCGGCGAACCTGCGTCAGGCAGGGGTACATTGACCCGGTAGTGTCGAAACTGAAGATCACTTCGATTGCGTCCTTGCTCATTGGGTTCCTTGTTAGACGTTGAAATACTTGCCGACCGCTTCGTACTCATCTCGTGCTGCGTTCCCTCGGGAACAGCCAAGATTCCCGCAGGAGCAGGCGTAGTAGATGTGCTTCGCCGTCGAGGTCTTTCTCAACGGAGACTTCTGACGAACTCGAAACGGCTGGTTCGTCTTTGAACACCGGATGCACTTCATCTTGAACTTGAGCATCCGGGAAAGCAGCGGCTCAGGGGGAGTCTCGATTTCGATCTTGAGGTCCCCGCTCTTGATGCGAGAGCAATGGAAAAACGGCTCCACTTTCGTGAAGAACTTCTCCTTGAGGATGCTCACAGGATGCTCAGTAGTAGTGGTTGCCGACGGCGATGCCCAGCCGCTGGAGGTCCTTCTGCTCAAGCCGGTACGTGTCTTTCTGGACCACGTGCTTGATCATGAAATCGTACCACCCGGCCTGATCCTTGTGCTCCCGAGCCTTCTTGGAGAGCTGTTCCACGGGAGTCCCGCCGGACACCTTACCGACCTCCATGTCCTCCTCGATGGCGGCGATCTGTGCCCCCAACTCCTTGGCCTTCTTCTCGTAGGTCTCCGCCTTGCTCTGGTGGTGCGCCAAGCGCTCCTGGAGAATCTTGATGAGCTCGTCCGACGGCACATCGATCTGCAATCCCTGAATCATTTCTTGGCTCCTTGTAGCTTCTTGATGAGACGGCTTACCTTCTTGTGGGTACTGCTACGAACACCGAGCTCGTCACGAACGGCGAAAAGCGTTGTAAGGGCCGCCGAGCGAAGCTCATTCATCGCGTCGCAGTAGGCCCCCTCAACCTCGTTGGCGATCTCAGCTAAAATTGTTTTGGACTCCTTTGAGACCCGAAGGCCTCGCAGTGACTTACGGTAAGCCCGCTTGCTGCGGGGTCTGAATGCAGGCATGGGATTTCCTCTCCCCTTGTACCACCGAGAGAGCCTATACTTCGACCATGTTGCGTGACCTGGCGAGGGACCAAGGAGTGGCGGATTGCCTGGCGAAGTTCGCCATCGACGCCAAGGGCTTCGCCGAACTCGAGAAGGTGTACGGCCATCTTCCGCCGGACCAGTTCAACGCCGCGGTCAAAGCTCGAGCCGAGCGCGAGTTCCAGCAAGGTGGAGGGATCATTGACCCTCTTGGTGTCGGAAGCAGCGCGCGCGCCCCCGCGAAAAACCCCACCGTCAGCGCCCGGTCTCCGATCCCCGCTGGGGGGACCGATCCGACGTTCATCAGGAAACAACCAACCAGCGTCACGTTCAGCCGGGAACAGCTGCAGAACATGCCCGCGGAAACGGTGCACAAGACCTTGACGGGACGCGCTCCTGTTCCTCCGACCCCAACTCCTGCGCCGGTAGCGCCCCCTGCTCGCCCCGCGGGAGGGACTGCGGGGACGGTGCCTGGGCGCCTCAACCCTCTCTTGGCAAAGCGCTGATGTCGAGGTAGTACTTCACCATGAGCAAGCGCGAAGCCTGCGCCTGGTGTGGCGCGACAGATCAGCTGATGGTGCGTCTGAAACAAGGAACGCCGGTCAACGCCTGCGTCGACTGGCAGGCTTGTGGCGAGCGGGAGGCGAAAAAGAACAACCCGCCGCCGTCTCCGTCAATCAACGACACCTTCGGGAGGAAGACGTTTCCCGCCCGACGGGAAAACCGAAGCTAGGCGGTCGGCAGGAGAAACGCCGCGAGCTTGTCGGGGAGATTGAACCGAGTAGGAACGGCGCGAGCTCTCATCTCCGCCTGCGCCGCCTGCCCAGGGATGCTCCCAGCGCCGGTCATGGCTGTCGGAAGTTTGCGGCTTGGCTGGATTCCCTTCAGAGAAGCCTCCCCGTACCCAAGAGGGGCCTCCAAAGGGAGGCCCCCGCCACCGAAGCCCGGAGCCATTCCAGGGCCGCCAACAGGTGCGGCTGCTGCTCCCGCAGCGGAGGCGCCAGGGATGCTCCCGAGAATGGGAGTAGTAGATTTGGCTTGGATCGCCGCCAGACCCGTCGGCCTGTTTGCGCGTGCCGCCATGAACGCCTTCGCCTGCTCCGGCGACATGACGGCAATTTTCTCAAGCCCGAAGGAGGCCAAGGCGTAATCGCTGCCGCCCGCGTAGTGCTGTTCAAGTGGGTGCATGCAGGCAGTATAGGCTAAACTGGGCCCGTGAAGACTGCTTACGAGAACGACGCGTCAAAGCCCCAAGGGGCCTCGTACATGCCAAAGAACGTTATTCGAGAAGAACATACGAGCTCAGGAATGGGCGCGTCGCACCAGCCCAGTAGCGCCTTCGAGGAGCAGCGTGTGGAGGCCTACCGTTCTGGAGTTGACGCTGCGCGGCACCACTTCGGAGTCAAGCGGTCCTCCCTGACGCAACCGGGGACGCCTGAGACCAACGAACTCCTCATAACCTTGAAGAAGCCGACCCCCGAACGAATCCCCGACGCTGGAACCGGCTACGCCACCAGCGGAGCGCAGTACGGCGCCGACACCAGGAAGTAGCTACTCCGGCTGAAACGAGAAATAGTACCGCGGGAGATGCTGGAACGTCAGCGCCCCCTTCTTCCCATCAGCCAGCCGGGTCACACTGACGAATGGGGCCAAGAATCCGTGGATCTTGAACACCTGCTGGACCTGCTTGGTGTCCCAGACCTCACCCCACTTCTTCTCGAGAGCTTCGCGCTCAAGCGCAGATTCATTGATGGCGTCCGCCAAGAACTTACGTCCTGCTTCCTCATCAGTCAGGCGCATCTTCCAGCTCCTTCTTCCGTAGGTTGGTGAGTGCTTCGAAATCGACAACGACGCTGTAGTCCACCATGTACGACTTCATGTCCTGCTTCTTGAGCCAGGCATCGAAGAAGTTCTGCATCTGGTCGATGGCAGCGCCATCGATGTTCTCGAACGCTTCTTCGTAGAACTCCTGCTGCTCCAGCTCCTGGCACAGAACGTCATTGGCGTTCAGCGTGAACGGCTGCTCGATTGTCCCCCACGCCCAAGTCCGCGGCTCTTCATCGTCATCGTGAGCATCGAGGAGCGAATCAACGTCCGGGTAGTACTCGTCGCAGTGATCGCAGCACAGCCAGTCACCCGCGTACTCCGAGAGCATCACCTTCTTGGCCTTGTCGTACTGCGCCTGTGCCTTGGCGAACTGCTCCTTCTTCGAGCAGTCCTCGCAGTAGCTCTTGACCTCCTTGCCGCACTTTTCGCAGACCCAAGGAGCGCAGCAGGCGACGGCTTCTTCTCTTGTTCTCGCAGAGATGTGGCACGTGCCACAGCCCCACAGAGCGATCTTCTCAGGGTCTCCGCCTTTGAGCAGGAGCTCGAGGGGCGGCGCTGCTTTGTCTAGGTTTTTCATTCAGTCCTCGTCGTAGACCCACACCCAGGATTGGACGTAGGCACCGCCGCCCTCAGGTGACCAACTCACCTTGGCGTTGTCATCGATCTCACAAGTGCCCTCTTCATGGTGCTGCCGCTGAGCCGCCTCCACGTAGGCCTTCTCTTGTGCCCGCGTCAGAGCTGGCTCCTTCGCCTTCGGCTTCTTCGGCTTCTTTCCTTGCTTGACAGCTTTTCGTACGCTCGCATGCCCGAGGCAGTAGGAGCACACCTCGTTCTTCGTGTGTATCTGTCGACAGACGATACAGAGCGGATGAGAATCCCAGGCCTTCTTCATTTGATCTTCTCCGCTGAGATGTTCTTGAACTTCGTTGAATCGAAGGGGCACTTCCCGTCGACGTGGACGTCGTCTTGTTTGCCACAGTTGTCACAGCGGTGCTGGAGACACTCCTCACAGATGCGTGCTTCGTCTTTCGAGGTGATCTCCATTTCGTTGTCGCAGTAGCCGCAGCAGACCTGGTAGCTCCCACGTTCCTCTATTTGCGCTTCGATGAAGTCCTTCTCTTCGTTGCTCGCGTGGTCGTCTTCCACCGTGTAGACGCCCGCGAAGTCGCAGCCGCCTTCGGCGTACCAGAGGCGAAAAGAAAGCTTCGGGAACTTCGGGCCAACCTGAGCGAGCCACTCCATCGGCGGAGCCCAGGCTGAATCGAAGCCGTACTCCACCAGCTCCTTGTCCTCCTGTACGATCCGGGAATCGACGGCCCACTTGGTGCCCCAGTTGGCGAGGCGCCAATTGTACCAGTCGGAACCTTCCTTCTTGAACTTCGCAGGCTGCGGCACGAGGGCGTGGAGAGACAACGGAAACGTCTTATCTCCCTTGACGGGGTTGGGACCCTTACCCTTTGCCTTCTTCTTGAACTTCGCGATCTCTTTCGCAGGACCTGTGACCTTGAGTAAACACTCGCACCAGTTAGGCATCGCGCTTGTACTCCATCTTCTCGTTCTCTTCGGCGATCAGCTTCTCGAACTGCTCAATCAACTTCTGCTTGTTTCCCTTGAGTCCGTACTCCTGCTTCACGCGAGTGAAGCACGAAGGGCCTCGAGACATCCTCATCCCGGTTTTGAGCTCCGTCCTCATCCCCTGGAGCAGGACGTTCATGCGAAAAAAATTGACCGCCTTCGGACCATCGAACACGGTAGGCGTCCCATCCTTCGTAACGTGAATCGTCAATGCAGCCTCCTTTGGGTGCAGGGGCTTATACCCAAAACGACCCCCTTTTACGGGCGTACGGACCTACACTTGCGGGGTGAAGACCGCCTTGGTCGTCGACGACGACAAAATCATCCGACGGCTGGTGCATGACGCTCTGAGCAAGCGAGGTGGTTACACGGTCTTAGAAGCCGAAGACGGTGTTGACGGAGTCGCAAGATTCATGCTGCACAGCCCCGAGGTTCTCATCACGGACATCTCCATGCCCAACAGCGACGGGCTCGAGATGCTCGACGTTCTTCGAAAAGGAGGCCTCCTCAAAGGCGTCCACGTCGTCATCATGTCCGGAGTCCTCAAAGTCTCGGAGATCAAAGAAAAATATACCGGCGAGGCGACGTTACTGAGTAAACCGTTCAGCTTGCAGGCCCTGTACGCTGCGGTGGAGGAATGACGTATGCGTCGGACAAAGCGACTCGGGGCGGGAGAAGAGAAGGTGAAGAAGATCACAATCAAGCGCCTACCGCGGAAGACATCGTTCGTCGTACAGTACGCTGACGGCCGCCGAATCGAAACCTCGTACGTTGAGATACAGGGGCATGCTACGATGTACTTGGACCCAGGAACCAAAGAACCCGTCGTCCGAACTGAGGCGAACGTGAGCCTAGGCCAAGCAATCGGAACCTGCGCGGTCTGCGGGGGAGACACAGATGACCAGCACGCCCATGCTTGATCGGTTCAAGCTCGCCAAGCGCGAAGAAAAAGATGAGAAGCCGGAAAGCTCGACGGCGGAAAAGGCCAAAGAGGTTGCTAAGACCGTAGGCGCTGGGGCCGCGGGATATCTCGTGCAACGGCACGCGCACAAGCCGGCTTCCGCGCTCTACCACTTGATGAGCCCGCTGGACAAAAAGCTCTTCTCTAAGCGCTGGCTACGCTATCAGATGGGCGGGGATGTCGACCGATACTACGCTGGGAGTCCCGCAGCGATAGTAGGAAAGGGGCCATTCGGTTGGTGGCGCGGCATTCAGCTGCCCAGCGGCGTAGGTGAAGCAGTCGCCGCGCATGAAATGGGGCACAACCTCAACAGCCAAATGCTTCCGCCCCTCGCCTACGTGGCCGGGCACAACATAGCGGACAAGATAACCTCGTACAGCGTCCCGGCGGCGTCCATCTACGCAGCGGCCTCCAAGGATCCTTCTTGGGCTCCTGGACTCGCATCGCTGGCCTTCTCCTCACCGCTGCTGCTGGATGAAGGCCTGGCCTCCGCTCGCGCAGTGGCACACATGGTCGGGAAGTACGGACTCGGGAAAGGGCTTCTCCACAGCTCCGTACTTCTTCCCGCGTATGGAACGTACCTCGCGCATGCGCTAGCTCCGTTGGCGATCACCGGCGTAAAGAAGTTCATGAAGAAGCGCCGGGAAGAGAAGGACAACGAGAAAACAGCGAAAATCACTACACGCCTCAAGCCACACCAGCAGCGGGTCGTGGATCGCATGGAGGATGACGATCAACCGGGGCTCGTAGCTGTTCACGGGCTGGGGTCCGGAAAGACGCTCACGAGCATCGCCGTAGCAGATGCGCTGGGCCTTCCTGCCGACGTTGTGACTCCGGCGGCGCTCCAAGGGAACTACAGTAAGGAGCTCAAAGCTCATACGCGGGGCCCTACCGCCACGAACATCCAAAGCCTCGAGGGGGTCGCGCGGAGCGGGGGATCGACGCTGAAGAATCCCCTGCTCATCGTGGATGAAGCCCACCGGACGCGGAACCCTGGAAAGACACGCGAAGGTTTGATGGCCTCCCCCGCGGGCAAGCGCCTAGCCTTGACCGGCTCCCTCCTGTACAACCACCCGTCGGATGTCGCAGGACCGATCAACCTGGTCGCGGGTAGATACGTTCTGCCAGAGGACCCGGAACAATTCAGCCAACGATTTCTGCAAGACATCCCCAATGAGCGGAGTCTGTGGCAGCGCCTGCGAGGAACACCCGCGTCGTACCAGACCCGTCTGAACCCGCGAGCCACAGGGTTCCTGCAGAAGGTCCTCGACAAGTACGTCGACTTCTACCCGGGGAGCACGGAGAACTTTCCTACACGGGAGGATCAAACGGTCAACGTGCCGATGACCAGCGCGCAGATGAAGCTGTACGAACACGTCACGGCGGACCAGCCCAGCTGGGTGCGCAATAAAGTCCTTCAGAACCTTCCGCCAACCAAAGCAGAAGCGAAGCAGCTCAACTCGTTCTTGAGCGGGGTCCGGCAGATCTCAAACACGACCCGTGGCTTCGACACAAGCGTCATTCCACCGAGCCAGCCCAAAATCGACAAAGCGGTTCAAGAGCTTCAGGGTATGCTTGATAAGAACCCCAACGCGAAAGCTATCATCTACTCGCACTACCTCGAGTCAGGGATTGACCCGTACAAGAAGCGGCTCGAAGAGCTCAACATTCCACACGGGTCCTTCACCGGTGCTATGGCGCGAGGCACGCGTGAACAGATGGTCCGCGACTACAACGAGGGTAAGCTCAAAGCCCTGCTCCTCTCCAGCGCTGGCGGGGAGGGGTTGGACCTCAAAGGTACGCGTCTCATCCAGCTCCTCGAGCCGCACTGGAACCAGGAGAAGTTGAAGCAGGTCATTGGCCGCGGAATCCGGTACCGAAGCCACGCTGACTTGCCTCCAGAGGAGCGGAAGGTGCTGGTGCAGCGGTACCTAGCCACCAGAGCGCCACAAGGGCTCCTGGAGCGCGTAGGCCTGCGGAAACCGGGCTACGGCGTCGATGAGTACCTCGACGAGATGGGCGTTCGAAAAGAGCAGCTGAACCAGCAGGTTCGACAGATGCTTCGTCAACCTGAAAACGATTGACACTGATATACAAATGGTGTCTAAGGGCGCTCCCTCGTAGTCAAAGGAGCTCCTATGTGGAAACCTGTACCTCCTGAGGAACACCCTGCTCAACCGAAGGTGACCGCTGCCTTCAAGCATGAGTCTGGGTACCTCTTGACCGCCCAGACCAACACGCATTCGACGCTGTGGGAAATTCGAGATCCCACCGGGCGCGTCATCACCAACCAGATGGATCTCCCCTTCAAGGGAGACTTTCACGGGGCCCCCATCTCCTGGGCGAACGACTACCTCTCCAGGAAAAAGGTGACCAAGTGATGACCGCCGAAGAGAAGCTCAAGCGCTCGGCCCTCCGATTCGGAGAATGGCAGGAGCGGGCAAACAAAACGAAGGACATGAAGGACCGGATCAAATTCGTCCACGCTGAAAACGCGCTGGAGCGGGCCGCCGTAGCCTTCTACCAGTTGGAAAAGAAAAGGAGCAGCCGTGGGAAGCGCAAGCGAATCAAAAGCTAGGGCGCGGGCTGCCTGGCGGGCATGGTATCGACGGAACCACGAAGAAGCGAAAGCCTACTACCGCGAGAGATACGCGGAGAAGCTGACGAGAGAGACAGCCGAAGAGCGTGAACTGCGATTGGCGCGGGCACGCGAGCACCAGAAGAAGTACGCAAGCCGAAAAAAGAAAGTGACGGAGTGACCCATGTTCGTAGTCCTTGATCTAGACCAGACCCTCGCTGACAATGCTCACCGCTCGCACCACGTAGAGAAGGAGCCCAAGAACTGGGACGCCTTCTTCGCGCCAGACCTCGTCATCAAAGACACGGTCATCGCCGGAGCGGAGCGCGTACTCACACAGTTCCAAGAGCTGAAGTACGACATCATCATCTTGACCGGGCGAAATGAAGATCTCCGAGACACGACGATGCGTTGGATGCTCGAGAAGCTGAACCTCGCCCTGCCCGACACTCACCTGCTCATGCGGCCCAACGGGAACATGCTCAACGCAGCCGAGTACAAGCGGGAGCAACTGCTCAATTTCAAGCAGGGGCTCGAGAACCGCGACAACGGCTTCATCATCATCGACGACGATGTCTCAGTCAGCGAGGCTCTGAGCGCCTTCGGCGTCGTACTCAAGGCCCCTGAATGCTGGAGCCTCTTGTTCCCCAAAGCCGCGGAGGAGGTAACGCCGGAGGCCTAGCCCTATACTTGGCCGTGCCGATAACCGGGAATTACGCTTGGAAGGACCTAAAACTCTCCCCGGAAGAGAGGGTAGATCATTTCTTCAACCTCATAGATCACGCCGTAGAAAACGGAATTCCCCTAGCGGAGTTGTACCGCCGAGAACACGTAAAAGAGTTTCTCTTGTATCTCCTTCGACGATATGATGAGCCTTGTGTCACCTGCGCAGTGCGCCCAAACAAAGGATCAACAATGCCTAAGCTGACTCTCACGAGCACGTTCGCATCAACCGTCATGGTCGGAGACCCTGGCTACCTGACGTTCCCGCTGGCGCCGAAAGAGACAAAGACGGTAGAGGTCACTGAGGGCCAGCTTCGACTTCTGACTCCCGGACTCGAGAAGCTCAAGGGCGCAGGCTGGCTCAACTTCAGCGTCGGCACGACGTCCCCTGTCGTCGAAGTGGCGAAGGTGGCGGCGCCCCCAGAGCCTGTGGCTCCTCCCCCTCCCGCTCCGACGCCGGAGCCTGTCGTCACGCAGCCTGTGGAGCCTGAGGTCGTCGCGCCTGCCAGCGAGGCGAAAGAGGAGGAAGCCCCCGAGGCTGCTCCTGAAGCAGCCCCCGCCGCCAAGCCGAGCTTCTTCGAGAAGAAGAACCGTCGCTAGTCGCCGGGGAGCTTCGGCTCCCCTATACTCCAGGCATGTTTGACCCAACCCCGGTGGCATACGCTTACGGCGAGAGAACGGCTCTCGGGGCCTTTGGTCTGACCAAAATCGCCCTCAGCATGGGGGCCATCGGGAAGGGCGTCGCGACTGGCGCGAAGTGGCTCGGCCGCGGAGCGAGCGTCGTCCCCGTCGTTGGAAACGCGGCGGGGGCGGTGCTCAGCGGAGCGGGCGGTGCTATTCAAGGGTTCGCCCAAGGGGAAGGACTCAAAGGCGCGGTGACTCGTGGTGGAATCCAAGCCGCGTCGAGTCTGATCCCTGGTGGTGGCGGCATCGTAGCGGGAATGGCTGGAGACGTTGCGGCGGACAAACTGCTGGCTCCGAAGCCCGCGCCCACCGGGATGACCAACTTCAAACGACCCGCAGGGCCCGGGCCCTCCCACATGCCAGGAGCCGCCGGGCAAGGTAATCTCCCCGGAATGGTCCACTACTGAGGATCCATGATGACCAAGCAATGCGCATGCAAGCACGAGAAGAAGGATTCAAAGTGCCCGGCGTGCTCGAAGAACGTCAATCTCGATAGCTTCCACCGGCTCAACCCGGAAGCAAAGCCATCCGGCAAAACAGCCGAACAGTTCAAGCTCGCCTTTCCCTGGTCGAAGCCGCCCCTGAGTGTCCTCGGAGGCATGAACCCGAAGACCAAGGCGCTGCTGCTGAAGAGCCTTCAGAATGCCGCGGTGCCAGCGCTTGCGGTAGGCCTCCCCTCCGCGCTCATCGCTGGGATCAACGCAGACAAAGGCGACACAGCGTCGTCGGCGCTCACCGCCGGACTTGGGATGGGTGGGCTCGCCGCCGGAGCCCATGTCGGACACAACATGCTGATGGGTACGAAGTCCCCCCTCTCTAAGGCGTACAAACCTATGGGCTCAAAGATCAACGACCTCGCCAGCGCCGCTGGACTTGACCGCTTCAAAATCGCCTACGTCGACGCCTACGGGCGTCCCCTCCCTCCAGAGGCTGCGTACTACGGACAGTACGGCCAGGACCCAAACGACAAGGGCCTGAGCGCTTTTGACAAGGCTCTCCTGCTGGGCGGAGGCACGGCGCTCGCTGGCGGCCTGCACCACACACTGATGAACACTCGAGGGAACATCCGCGGAACGGGACTGGTCAACGCCTACCAGAAGGGTATCGGCGGAAGCATCCGTGGGGGAGCGAACCAGCTTCGTGAGATGGCCGGGATGGAGCAGGTGGCGCAGCCGGACCACCCTCTCCTCGGGCACGCGAAGGACCTCGCATCGGGCGCGGTAGAAGGCGCGAAGGGCCTCTATGGAGCGGGCAAAGCGATGGCCCCCGCCGCGATGGGGCTCGCAGGCGCCGGGCTTACGGCGAACGCCTTCCACGAGAAGATGATGAAGGAACAAACTCGCGGAGGAGAGATCTACCGGAACACGGTAGGCCCCACCATCGCAGGAGCCAAAGAAAAAGTGGTAGGCGCGGGTGAACGCGCCATGGACTGGGTCGCCGACAAGACTGCGCCGAAGATCAAAGGCCCTCAGGGCGCACGGTCCACCAGGGATTTCGAGCGCATCATGGGCGTTCGCGGAGGCGCCAAGTCAACGGCGACCCCCGAAGAAGCAAAGGCTCGAGCGCAGCCCAAGGTCAATCGCGCAGAAGACCAGCAGGTCTACCGGCGTGATCCATCTACGCCGCAGAAGCCGATGAAGCCGAAGACGCCGCCCCCCGAGGGGCCCATGATGACGGTCCGCCGCGCCCCGAAGCAAGCCTCCCTCATCTATCAAGCTGGCGCCGACGCAGCTCTCGCCACATACATGCGGTGAGACATGCCGTTCAAAAGTGAGGCCCAGCGTAGACTGTTTCACGCCAAAGCGGCGCGAGGAGAGATCTCCGAAAAAACGGTTCACGAATGGGAGCACGAGACCAAGAACAAGAAGAAGCTTCCCCTGCACGTGAAGAAGGCCTACGAGCTTGGAGCTCGAGCAGCCTTGGCTCACTTCAGCAAGGAGGCGGATGCCGTATTGACGCCAGCACAGCGGGCGGCGACGGCTACGATCCAAGGGCTGTCCAGCATGGCGATGAACGCCGCCATGGCCCCCTCAGGCGACAAGATGCGTCAAGCTCTCATCGGTGGCGTCTCTGACGCCGCAGGCGGCTACCTGGGAGGCTTCAAGGGCATGGGAGCCAGCATACTGGGGAATATGGCCCTGCAGCAGGCCACAGCCCCAAAGCAGCAGCGTGGACCCCCGCAGGACCCCCGGTGGGCGGGCTACGAGCAAAAGGCCGCTGACCACGCTGACGACCGGTTAAAAGAACGCATCAAGGTGGAACTACCCGCCGACGTTCTCGCGCAGCTGCGGTCACAGGCCATCAAGCTCGACGTCCCTGCGGGGCGCTACTACCTCCCAGTGAAGGACGCAGTCGGCAACCCCGCCGCCGTGGCGGCGTTCAAGACGGTGGGCAAGGACAACAAGCTGGTCCTCGCGACCATCTTGAGGCCCAAGAACAAGCCGCCCGCCGGGACTTCGCTGTCACATCTGATGAAGCAGCCTGCGCTATCGCGGGGCTAAAAAAACCTCCCCGGTGACCTGGGGAGGCACATCAGGCGGCGCAAAGAAGTGCGCGCTTCGTCTTCCGCATGTTCTTCAGCGGGTCTGTCTTCAAGTGCTCACAGAGCGCGTCCAACTGCTTCTGCGTGATGGTGAACCGTACTTTGTCCCGACCCCCACGGGGAGACGGGAACGTCTCTCGGCGCCAAACCTGACGTAAGACGTCTCGAGCTCGTTGAAGCTGGTACTCGTGGTACCCCGTAACTGCCCGAGCTCGCGCCTGGGAGTACACCTCCGTGCGGGTCTTGAGCTTCAGGTGCACGATCTTCCGACGGATCTCCGTCAGAGGACGTTTCATCTTCTCTGAGATGGCGTGCGGACCGTAGCGCTCCACGTAGAGATACAACTTGAGCACCTCACCTTTGGTCCACCGTTTCTTTTCGTAGTGCCGCGCCATACCAGCGGCGCGTAGATACGAACCTACAGAGTGAGGAGTTCTCCCAAGCGCCTGCGCCATAGCTGCGATTGGCAGGTACTGGTGATTCGCCTCCAAGTACGTCTTCTCTTCGCTGTTCCACTTTTTTCGAGCCATAGCCCCCACCACTTTGTTTTCATCACCAGCGCCTGGCGACATCAAGTAACACGGCTAGGCCGTGGTACTTGTGGCGCCAAGCCAGAATCGCGGCCGTCACTACGACGGCTTTACTGAGTAGACTGATGGGAAGTCAAAAGCCGTCAGGCCAAACCTTGTTGGTCTTCCACCAGCCAACCATGGCTTTCTGGAACACCTTCATCTGTTCGTCCGTCGCCTTCAGGTCCGCTTTGACGCCGTACAGAGCCATGACGATCAGGTCTTGGCTGACGGTTTCTCGGAGGATGTTCTTGACGAAGCTGACAAGGAACGCAAACGCCGGATCATCTCTTCGCGGTCCGAATTGAAGAGGGAGGCACTGCAGCCCGCCCCGATCCCCATCACCTGCTCCATCGCTTCCCGGAGCTTCGGACTCCCGTCGATGTACATCCCGCAACGCCACTGTATCCCCACCTGACGTAGGTAAGGACAGCCCACTTTTGGATCCCATGTTTTCCCCTCTCGATGCATCATCTCGCCGCTGAAGCCACAAGGACCTCGGCGGCATTCGAAGCCACAGCCTACGCAGTCGGCCATACCGCCGCCTCTCTTCCGACGCCTAGAATTCCGTCCGCCATTTCTCTTCAGCTCCTGCGATCTCCCACCCCAGCGTGTTAAGCGCTTGGTCGACGGCGTGAACCGAGCGCCAGAGACCTCGCTTAGCCAGCTGTTGCTTTACCAGCAGAAGAGCCTCCACCTCCGGGTCTACTTTGGGTGCAGAGGCCCTCTTCGATGAACCTTTGCGCCGTGCGGCCATAGTGTCCTTGGAGTGTCCAGGCCATGCCTGTGTCGATGAGCTTCTGGAAAAAGACGACTTCTTCAGCTGAAGTCATCTCGTCGTTCTCGTACTTGATCAAGTCGTCAGTAAGGATTTGGTTCATGTCGGCCATATGTAAGGCAGGTCATTCGGAACGCCCGGAAAGTGAGGCCCGTAGAAGACGGGGTCCTTCCGAAGCAGGTTTGATTGATGGCTGCGGTGGAAGAGCTCGTCCCCAAACCACGCGGGAAAAGGGGCTGGCTCCTGGATGTCGGACAACGGAAGGGTGTTCTTGTACCCCCGAGAAACCCATTCGCGGATACATGCATCTTTGTAGGCCGCGAGAGCGAGCTCGTGGCCTCGCCACATCTTTGCGGCGGGGTGGTTGACCCAGCCCTTCTTGAGCCCGGACAACGCGCTGAGAAGCTGAACGCACTCGACGCGCTGCTTCCCGAGACGGCGGTAGTCGAGGACCTGCGCGGACTTCACGAAGTCGGGATACGGGAGAAACGTCTGCATCAGATGTTCTCCCGCATGCGTAGCGCCACCGGGAATCGGGGAACGCCGTTCTTCGCCGTGTACCCCTGGAACTTGACAGTCAGCAGCTGACCTACGACAGCCTTGGGGTTCTCGTAATACTGCTTGAGGCTCTCGAGCTCGCCCATCATCTTCGCTCGAAACTCAACGCCGTCGCGAGTCTTGCAGACGAAGATGCCGTGGCCCGCCAACTTGCCGCGACCCTCTTCGACGCCGATGACGACGAACTCCTCGTCGATGAACTCCTTCACCTTCTGAAGGTCGTACGAGCGTTTGTTGACGTACTCGCCCGCCATGTTTCGGACCATCAATCCTTCATAGCCTTGTACCAAGAACCGCTCGAAGGTGAGCATGAGATCGTCTTCATCGGTGACTGCGACGGTCTCGACGCAGCGCATGGCGCCGTGCAAGGAGAACGCTTTGAGAATCGCGTGACGGTCCACGAAAGAGTCGGGGCCAGCTACGTCGTAGATGTGGTACTCAACGACTTCGTGTCCCGGCTTGGGATCTTCACTCCGGATGAAGCTGGTGAGCTCCTCAAACTTTTCCCGGTAGTCATGGTTGTAGAGTTCCCCGTCTAGCACGCGGTCCCGCTGCCCCCGGCTCTCGGCCCAGAACTCGATATCCCGAATGATGTGGGGCAGGCCAGTGATGGGCTTCCGTGTACGGGACCAGAGGGTACACTTTCCAGCGGATACAACTGCGATGCAGCGATGCCCGTCGAACTTCGGCTGTGCTAGTGCGGGGTACACGATTTTGTGGCCCTGCTCGTCGAAGCGGTGAGCCAGCATCGGGTCGATGCCGCCCGCGACGAGGGCGTCACGCTTCCCCTTCCTGGCATCGCTCAAGGACTCGACGTAGCCCTTGGCCGTCTTCTTCTTCTCCCACTGCGCCCTGGCCTCGAGCTCAGCCTGCTCGATGGCGGTGGTCTCGTTGGACCGGCCGATGTTCTTCCCGGTTTTGACGATGTCGTGGGTCTCCTGAATCTTCCCTCCGACTTGGCCGAACTGGGTGATGATGACGTTTCGGTAGGTGCCGATGCTCCACATCTGGTCAGCCCCCGTGCTCGTCTTCTTGTAGAGCGTCGGAAGCATCTTGTCGGGCTTCAGGTCTTCGGTGGTGCTGGTCAACGGTTTCATGTTCTGCGCCTCCCTGTAGGTTTGAGTGGTTAAATCCAGTGGCCTATGCTCGGGGCTGGAGGCTTCGTGGCTGACACACTTCTCACGGAAGCCCCAGCGGCTTCACAAACAAAAACGTCGATGGGTACGGATCCCCTCGGACAAGCTGAGCGTGCTCAGATCATGTTCGAAAAAGGTCCCATCACCGCGGTCGCAGCGTTCTTCACAGTCGCCTTCTTCGTGGCGCTGTACCTGCTCCTGCGTGCGAAGGACAAGCACCAAACTTCTCAGTACCGCCTCCAGGCGGATCAGGCAAAAGAAATCTCACGTCTAATGGAGAAGCACGCGGAAGAAATGGCTGCGCTCTACACAGACGAACGTGACCGTGCGGTGAAGCACGAAGTCACGATGAGCAACTACCTGGACATGATGGACGACGTACGCTTCATCGCGTTTGAGATGCGGCGCGTAAAGATGGCGAGAGAAAAAAAGCAGCGGACGACGACAGGCGAACAAGAAGCAGCCAAAGGAGAACCAGATGGCAAAGAGTAACCATGCGGTCTCGACGAGACTTGTGAGCGCTGCTGCTATCCACCCCCGCGGGTCTCCTCTCGCCGAACGCTTGAACAGGCAAGTCCTCCAGACGCTGCGGGATCTCAGCGCCGAAATCGAAACAGACCCCGGCATCGAAGACGAGTACGAATTCGAAATCTTCGGGAACGCCGGCCCCGAGGGGCCGAAAAAGAAAAAGAAGTGAACACAAATCTACTCGTCATCCTGGCATCGACGTTTGGCAGCGTCACCCTCTACTTCACCTGGCGCTACTACCTCCGGCGCCGTGATCCTTCCCTCGTTTGCGCCTTGATGCCGCTTGGGTGGGTCGCTGCTTTCGCGCTGCAAGTAGAACGTCTCCCTGCCGACATGACCCCTTGGTTGTTCACCGTCGGAATGTGCGTCGCTGTGTGGAGCATCTACATCATCGTCAGGCACGAGCTCACGAGAGAGAAACCGTTCAGGTAAAAACGAGGCCCCCGATGTTCTGGGGGCCCCGGGCCTACTTCACTTCGTTACGCCCCAACGGAGGGCTTCTTCTCGCCCGAACCGTTGGGCGGAATGACCTGGCCGTTGGGGGCGATCTTCTGGAGCAGCGGCGCGAGAGCCGGGATGGAACCCAGCACCTTGCTCGCCGCGTCGGCGAACGAATCGCCGCCGATGGCCCGCTGGATGTTCATGGCCTTGGCGATTTCCACCGCCGCGCCCGTGTCCATCGCCGCCTTCGCCAGCTCGCTGAGGCCGTCCTTCGCCGCAACGAACCGCTTGGCCACGTTCTCCGCTTCGGAGACCGCCGCCGCGATAGCCATCTCCTGCGCCTTCGCCTTGAGGGCCAGGATCTGGTCCTGGGCCCGCTTCTCGCGAGCCAGGTTCTGGTCGAACTCGTAGTTCTTGAGCTCTTCCATGTTGGACGCCAGGTCCTTCTTCGCCTCGATGCTCTTGAGGTCGTTGCCCAGCTTGGCGATGAGGACGTTGAGCTCCGAGGTTGCGACCTGGATGGCGAGCTCGTTCTTCTTCATCTCGGTGGTGGCGCGCACTTCAGCCTCCTCCTTGATGACGTCCTGCTTCTCCTTGGTGACCTCGAGCCCGCGCTTCAGCTGGTCGAGTTCGATGTTGGTCTTGACCACCGCGAGCGCGCTCTGCTTGAACGCGCCTTCGATGGTCTGGTCGAGGCAGTCAACCGCGAGCACCTCGACATCGGTGACCCGCATGTTGTTCTCAGCGAAGACCCGCCCCTTGTCCTTGCCCAGGATGATGCCCTGGAGGATCTCGGTGGCGTTGGGCCGGAACTGCGTGAACGACAACTTCTTGATGGCGCCCTTGAGGTCCGAGCGCATCCTGTCGCACAAGAACTTGACGTAGTTCTCCACGGCCCACCACTTGGAGGAGTCACCCTCGAAGTTCACCCGGTAGCCCAGGCGCAGGTTGAACTGCACGTAGTCCGAGGTCTCGACGGTGACGACATCGGTGACCTGATTGTTGTCCGTGCGGAGGTAGACCGTACGGAGCAGGTTGTCCGTGGTCTTCGGCTTCCCTCGGCTGAGCTCCATCACCTCGAAGCTCTCGTCGTAGTCGAGCAGAACGACGCTCGGTCCCTTGACGACCCGGCGCTTGTCCCCGCTCTTGCTGACCACCAGCACGGCGTAGCCGGTCCAGACCTGAACGGTGGGAACGCCCTGGTACTTCGTGTCGAGCGTCAGAGCTCGGGGAGCGGTGAAGCTCGAGGCGCGGACGAACTCGTCCCCCACGAACCCCTGCTCCTTTGAGACTCGGCTGCTGTCGGCGAAGTTGGCGTTGGAGACACCCCCTGCGACGGCCATGGACGACGCGTACACGCCGCCCGTGTTCATGCTGGCGCCGACGATCATCCCCTTGGTGGGGCCGCCCTTGCCACCCTTGTAGTTGCGCTCGATGTCACCCTCGGAAGGAGCGCCACGCGTGGTGGGCACCTGCTTCAGGATCTCGCGGAGGTTCTGGTTGTACCCCAGAGCCTCCATGTTGCCCGGATACCAGTCCTGGCACTCGCGGTCAGCGAGCACGCGACGAACGATGACCTCCGTTCGCGGGTCCGGCAACAACATCGTGGGGCCCTTCTTGGTCGCGATCTCACCGGTCATGCGGTTGAGGACGTACCGCCCCTCACCCACAGGAACTGCTGACGCAAAGTGTTTGGTTTTGCCGTCATATTTGACGGCGGAGACCTCTTCACGCGGGTAGTAGATCTGAGCGTCCTTCCCCGTGAGGAAGAGCTCCTCACCCGCCTTGTGCTCGACGCCCTTCTCGTCCTTGAAGTCGGCGATGACCTTCAAGTGCAACCCCTGCAGCTCGTTGAGCTCGATGGCCCTGAACTTCCGGCTCACCTGCCCATCGTCGGTCTTGCCTTCCATGAACCGCTCCGTGGGCGCAGGGAACACGACCGTAGGCCCGTTCACGTAGCGCTTGTTGCCGTTCTCGTCGAGGAGGATGGCGTACTCGAGGCGCTCCAGCGTCAGAGCTTCCCGCACGAACTGCGTGCGCTGCGTCTCATCGATGCCCTCGGCGACGACCGAGATGCCCGTCGGCGGGATGTAGAACGAGACTTCCGTTCCACGGATGATGAGCAGCTTGCCCACCGTCAGATCCTTCGGCGGCGGCGCCGTGGCGACCTTCGCCTCGGCCTCCGCCTTCAGAGCCGTCTGGTAGGCCGCCTTCTCCTCCGCGGTCGCCGTGTCGGCGGGCGGAACGAGAGGCGTCGCGGGCTTCACGACGGCCTTGCTCCAGTTCTCCTTCGCCGCCGCCTCGTTGTAGACGCGGGCGATGAGGTACTGGTTGTACCGCAGCTGGTGCCCGCGGATGACCTCAGCCGACTGGCCGGGCCACAGCGCGAACATCACAGGCCCAGGAATGTTGATCTTACGACCAACCTCGAGGTCCACGCCCGTCGACTGACCACCCTCGTCCGGCTGCTTCCGGTTCTTCGCCGGATTCAGCAGCACGCAGTAGAACCCCTCCACCGTCACGGGGATCGTACGCTTCGCCTGCGCCAACTCAGCGCACGGCTCGAACTTGCCGGTCTCCGCGTTGTAGATGATGCCTTCGTCCTGGGCGGACGGAGTGACCACTGTCGGACCGGTGAACACCTTGATGGTTCCCTTCGTGCCGTCGCGCAGGTACGCGTACTCACCCGGCGACACGATCAAATCTCGCTTCTCTCCAGCCATGTTTGTTACCCCTCGGTTTGACTGCGTTGGACTGCTTCAGCTACTTCAAGAAAAACCACCACCACGAAGGTCGAGGTCACGGTATTGTCATGTGATCCCGGGCCCAGCTGTTAACAGCGCGCCCCTTTCGTGAGCTAACGCCTTGACGAAGATAGCTCCCCTGATCACAGCTTCGTTTTTTCAGTGGGATTGCGGCGGCTTTCACCTTGCGGTCGTATGGCCACCGGCCTTGACTACTTCGATTCACCCGAACAGTTCGACCTAGGATTGATCGGGGTATTTGCTAGCCAGCGTAATGGGACTCCGTTCGTCTCCATCGCAGCAGTGGGTACAGTGGAGTTGGCCGGGATCGAACCGGCGACATCCAGCTTGCAAAGCTGGCGCTCTCCCAACTGAGCTACAACCCCAAAAGTGCTGGGAGGTTCGACCCTCCCAGCGATTGCTGTCTCAGTTCGACCCGAGATCAGCGCCACTCTTTCTGTTCCGGAACAAGTCCGGTTTACGCCAGGTGGGTACGATATGTACGTTATGACTGCTGTCTTAGGTACTGCTGATTCCGATCTCCACCGTACGGGATTTGAACCCGCGACCAAAGGCTCCAAGTGCCTGCGCTCTACCTGGCTGAGCTAACGGTTTCCATCGGAGAGGAAGAAGAAGGATTCGAACCTTCGGGACCTTTCGATCCAGTGGTTTTCAAGACCACCGCCTTAAGCCGCTCGGCCACTCTTCCTGAAGTCCTGGGGAGTCGTCCCAGGGGTACTGCCTCAAAGTTTCCCTCACGCTCGAGGTAGTGGCGAGTTGTCAAACTGACGAGGACGCCGATACACGCCATGCAAGTCTACGGACGCTCCTCGATTGGGTAAGACACCGAGTATTTCCCTACCTCCCAAGTGGCCACCTGGGCGTCGGGCATTCTTGTTGGGAAACATCCTCCTCGGAGATTACTCTCGTCTACGGAGATCCAACGTGTTCACTTTCACCGGATGCCTCCAGCTATGTGTGACGCAGAACCGAACCTCGGAAATCAGGCACAGGGTGCTCCGGGTTCTCCCAGAACACTTCTGTCGTGTCAGCCACAGCAGTCTCAGAGGTTCTCCCTGACTTGCCCTGGCTCCCTAGCCATACGCCCAACGGACAACACTTCGAAGTGACCACCGCTCGAAGCACCACGGCTTGCAAAGGTACGCCCGTTCAGGCCGCATGCCTGCGTCGAACTACGACGCCCCTCCGGTCAAAGGGCGCTGTTTCCAGCGCCTCCACCAGCTACCCTACGCCGGGGGTAGCTCCGATCCTTCGTACTTCGTCTTACCACGAACGATGTACGAAATCGTCGACTTCTGAATGCCGTACTTCACACTCAACTCGGAGTATGAAGCTCCCTGGAGCCGATCCGAACGAAGCTCACGAACTTGAGCATCGGTCAACCTTCTAGCAGCGCGACCTGCCACAGCCACGCGCACTTCTCTGGGTTTGTCCATTGCGTTCTCCGACGGCGTACCAATGAGAATGTTGCTCGGATCCGTGTTGAGAGGGTTACCGTCGCGATGACGAACCTGAATTCCCGGAGCGAAAACTGCTTCACCATATTTCTCTAGCGCGATCAGCCGGTGCACGTAGATGGGGCGGTGCTTCATGTCTGACAGCCGCACGGTGAAACGGGGGTACCCAGACTTGTCGAGATTGGTAGCTACTTCAGTGCCCAGCGGGCTAATCGGAACTCCATCGGATCTTATGCGCCAGCCAAGGCGAAATGCTTCACGCAGACGTTCCTGACTATTCATAATGCAGCGGTCGGATTTGAACCGACGATCTCCAGGTTATGAGCCTGGCGAGATACCGGACTTCTCCACGCTGCGACAACCACCAGACTTCGTAAAAGTGCGATGCCTCTGTCTGGCCATCAAGCGCGAGGACTTATACGTCATCTGTCAAGGCGCTCACAACATGGTACTCCGCTCCGTCCGGCTATCCCTGGGACTGCAGGCTCCAAGGCATCGATGCTCCGTTCGGTACTAGCACTCCAGTTGAATGGAGGTGGGGGGAGTCGAACCCCCGTCCAGAAACACCTACGACCAGATACTACGAGCGTAGTCAGTATCCCCTGACTGGTCCAACGGTTTGCCGCTCTTCTATTTACCCCGAGACAGGCTGGCGGCTTCCTGTGTACGGCGGTCTCCTGTGTTGCGCCTTCCAGTTACCGGAGCATCTTGCTGGAAGACGTCCCTGCCGCTATTACGCGGCGGCGCGGAATTCCGGTGCCGAGGCACCGATCATCCACGCCGGGAGCTCAACATCGCTGTTGGCTTTTGAGTCTTGGTCGGCTTTTGAAAGGGCCTGCTGACCAACCCTTGCTCGCCTCTGATCTTCAGTAGCCCCTGTCGAAACCGGGTCACCCCCTGAAAGTGGCGCCGCCTTGTTGAAGGGCGGCCCCCCAGTTTACTGCGTAGCCTGCGTTTCCGCTTCACCGTGTTGCCACGAACAGCTTTCGCCGAAGGACTGGCTGGCCCTAATTGAGCATCTTCTTGCTGATTTTCCTCTCCGAGTCAACTGCCTTAGCTCGAGCTCGGACTAAGTCTATGGCCTGATGTGGGATGAGATCGTTCTTGTACATCTGCTCCACCGTCTCAAGAACGGACATCCCGTACACCACGGCCTGGCACGACGGGCACTTGCAGTGCTCGAGGTAGACGTCCCCCTCTTCCGACACTCGGAAGTTCTGGGTGACCTCGTGCAAGGTGGCGTGATGTCCGAACTGCCGCTGCAGAGCATCCCAGAAGGCGTCCAGCGCCTCCTCGTACGACTCCTGCAGCCTGCGGATCTTGGTTTGCTGCGCGTAGAGGCGGTCCCACTCTAGGCGCATGTTCTCGTCCAGCGTGCCCACCTTGACTTCACCAATGACGTGGAATTTGTCGTCACTCATGTGAATGAGTATAGCTTCTCTGTGTCTTTCAGAACCTGGCGAGCACGACCGTAGCGACAGCAGTCAGGGTCACAGTCGTCACGCTCTGTGATGCAGCCTTCGCCCTTTTCGACCATCTCCGTCAAGGACTCGCGAAGACTCAAGACGTAGCGCCGGAGCCGAGCAACGTCGAGCTCAATCGGCGGGGGTTCTGGGTACTGCTTCTGCTGCAGGGACATTGGTCTTCTCCTTTTTCACGACGAAGACTTCATCTTCGTCCGACAAGCACGCCCAGATGTCGCACCCATCAACCAACTGAAACGCCTGAGGGTGCGTCTCAAAGATCTCCGACGCTTCCCGGTGGGTGAGATGCTTAGCAGCGAACGGAGCGCGCCACTGGTTTCCTGGCGCCTCTACCCACTCGCCCGAGCGGTCACGCACGCCCCAGGTCTTGATGTTCACGTAGCTCGAGACGCCGTACAGCGACTTCTTTGACTCCTCCACGACGACTTCCGGCGCAGGCTCAGGGGCCAGCTTCTTCGTCGGCGTTTTCTTCAAAGGCTGCGGGATTGGCTTCGGAGCCTCCGAGGGGAGGAAGTCCAGTTGTGTAGTCATCCAGATTCTCCAGCTGAAAAAGTACTTCTTCCTCGAAGTTGTCCCCCACGGACTGGAGAGAATCCTTCACTTCGGAGGAGAAGGTTCGAAACGTTTCCCACAGCGCCAAATGCTCCGGAGCGTCAGACGAGAACGGAGAAGAGTCGAACAAGCACTTGCCGTCTACGTGCTGCTCAAATGTGACGTCGCAGTTCCGACAGTGGCGCTCTGCTTCGTAGATCTTGTCCTCAAGCTGACTGATGGTCATCTTGAAGACGAGCCACCCGCCAGAACGTCCATCGCTCCAGAGGTCTCCAAGACCAAGCTCCCGTGAGCGTTCCTGCATCGTAGCCCACCAGGTCTCACGAAGAGCTTCCTCAGCAAAACGAACGACGGTGTCCCTGGTGGCGCCATCGAGCGCCGAGAGCTGGGCCAACGTCTCCTTCGAAAGCTTTGGATCTCCGCGGTACTTCACATTGATTGCGACGTTCCCCCGATACCGGTCAAGGAAGTCGGCTTTGTTTCCGCACATCGAGAGGTCCACCGATTCCTCCTTTCTTATAAGAAGCAGCCTGCATAAGCTCCAGCGTGTCACGGCCGTAAAGCTTGGCCATGCAAATGCCCAGGGTCTCCTGGTACTTCTGAGCGAAAGAGAAGGCTCTTTCACTCATGCCCATCGCGGAGTTCGCGAGGGCTGTGTAGGTTTGTCGCTCTTCCTGGACTCTCTCGAGCTTCCGCTCATAGGTCCACGACACCCCCGTGGCGCTAGCCGCGCTGAGGCTGCAGGCGGGTACGATCATCAAGACACAAAGCGTTAACGGTCGTAGCTGTATCATGAACGGCCTCCTGAAGTGGGACCACCGTTCTTACGCCCTTTGGGGATAAGAAAACAGTCACCGACGAGAATCTGGCGTTGCGGGTGCCAGAGTCTTGTACCCATAGTGACCCAGGCTTTTAGAAGCCTTGATCGTCGTGCCGGTCACGCCGGCGATCCCGACGCCCGCCCTTGCTGCGGCGGGGCTCCTCAGTCTCCCCACCACCAACCCACTGGGTCCTGGCCTTGGGAGAAGCAGCGAGAGTAGGACCAGGAGCGGCACCAATATCGGTAGCCTTGGCGTCGCGGCGCTTCTGGCGGCAGGGCTTGCACCGCCGCGGCTTCGTCAACCCCTTGGACGCGAAGAACGTTGCCTCGCTCTCGGTAAAGGGGAACTCTGAACGACAATCCGCGCAAAGGATCACTTCATCTGACATGATTGTTTACCGGTGGTTTGCTACACGCGCTTCAAGCGCTTTCTTAGCGTCCGTGGACACCCCCTCGCGGGGGTCAACCGAGATCAGGCGGTCCACGTGACCATGTTGCGCCAACCAGGAAACTTCATGGGGAATCAGTTCTGAGTCGACCCAGTAGAAGTTTTTGTGAGGAGAGAGAGCTTCGACCTTGGAGTCCGTGAACCCCGAGATACGGACCTTGTCCGCTGGGAGAGCCAGGAGATTTGATACGTAGGCTGCGGGGACGGCCCCGCGATCAGAGAGCCAGTGCACGTCGAAGTGTTGTGTCGCCCAATGCAGGAAGGACTTGGCGTACGGCGCGACCGCGGCGCCGAGGTACTCATCGCGGTCAATCGGGTTAGCTGAAGGGACCAAAACAGGCCCATCGAGACCAATGAATAGCTTCGGCTTGAATGGGCCTGTCGGCATGGGCATGGTTACGCCTTCGGCGGTTCAACCGGGGGAATTGAGGGAGGCGGAGGAACTACCTCAGTAGCTGGAGCTACCACTGCGAGCTTAGCGGCCTCTTCTGCTGTCTTCTTTTCCAAGGCTGCGGCGGCTTTCTTGTCCCACCACTCCATCACGTCATCCTTGAGCTCGATGAGCGCCGTACCACCGGTCGACGCCATGATGGCCACCCTCCACGTCTCCCCGTCGACCGCGTGCCCGGCCATCGCCGCGGTGGCAACACAGCCGCCGATAGCAGAGAGCCAGTTCATGACCCAGCCGCCGATCTTCGTGTCGAAGATAAAGAACAGCGCCGTCTCCACAGGCTTCAGAACAGGGTGCTTGGTATCATCGGGGATCATCGCGTGGACGCGCTTACCAACAACCCGGAGACCGCCCACAAGGAAGAACAAGAGGAACATCGCGATCAGCCAGCCGTTGCCCGTGGTGACCGCGTGGTAGAATCCCTTGGTCGACAAGAAGGGGTCCGTGAAAGTGGGGTCGAGAACGACGGAAACTCCTGCGTCTACAGGCTCCGCGACCCCCGTCACCACGAGAGCGGACATCTCAACAACGACGGTTCCCGCATCGATCTGGACCGGAGCCACGACGCCCTCAGAGAGGGCAGCGGATGAACAGAGAAGAGCACAGCAGAGAATGAAGTTTTTCATGACAGTTCCTCCGTGAGCTGGGCAACCTACCTCACCCAGGGACCGATGTACCAGCGTCCATTTCGCGGACGTATTCTAGGTCATCGTCCTTCGACGCACGAAGTTTTACAGGCCCGTCCAGAATCTCTGCTGCGATCTCTTTCAACTCACCGGGAGAATACAAGAGGTGAGCCTTGAGAAGGAGAACCGGGACGTACCCGCCAGGAGCGCTCTCAAAGCGGTACTTGGCGCGAACACCACACTGAAGAGGGGAGAAGCCCGAGAGGTCATTGTACGTTTCCCCTCGAGCTTCTGCCTCTCTGGTGTACCGAAGCAGACGACGAGCCATGAGCTGAAGGAACGCCTTCTCTGCGTAAGGTACGCTGGCCATGATCAGCCCTTTTTAGGTGCGTTCGCGTCGTAGTAGTCCGCGGCCATCTTGGCGAGGGCGTCAAACGCCTCGGGGTCTGGTTTCCCAGTAGCCCCGGGGTACGACTCACGGAGATTGATGCAGTAGAGCGCGGCGGCGAAGGCTCGATGCTCCTTCGTCAACCCGCGCTCCACGAGCAGAGCTCGGTCGAACTGGACGAGACGCTCCGTGATAGCAGCCGCGTCTTCAATGAACTGTTTTTGAAGAACAGCCTCCTGCTTCTTCATATCCGCGGCGGACCCCGGAAGAAGCTCTCCCTCGAGCTCCGCCCAGCCACCCTTGCCGTCGGGCACCTTCGTCTTTCGGGTCTGAGTCATTTGGCAGAAACCTTCGCGCAGCTGGAGATGACGACGTTTCCCTCCACGATTTCAGGCTTGGCCGGGAGCTCCGGGGACTCCACGCGGCGCACCCCTGGCGGAAACACGGGACCGCCCGCTTCCTCCCGGAAGGGATAGATCGACTTCACGACGCACCAGCCGTGCTTCGGGTTCTTCGACTGACCGCTGCGGATGGGGTCGAAGTGACGGCAGTCTTTGCACTTCAGCTTGTTCATGACTTCTCCTATTTGACGTAGGGACGGACTTTGAGGGCGACCAACATATCGCGGACATCGGGAAACTGCTGCGAAACTTCTCGAAGAGCCAAGGACAATGTGTCGATGGCTCGGGGGACCAGACGTTCATCTTTCACAGGCACGACGATGGTCATCTTCTTCTCCCCGTCGCCGAGCTGAACAACATCAGGAGCCTTGTGCACGCCAGCGTACACGCCCCAACCGTGAAGAACCTTGCTGATGTTGTCGTGCATCGAGATGCGATGAACAAGATCGACGAGAATCTGCCGAGCCTTTGGACTGTCATCCCCTCCGGTATCATCTAGCCACACGAACACACCCGCGCGAATACCGTTGAACTGAATACAGTGTTCCGGGGGCGCCTCTATCCTATCCAGGGGGACTTCTCTAGGTGTTTTTCTCGCCGGAGTCTCATCGACGGGCGGCTGCTCCGTTTGACGCCAGGGATCAAAAATACCCGCTCTCTTCTTCATGCAGAATTCCCCAAGATGATGGTGCCGTCAAGACCTGGATCGGCGCAGTTAGAGTGTTGCACTTCGAATTCCCCGGAGAACCACGACCCTACTTCACGCGGGTTGCTCGGGTTCGTACCGACCTTCTCGATGATGTTCACTACTTGAACGCGATCACCGCGCTCAAACTTACGACGACAGCGGACACATGTATCTCCGTTACAGCGTGGGTACGTAGTCTTGGACATGTGATCTCCTATTCTTGCGCGATGCGGTAGCGGCAAAGGGCTCGAGCGGCGGCGGTATGCCAGTCCCGCGTGTTCGTATGCTGCTTCAAAGCAGAAGGAAGTTCCGCGAGGGGTTTCTTGACTGGCAAGAGAACCGACATCTCGTCGAGACTAGGGAGCGACGGTTGACGACAAACCCAACGCTCCACAGCGCGAATGATCGCCAACTCCAAGGCCGCTGCGGGGGCGCAATCAGGGTGCGCGGTCACTACGGACCAGCTTACGGCGGTGCTGCGAATGTGCTCGTTCAGCGACGCGTCCAGAGACGGAGGGACTTTGTCTCCACGACGATAAAGAAATGAAGTGCGACTACGCCCTTTGATCGTATACGAAAACGAAGGCTCCTCGACCCCGCTGGCGTAGACTACCGCCGCAGCGACCAGCTTCTTACCCCGCACGAGATTAGCGGCTACCAGGAATCGGTCGTTGTGCACTGGGCCTCCGTTTCGGCATCGAGATTCTCTTCCCACACCCCGCACAGGTGACCCGCTGTCCTGGCGATCCGACACAGCGTCGGCCGCAAGAACAGATGACAACGCGGGTCCCTGCGGGGCGAGGCATCACAGCACTCCGTCCAGAAACTCCGAAACGCTTTGCTGGTAGAACGCAGCCAGGCTACAGAGATGGTCGACGTTGAGAAGGGACCTTCCCCCCTCGAGGGCGGTGTACTGACTCCTCGAGAGGTTCAGGCCCTTCGCAACGTCATCCTGTGTCTTGCTGTGCTCAGCCCGCATCACCTTGAGATACTCCAACAGCCTTCGTTGATGTTCCGGGTACTTCACCACTCTTCGACGCGGTTGCACGACGGATCACCTCTCGTTCATTCCACTGCGCCAACACGCGCTGGACTACTTCGAAGTCGAACACGTGGTTCCGGAATCCAGTCGCATCAGCGGCCAGTTTCCCGTACCCACGATAGGACGTCTGTGTCGGCGTCGGGCGGTCCTTCGAGTTGCCCGTGAACATCCGCGGGTCCAAGATGGCCAGCACGCCCTTGTCAGTTCTCGCTCTGATCAGCCGACCGGCTCCTTGGCGAAGCTCCGTGAGCATGTGAGGAATCTGGAGCTTGGAGAACACAGCGCTCTGCGCGGTAGTCGGAGCTACGCCTTGCGCCACCTGCTCTGCGATGAGCTGTCTCGACCGTGCTTGCATCACAGGGTCCGTGAGTGCAGGGAACGGCAGCTTGGTGATGATGACCAGCTGCAACTTCTGCCCCTGCACGTCGACGCCTTCCCAGAACGACTTCACCCCCATGAGAACGCTGTTGGGCGTAGACATGAAGAGGCGGAGAGTTGCGGCGGCGTCATCTTCTTGGATGATGAGCGGCTGAGGGAGACCTTCCTCCTCCAGCGCTGCGTGGACGTCCAACAGGTCTTGCTTGGCGGTAAAGAGAACGAACGCATTCCCGTTCGAAGCCTGGATGAGCCTCGAGCACTCATTCGCCAACGCCGAGACGTACCTCTCTCGGTCCGGTGACGTCGCCCCCACGGGGAGGGGGATATGCCTCGGCGTGTAGAGAATCGCCTGCTTGTCGTAGTTGAACGGCGTACCCAGCACGAGCTCGTGGATGACCTTCGGAGCCTTGGGGGCTCCATCCTCATCGTTGTAGCTCGCCCAGTTCAGCCCCAACTGGAACTTCGCGTCATCGAAAGTCCCGTTGATAGCCATCGTCGCACTGGTGACGATAACCGACGGGATCATCTGCAGCTTGGGGCCCACCAACTTGCCGACGGAGATAGGAGCGATGGTGACCTTCTTGTGCCCCTTCTCCGACTTGGTCATGTAGATGACGTGGTTGTCTCCCGGGTCCGTAGCCAAAGAAAGCGTCGACATCGTTCGCTCAGTGTTCTTCTTGAGCGCGAGAATCGCCATGATGCGGTCCCGATCACTCAGGGATGCGATGTCTTCGATGTCCCAATCAGGCTTGCTGGACCAGCCAAGCTCCTCTGCTTCTTTCTGGGTCGCAACAGAGAGCTCCTTCATGACTTCGAAGGTCTCCGTGCCTGGAGAGCCAAAGGGATCCTTCGGAATCTCACCCTCTGTGCTGTGAAGAGGATCGAACATCTCCTTCCAGGCATTCTTGAGAGCGGTGTCTAAACCTCCCATGATCCCCGCCTTGTCCATTTGCCGGACCAAGCGAGATACACCGTTCTGCGACACTCCTTGCGAGAATGCCGCCCGGAAGGACGCCGGTGCCTGGTGTGCTTCATCCAGGATCAACGTCGTGTAGGGTCCGATGACCTTGCACGGGCCGAAGCGGAGGTCGAAAGCAACGACGTGGTGGTTCGTGACGATGATGCTGGCGGTTGCCGCCGTCTGCCGTGCATTCCAGTAGCCGCACTGGCCTCCACGAGCGTACTTGCAGCTCTTCCCGATGCAGTCCTCCGCGGTGACGTCGAACATGTACGGAGGGCGCTTGCCGGTGAAGTTCCCCAAGTCCTCCGAGGGGTTCTTGTCGAGCCACTCGGTGAACTCTCGCAGGTCCTTCGGCTCGAGCGTCGTATCCGCCTTGAGACGACAGGCGTAGTTGCTCTTTCCTTTGAGGACGGAAATCTGAATCAGTCCGTCCCCGTGTCGCGTCCGAATGTACGGAAGGTCCTTCTCCGCGATCTGATGCTGAAGATTCTTCTTAGCCGTCGAGATGACGATACGCGGCTTGAACGTCTTCTGCTCGGCCACTCTACTCGGTAAAGTGCCCGTGAACCCCTTAATGCTGTACTTCGAATCCTTCGCCACCGTGAGCAAGGCGGGGACGCCGTACGCATCCGACTTGCCAGAGCCGACAGGAGCCTCTACAAAGGCCACGGCGTGCTCACGAATCACCTTCTCGACCAAACGACCCATCTGCACCTGGCCCGGTCGCACATCTCGGCCAGGAGCACCGTGTTGACGCAAAAGAAAATCGTCGGTTTCGAAAGCGAAGCGATTCCCACAGGCGTTGCAGCGCCTGTCGGCTGGTGCCTCTTCCACCGTTGAACTGAAGCCACATCCGTTGCAGCGCATTGCTGTTCCCTTTCCGCTAGGTCCGCGGTATACCACACGTGTTTATCCGGGCAACACCTTGGTTGTTCCCACCTTGTACCAAGAAGCTGACGATCTTTAAGGAGCTGGCATGGCACGACCCACCATCGGTGATTTTCGCAGTCCTGAGCAGAACAAGCCGAGGCCCCCGCCGTCGGAGCCTGTAGAGGAAAAGGAGGTCGCCGCCGAGGAGCCAGTGGCCGCAACCACTCCACCTCCGCTCAAGAACGCGGACTTCCTCACCCCCGCTGAGAAGTACCGGGAGCGCCTGAAAGCCCAAGAGATCGACCTCAAAAGCGCCGAAGCCATCTACGACAGCGTGCTCTCCAAGGGTTACTACGAAGAGTACGTCCGCCTTCGAGGAAGTCATCGCGCTGTGTTCCGCACGCGAATGTACGAAGACCACCTCCGCCTGCAGACAATCCTCGAAATGCAGAAGCCGCAGCTGGCGATCAGCCAAGACGAGCTCATTACGCGCTACAACCTGGCAGCGTCTCTCTATGAATGGGACGGAAAGCCTCTCAAGCACGAAACAGACGAGGACTTCGATGCCATCATGAAAATCGTGAAAAGGCTTCCCGGGCCCCTATTCACGGTTCTTTCAAGGGAGCTATCGAGGTTCGACACCAAAGTCATGACGGTCTTCGACGAGGGAGCTGCCGAAAATTTCTAGTAGCCCCGCGGAACAACGCCCGCGCCCATGCCTACGCCAGGGGGGTGGCGTTACCGCCGCGGGGCTCCGCCCAAGACGTCCTTCTCCAGGAAGTCTACCGTCGAGAACGCGAAGAGCGCTTCACGACGGTGGAGCTTTTTGCGAGAATCCTGAGCGGGGGACTGGGTATGCGTAGCGACACTCTTGAGGCTATGCTAAGTGCCTACAAGAACGTCCTTACCCAAGAATACTACACCCCAGACTACACCGCCCGTCAACGCCTGCGAAGAAATCAAGTAGTGAGCAAAAAGGTCAAAAAGCAGTTGGATGACGACGCCCTATTGAAGAGACTGGAGGGGTTGAACACTCCAGAGGATACGGCCCCACCGAAGAAAAAGGCGGGTGCGAGGAGACGGTGATCCATGGCGGACGAGTTCAACTCGATGCAGGCGCAGTTGGGACTCGTCGGGCAAGGTGGAAGCTTCAACCCCCTCGGGATCGCAACACCGGCTCCGCCGGCGCCACCCATGGTGCGGCACCCTGGCGACATCTCCCAGGACATCGTCCGCCAGACCCAGACGCAGATGGCGACCACCCTCCAAACGACCTCCGCGATGCGGCTGGGCGGCATGGGCGGAATGGCTTTCGGCGGGGGCGGAGGAGGCGGGATAGGGATGGGCGCTATAGGCGCGTTCTCCCAACAGTACCAGCAGAACATGGCCGGGATTCAGTCTCAGCAACTCAGCCCCTACTCCGCGCAGATGATGGGGATGATGGGAGGCTTCGGCGGAGGCTTCAACACGGGGATGATGCCCAACCCGGCGATGATGACGACGCCAGGAATGGGGATCTACCGACCCTTCCAGCCACCGCAGGCACCGACGGTTTCACCGTTTCCGCAGATGCCGTTGTTTCAAACGCCCTTCACCCCGATGCCTCCGCCACCACAGTTCCAGACTCCGATGGAGCTCTCGAACAACATGGCGATCCAGGCAGGGCAGCGGCGCACAGGGGCGCTGTTTGCGACACCGGGAGTCGTAGCGCGAGGAGCGGCTGACATCGGCTTTGGCGCCATGGGCGCGGGGATCGGAGCCTCCCTCGGAGCTCGCTTCGGTCCGACAGGCGCTCTCATCGGCGGCGGCATCGGCGCGCTCGCGGGAGCCATGGGGTCCGAACACCTGGGCCTCGGGGCCACAGCTCAGCACATCACGGACAATCTGAACCCCTTCCGCACGATGGCCATCCGAGGCCAGCAAATGCTGGGAGCGTCACAAACCTGGGTTGGGGGTGGTCCCGATCTCAACATGACCACAGGCCGCGGCCTGAGCATTCAAGGCGCCACCCACCTCGGAAGGAAATTGGAGGACACTGCGTTCAGCACGCAGTTCAAGCGCGACACGCAGGGGGCATTCTCCGCCCAGGACCTCACCCGAATCACAAATGTGGCGGGGCAGCAGGGGATGTTGAACGACACGCAGTCGGTTGATCAAATCCACGACCGCGTGAAAACCATCGCAAAGTCCCTAGTCAGCTTCATGAAGATCGCCAACGAACCCAACGTCGTCGAAGCCCTGAAGTCAATGGGCAAGGCACGACAGATGGGTCTGTCTATTGGCGAGACCATGGACATGGCGATGGAAGCCCGGATGTACTCCAAGATGGCGGGTACGAGCGTCCGCGGCATCATGGACACGGCGGGCATGCAAGGCGCGATGATGTACCAGCAGCAGGGGCTCTCCGCCGGTCTCGGAATGAGAATGGGGATGGGCGCCACCGGAATGGCGCAGGCCGCCGTGGCAGGAGGCGCGTTCACCCCTCAACGATTGGCGATGTTGGGCGGAGTACAAGGTGTCGCACAACATGAGATGGAGAGTTCAGCGGCCTTCCTGAAGCAGCCGATGATGGCCGCCGCGCTGTCGCGAATGGGCGCGGGGGGAGAGTTCGGCGTCAGCGGGGGAGCGGTAGCCGCGCTCCAAGGTGGCCGAATGAACATCGGCCAGATGGCAACCATGGGCGCCAACAACATGCTCTCTGCGGTGCAGCGCCAGGGTGTCGGTGCCCTCGGCATGATGCAGGTCCAGGGAACCGAGCTGCAGGACTCCATCGGTCGCGCCTTGGGGCCGCAAGGGCTGCAGGCAGCGAAGATGAACCAGGTCATGCAGACCATGAACATGATGGGCCTCGACAAGAACCCCGGCGGATTTGCCACCGCGGCGCTCTCCATGGGCATGTCGAACGATCAAGTCAAGGCCATGATGTCGCAGGCCAGCAGCCCTGGGTACTGGCGTAACATGCAGGCGCAGAACAGGATCCAGCAGGCTGAAGTGGGCGGCCTCGAGCTCCAGGCGATGGAAGCCCGTGCTCCAGGGATGGGGCAGCGATTCTGGGCCTCCCCATCGGGTTCACGCCGTACGCAGGCCGGGGCACAAGAGCTCTACGCAGGCATGCGCAACTTCGGAGAAGGAGTGAGTAACTTCTTCGCCACCGATGAGCAGGGGAGGCAAGCAAAGAAACGAGGATCCGTCATCCTCGACACTGACCGTAGTCTTCTCGCGGGGTCTGACGCAGAGCTCCGTCAGATGATGAACATGAGCGACGAAGATAGGGCCGCTGCTGACGCCAGCATTGCTGCGTCGCGAGGGCAGAGCGGAGAGCGGAATGCGCGGGACAAGCGATTCGGCGGCGTATTTGCGAGCCAGTCTGAAACGGATCGAGCTCTCGGAGGGGACTTCGACGAAGAAACAGCTCGCGCCAAGCGGCGAGGCGGTTGGGACAGCGCCCTAGGAGGTGTAGGCGTGGCGGGGAGACGTCTTGGACGACGAGCGGCCATCGCCGGATGGGCGGTAGGCTGGTCTCTCGCCAACATCGGCGGAGAAGAGTTCGCCGACAACTTGATGGCCAAGACGGGAATGGGCGACTGGGACGAAGAAGATCGTCTGCAGCGGGAAGATGAAGACCGTGGAAATGCCGCGTGGAAAGAATCAGCGCGCTACGAAGCCAGCTCGAGGGCCGCCTCCAAGAAGATCACAGAACTTGGGGGCGGGACGGCCGCCGGAAAGGACAAGATGTCCGGCTTCCTTGCGGGGCTACGGATCGATATGGCTAAAAAAGCCGACAAGGAGCTCGGCTGGGGCATCCAGGATTCAAAGCAAGAAACAAGGAAGGGAGCGGAAACCCTGGCGAGGGAGAGAGCGAAACTGTCTGGCCTCGACTGGGAAAAGATGAGCGAGGAGGACAAGCAATCCGCGCTCGCAGTCGCGATGGTCGGAGTAGGCCGGATATCCACAAATGAAAAATACGGCGCCGCCTACGGCAACATCGATGCTGGACGTTTCAAAGATCGGATGGCAACAGCGAGGCAAGACCTCACTGAGATCTCCAACGAGATGTTCGGCGTAGACCCGACAGACGAGAGAGCCGGAAAGGGAATCGACTTTTTCGGGGGTACCCAAAGCACGCGTGACGAAGTAACCGACACCATCTTCGGACAGGGGCGTTCAGGGGAAGGCGGACGTATTGCGGCCCTCGGTGCGGCGGCGATGGCCGAAGAAGACCCCAACGGCCCGGCGCACAAGGCGTATGCAGAGGCGATGACTGCCCTCGAGAATCTCCCGGAGGGAAAAGAAAAAGACAAGATCATGGCGGAGATCAAAACCGTCGGCCAAGAGACAGGAAAAAACAGAGGGCAGCTGGAGGAGCTCGGGAAGTCCCTAATCTCTAGCGGTAAAACCGACGCAGAACGAAAAGCGCTCATGAAGAGCTGGGGCCGAGACAGGCTCGCCATCAAGGCTCAAAATCTCGAAGCGTCAGGCATGGCTGCTGCGTTTGGAGAAGAGACGGTCGCAGGACAGTCCATCGAGGATCTGCTCCAAAAGAACGTTGAAGACATCGACGACCCTGGGATGCGCAAACTCGCGGAGGACTATCAGGCTGCGGACAGCCCTGGGAAAAAGGCGAGCATCGCGAAACGAGCGAAAGAAAAGGCGCGACGCCTTGGAACACAAGCCGCGTCCGAAGAGCGCGGAGGTCTCATCACCAAGGCGGGGAACGCACTAAAGAGCCTCGCAAGCGGGATGGCAGACACTGAAGGAAACGTCAGTGGAGCGTTCCCACAAGCGGTAGACTCCCTGCAGTCGGCGGCGGACACGCTCCAAGCCGCGGCGGATGCGCTGCTCAACAAGAACGACACCACGGACTACAGGCCTGACGTTGGAGGACGCTAATGTCTGAACGCGTACAACTCATCATCCCGACGTCGATCAACGTGTTGACGGCGGTTAACGAGGTCTTCCTGCAGCAGAACAAAAACGGGGAAGACATCGGAATCTCGCTCCCGAGTCTCCGGCGACGGGCGCTCATGATCGTCAATGAAATCGGTGTGCTCCCAATTCAGACGGTCGTACCGACCGACGACTCCTTCACGAGGTAACGTATGGCGACGCCGGTCACTGCACTGCTAGACGGAAAACTGGTCGACGACGATACCGGGCCCGGCATCCTCACCGCGGAGCGACTGCAGTGGAACATGCTTGCAGGCGGCATCCCCTTCGCCAACGACTTTGAACAAGCCAAGCAACAAGCAAACATGCGGCCCCCTCGCGGAGTGTTCGCGGAGGTTCCAGGGGCCACGCCAAAATACGCTGTCAACGACGGGACGGTTGACGGAGACTTCCGGGAATCCCTGGCCCGGCTGTTTCTGCCCGTCAAGAACTACGACAGCTTCATCAAGGAGTTCGAGACAAAGCCCGAAACCCAGCGCATCGCTAAGGTTCTGGGGGGAACGGTCGATTCGGAAGGAAACACCAGCGGGGGGAACGGGTACATCGACTTCCTGCTGCAGAACGTGCAGCATACCATCCAAGAGAAAAGTCAGATCATCGAAACTCTCGCGGACGAGCACATCGCCTACTTCTTCGGCCAAGGGGCGGCCGTCTTCACATACTCCGGGACGCTCCTAAACACAAAGCAGGACGATCAGGCGATGAACATGCTTCGGCTCTACAACGAGATGGGCCGCGGAACAAAACTGGCGCAGCGGAACACGCTCTTGAGCATTCGGTACGACGGGCTGATTGTGTCCGGGGCCATGCTGGGTCTGTCCCTCGGACTCAACGCTGAAATGGAGATGGCGGTTCCGTTCAACTTCTCGCTGTTGGTAAAACAGATCGTTCAGCTCCCCAGCCCTAACGCGAGTGTCGTGCAGCTTTCCAAACCCTTCGCGATAAAGGGAGACGGCTACCTCCCCTTCAATCAGGGGTTGAGCGGGCTCGGGACCACGAGCGTCAAGGTGACGGCCGTCCCTCCCGTCGCATCCGCACCGGAACCGGCGGCGGCCCAGAAACAGCCTGAACCGGGGCCGAGTGAACGCGAAAAGGCTCGCGAGCAAAAGAAGCTGTCCCACTTGCAGCAGAGTGCTGCCGTACAGACAACCTCAACCGTCGCGCAGCAGGCGCCTGAGGTAAATCAGTCCACCGCCCCGGTATCTTCCTCCTCCACGCAGACATCCTCCAGCGGAGGACCCTCCTAGAGGCTCGCCATGGCCAACTTTCAGTTCTACGGTATCGGCGACCCAATTGTCGCCTTCAACATCGACAACACGCTGGTCAACAAACCGATCCTTCCAGGAGAAGTGCGGCTGCAGAAGGCCTTTCCGTATCCAACACTGGAGATGTGGCGACGCTCGGCGCTTCAGTACACCGCCGCGCCCATCACCACCGGGACAGACGACCTCGCAACAAGAATCCGTACAGCGGTACTGTTCGCGCACGAAGCGGACATGGGGTCCATTTTCTTCGATCTGACAGAAGTTCCCCCATCTCTGCTCGCAGGGTGGTACGTCGACAAGCTGACGGCGAAGGCGGTCGACAAGAACTTCGTCGCAGCGATGACGCAAAAGGAACTGGCGATGCGAGAGTTGGCGTCCATGGGAGTTCCCGCCCAGCATCAAGCGCTCATCAGAGCGCGGCTTGAAAGTGCTTCCTTCAACCATCGAGTCGCCGGACTCTGCGCCGCGGTCTACCTCACCGCGCTTCTCCTGGACGAGGCCGACCTGTGACCGCACGGCAGGGGGATCGGTATGTTGGGAAACCTCACACAGGGGCGTGGCTCGTTTACTTGAACGGGGTAGAGGTCCCGTGCCCAAGCGTCTCAGTGAGCTACGGCGTCTGGATGATCCCTGAAGCCACACTCTCGTTTCCACCGCACAGGCTTCTCCACCGCCTCGGAACTGAAGACCGTGTCGAAGTCGTAGTCTTCTACTTGGACGACCTCGCTGACCCAGACAAGCCGGAGTTCAGGCTTCTCTTCGAAGGAGAGATCATCGGGTGGTCCTACTCGAGCTCGTCAAGCGGCCGTCAGATGACGTTCAACGCCATCGCGGACATCTCCATCTTCACACAGCTTCACTACTACTTCCTCAACAACGTTGACACGGTCGCTGACTACGCCGTATCGGCGGGAGCTCAGTCTTCTGGAGTTGGGCAAGCGGGAGCCTTCTATCCCTTCTCCCTGTTCAAGAAGGGCCTCCTCGTACAGCCGATGAAGGGGGATGACGCGAACCCTCCAGACATCACCAGGCCCTTCGAGATCCTCTACAACGCCGTCCGCGGGATGGTCGACCGACGCCTCAACGACCAGAAGCCGGTGCGCCGCGCCATCCCCGCGGTCAACTTCTTCTCCCGCTGGGTGCGGAAGAGAAACTTCGTCAACCGCTTCGCCGCCCTGCCCATGTTCGAGGACGAGACGTCAACGACCACGGGAACGTTCCCAATCCTCCAAGCGGTACAGGCCACCACCGCCCTGCAGTCCATTCAGCAGAACGTGGCAGCGCCCATCGGGAACGCGGGCACCATCTGGGACGTGCTCAAGGAGACGTACGGCCACGTGCTCTTTGAGATCGCGATGCTCCCGACCGCCCCTTCGGCGAGGGTGCGTATCGTCGATGCTACGGGAGCTTCTGACGGGACCATCATCGGCCCCGGGAACATGAGCATCGACGAAGTCGATGTTCTCAAGAACCCTGTCCGGGTCATGAATTACTTCGTAAAGCCGCAGATGTTCTTCGGCATCGCCCCCACGTGCAACGTGATGTTCCCTTGCATGACCTCGAACATCTCGTACAGCGAGAGCTACGTGGCTCAGCCGACGCGGACCTACGTAAACGATCAATTCATCTCCAGCGTACTGTCCTCCAACGTCTTCGTCGCGGCGGCGTTGAGCTTTGGCTACCCCACAGAAGTCGACGTCGTTCTCCGAGGAAAAACAGGCGCGCCAGTCCAGAAGAACGAGTCCACCGAAGAGGTGCAGCCTGGGAGCAAGGGAAACACGTCCTGGAGCGGCAAGAACCTTCTGGTGTTCCCAGAAGAATTCTTCAAGGGGCCCGTGATCAGTCGCATGCCGGTGCCTGCGTGGTTCACCTACTTGAAAAACCGTGAAGGAAAAACGGATACCACGGCCTCTGAGAGTCCGGAACAAGGGAACCTCCAAGAAGCCGCGTCACTTCGAGAACTGATGTTCGACTACGTCAAGTATGAGCACTACCGCGGGCGATACGAGAAACGCGGCGGCGCGGTCAACATGGCGTGGAACCCCTACGTCGTGCCCGGCTTCCCGTGCGTCATCTTCGACCAGAAGGCGAGCGCCTTTCACAACATCGGCTACCTGAGCAACGTCACGCAGAGCCTCAGCGTCGGCAGCATGACGACTTCGATCAACTACAGCCTAGCCCGAACGATTCCTGAGATGCTTGACCTGCTCAACCAGGAGGTCACCAAGACCAAGGTGCCCTACGGCTCCGCGCCCCTGGAGCCCATCGCCGCGGTTCGCGACATCATCCAGGACTTCACAAAAGCAGAGCAGTTCTACAACGCTCTCTTCTTCCAGCGACAACCGATGAAAAATGGAAAGAAGGCCTCGTTCGATTTCCGCGAGGTGCTTGGGTACGAACGACCGGATGGCAAGGCGCCCGATCCCATCAAGCTCGAAACGCAGGTCGTAGGCTCGTCAGTCGTCACAGCGGAGGCCGGAACACAGAACGATGCAAACGCCACGAGCTCAACCTCCACCGAGGCGGCGGGAGGCGTCAGGGAGCAAACGGTGCTGGTGAACACCCTCACAGGAACCCGGGATGTCGTCCCGTTGAAAGGATTCGTGCCCGTGTTCAATCAGTACGACACGGCCATGCAGTACATCGCGCGACCGATCTGCACGATCACGGACTACCTGAAGTTCCTCCACGGCTCACAGAAGGAAATCAACACCTTGGTGCGGGAAGGGCAGGTGCAGCTGGGGGATGCGCGATTCGGGACGAAGGTCACCTACTTCAAGCGCATCAAGAAGCTCACGTACAACCCCGACTACGTGCCGACGCCCGCAGAAGTTGGCGTGACCACGACAGTGACGGACCCGCCGGCGGAAGGAGAGCCCGTTGCTTACGCAGAGCCCCTCGCCGGAGCCATTGACGCCTCAGAGACACGAGCCGACTGGGACTCAGCCCTTGTCGCCTACCAGGCGGAGATGTACAGCCGCAAAGGACCGCAAGAATGAACCCCCTCAAAGCCACAGACACGGAGCTCTGGCGTCAATGGAAGAAGACGAGGTCACCGGGGGACCTTCAGAAGCTCCTCACCCAGATGAACCCCATCCTTATGCGCGAAGTGAACAAGTGGGCGCCATCGATGTCTCGTTCCTACCTCGAGGCAGAGGCCAAGCGTCTCGCTGTCGAAGCGTTCGAATCGTACGACCCCAACTTCGGCACGGCGCTCTCAACGCACGTCGCCAGTCGGCTGCCCAAGCTCTCTCGCGTCGTTTACGCCACCCAGAATACCGCGCGACTCTCTGAGACAAAGAACCTGCTCTTCCACACCTACCACACGGCGTCGAACGATCTGAGGGACCGCCAAGGACGAGAGCCCACCAACGACGAACTCGCGGACCACCTCGGATGGTCACCCAAAAAACTTGAGACGTTCCAACGCCAGAGCCAGCGCAAGGAGTTCGTCGAGTCGGAAGACCATCCGGAGATAGAGGACGCTGAAGATCACCTGGTGGACTACATCTATCACGACCTAACCCCGCTCCAGAAAAGCATCTTCGAGTACTCCACAGGATACCAAGGGAAGCCGATCCTCTCAGGCGCCGCATTGATGAAGAAGCTTGGCATCACGCAGGGGCAGTTGAGCTACCAGAAGACGCTCATCGTCCAAGCTGTCACCCGCGCGAAGGCGAGTAGCCATGTCCGATGAGACGCAGAACCAAATCACCGCCGACGAAACACTAACCTCGTCAGATCCGAAGGTCACTTACAGCTCTGTCAAACAGGTCACAGAGAACAAGAAAACCGCGGTACTCGTATCGGTCAACGCAGCGAACGCGCCAAAGATCAACGGCCCCATCCCGCTTCCGAAGCTACAAGAATCAGCGCAGACGGGGTACGTCCGCGGAAAGTCGCAAAGCATCACTTGTTGCACTGTCGGGCGCCTCCTCATCGAGAAGAACACCGCGTACGACTACATCATGATGGCGGCGGCGGCGGCGAGAGACGGGATTGTCTTGCAGCTCTCGTCAGGCTTCCGATCAATGGAGCAGCAGCAAAAGCTCTTCACGGAGCGGTCCGTTAAAGCTGTGGCCGACAAGCTGGGTGTTGCGGCGCGACCCGGCTACAGCAATCACCAGTCTGGTCGCGCTCTCGACATCGACGTCAAGATGACCAAGGCGATGTACATGGCCAAACCGCCACAGTACACGGCCGAGTACCTCTGGCTCGCAGGAGACGGAACCCCTCAAAACCCGGGGCACGCAGCCGGCTACGGCTTCGACCACGCCGAAGGACATAGCGTCAACGAACCCTGGCACTGGACTCATCTCAAAAAAGAGATCAGTGGCGCCCCCGCGTTCTACGCGGCAACGGGATTCACTGAGCTCACCGAAGAAACCGCCCTCGCCGCCGCGAGCCTGAACATCGCAGGGACCAAACGAGGGGTCTACAAGGCGGCGCACGACTTGGCCGTCAGCTTGTCTCGCTCCGCGTCCATGGGCGGAACCTCCAGGGCCTCGCTCTTCAAGGAGCAAGCATCTTTCTGCGCGAATCAGTCTAACGGCCTGAGCCACGCGACGAGCCAGTTCGAAGCGTCTACACTAGAGGCTGAACCTGCGGCCTTCAACCTGACTACTCTCGCCTCGTTTAGCTACAACTTCGAAACTGGGAAGTGGGAAGACGGAGACGCGGTGTAAACCATGCCCACCTACGACATCCACTACCAACTGGCACCGGAGAACGAACAGCTCGACGCGGGCGGAAAAGTCTTCACGTTCGGATTCACGAGCGCCGTAGGTGTAAAGGGCCCCCAGAAGCTCGTCAACCGCTGGCTCAAGTGCTTGATGACACCGAAAGGGACGGACCCGCTCAGCAGGGGCTACGGCACTGGCTTTGCGGATCTCATCGGGTCCAACCTCAGCAGGTACCAGGATTTTGTAGACGCCGTGACGCTGTACGTCACAGACTGCAACGACCAGATTCGAGCCTTCGACCAGGCCCAGTTTCCCCCTGACGACGAACGGCTGGAATCGGCCAGCGTCGCCAGCGTCGTCCCTCGCGGAGCGGACGGATTTGACGTATACGTACACATCAAAAACGTAGCGGGCACAGTCCTTACCGCGCAGGTACCGGCGGGGAGTACGCGGACTTAGGAGCGCATCAGACATGGCGACGATCTCACTCGATGAACAAGCTCTCGCCGACGCTGACGCGTTTCTGACCGCTTACCTCAAGGAGAAGGTCCCCGACGCCGACTTCAGCCAGGGTAGCGTCATCCGTGATTTCGTTGTCACGGCTGTCGCCTTCATCTTCGCCTACCTGGAGAAAGAGCGGAAGACCACCCGGGATCAGCAGTCCCTCTTGGCCCTCTCCACACAAACGGACGATGAGTCCGTGAAGGACGCAGTCGACGCCCTGCTCTCCAACTGGTTCATCACCAGAAAGACGGGGCAGACCGCCCGGCTCACCGCGACTCTGCACTTCTCGACGGCGGCCGATGTAACGCTGTCCCCGTCCACGCGGTTCTACAGGACGACGGACCTGGTCTACGTGCCCGACACCGTAACCGGCTACGTCATCCCGGCTTCGTCGCTGACGCCTGTCTTCAACACGGACAACATCGTCACAGAGTACATCACCACTGCGAACCTCGTCGCGCAGAAAGTGGGAACAACCTACAACGTCCCCGCCGGCAAATTTCTCAACGCGGATCTCTTCAGCCCTTTCTTCACCTACGCAGAGAATCAGTCCGCGGTCAACGACGGCAAGGACGTTGAGAGCACGACGGAGATCCTTGCTCGAGCTCCGACGGCCATCACCGTCCGAAACTTGGTGAACGCGCGCTCCATCGACACGGTACTTCGAGAGACATTCGCGGGAATCAATCGCGTCCTCTCAGTCGGCTTCGGCGACCCCGAGATGCTGCGCGATTTCTCCAGCGAGGCGGTCACGCGGCTTCGGATGCATATTGGCGGGCACACCGACATCTACGTGCAGTTGCCCGTGTCTGAGGTCGTCGAGACTGGCGTGCTGGGCGGCGTGTACACGCGCCCGGACAACGTCATCGCCGTGTTCAAGGACACCACCGAAGACTTCGTGGCGTTGGGGGTCGCACCCGGGGACATCCTCCGTATCGTCACGGGCCTGAATGACGCACCGCGTGAGTACATCATCGACACCGTCACAGCCACGTCGCTGACGGTGAGCCCTCGAGCAGCGTTCTCCGACGCAACGGACGAACTGGGAACCTACGTTGCGTACACCATCGGCGACACAGCACCGAACTACTCCGACAAACGGATCTACGCCCTAGACGTTAACGGGGATCCTATCGCGACGGGCCAAACGTCACGCACCATCCAAACCCCCGGCCGCATCACGCTGCAGGGGCGCCCGCACTATCGGATCAAGAAGGTTGAGCTCTACGACGCTGCGGTCCCCACCGCCATCGAAATTCTTACCTCCCGAGTAAACGGGGCGCCGGGGCCAGGAGAGTACCGCGTCATCAGCCCGACGCCTCAGAACGCTCAGTCTGCGTACGCCCTCAACCAGGTCGAGGCGAACCTGGCGGGACCCCCCGCCCACACCGTAGGTACCTGGATGATGCGGGTCACCTACGACACGCTCGTCGGGTACGCGGATGTTCAGGCGTATGTCGTCGATCAATTCCAGCGCGTACTGGCGTCAAACCCGCTGGTCAAGGGGTACACCCCCGTCTACATCTCGATGAGCATCGCGTACCAGATGCGCTTCGGAGCTACGACGACGCTCGACAACGCGGCAGCGGCGCAAACGGTCGCCACGTTCATCAACAACTTTGACCTGACGCACGCTCTGGACCTCACAGGGATTCTGCAGCACCTGCGTGCGACCTACCCGGATATCGGAACGATCATCAGTCCGACGGCCCTCACCTACCAGCTGTTCGCGTCGGATGGAGAGGTGTTCAGCTACAGCACGAAGGACATCGTCTCGGTCTACCCGGACTACCCAGACAACAACGCGACCCTCACAAACGGTCTGGATCTGCGGACCCCCATTAGCGATGCGGACCTCGACCCCGCCATCCCTGCGAACGAACCGCTCGTAGCCGCGGCGAACAAGGTATTGAAAGATCAGCTGACGGAACTTGGCCACAGTGACCGTACGCTCATTTATCTGACGACGGCGTCCGACATCTCTCTCACCCTGGTAGGCTGACCATGGCGCTGATCGGGAACAACCCTGACTCGCTGCTGCACGGGTTGTCAGACTTCTGGCACCGCTTCTTCCGCGACATCGGGGACATCCAGGTCACCTACGAAGGAACGGAGATCCTGCTCGGACAGGTTTACCTGAACTTCATGAGCGATGTTCTGAACACCAACATTGTTGAGACGCCCCTCTTCCGAAAAGAATACTACAAACTCATCACAGTGAGGGAAGACCAGATCATCTTCCACGAACGAGGAGACGGGATCCCCCTGCTCCCGCCCCCAACGTTCTACGGGAACCCTGGAACAGACCGCTACGTTCGAACACTGGACACCTTCTTCGGAAGCATTCCGCAGCTTCAAGACGTCGTTTACTCACCGAAGGCCGCCCTCACCGAGGGCATCGATTACAAGGTAGCGGGAGCGGAGCTCCAGTTCAAAGCCGACCCCACGGCGCCCTTCCTACCGGGGTACGCACAGCGACGAGTCGTCATCGGCATCGGCGGGCAATTCACCAGCGCTACGGTCTCCAGCTGGGACGCTCTCGGCGTCAAAAAGGGAGACAAGCTCTACTTCAGTGAAAAGATCGACGTGGGCGCCCCTGCGACCATCAACGACGCCTGGTTCGTTCAGTACGCGGACGCTCGAGTCGCAACCATCGTCCACATCAAAGATGACGTGCTGTCTGTATCCGCGGAGACGCCCCTCCCGACCTTCCCAGTAGGTGCGGAGCCCGGAGGCTTCTCCTGGCGCATCATCAGGCAGCGGGATGATGGCGCCTACAACCAAACCCTTCCAGATTCCCCCGCGCCACCGTCACCCGTCTCATTCGTGGATGGGCAGATCAAGAGGATCACGGTAGGCGGAAAGCTCGAAAACATCCCGACCCTTGAAGTAGTCGAAGTCTCCTTCTGGGCGGTTGACTCCAAAGTCGACGACCTAGCAATCTACAACACCTACGGCTATTTCTTCACGAACAAGCAGCTCTCTACAGAGACTTACCGGTCGCTCATCCGCGGCCTCATGCAGCTGTACATCCTGGGCCCAGCGATGGCCCGCCTCGAGAGCGCACTCAACCTCACCGCCTCATTGCCTACCGTACGTACAGAGGGGGAAATTCTCCTCAACTACGACAGTGGGATCTTGAGCACGGGAACTGGTGCGACCATCGATGCACTCAACGTACTCACAGTGCCGACGGCCGTCTTCTCTGCGAGCTCCGTCGGAGGATACGTAAAGATCACCGAGTCTGACTACGCCAACAACATCGGAACGTTCAACATCATCGCGTACGTCAGTACGACGCAGGTGAAACTGAAGCCCACCTCCGTGTTCACCGTCGATCCGCTGGACAGCCTGACGTGGACGTACACGAAAAACAACAGGCAGTACGTCACGACGGACCAGAACGTCTACGAGTATCCGCTCAACACACCGATGCGTCCGGACGTGAAGAATCCTGCGAACTACGGAATCCTCACCTTCCAAGCCTTCGAAGTTCTCACCACAGCGATCCAAGTCACAGACTACGTGCAAGACCCCGAGTGGTGGCATACCATCACGATCCCGCAGGAGATCATGCCAGACACGCCGGCGGCGCGGCGGAGTGTATCTCCGCAGCTTTACCCCAACATCCTCGGGCCTAGCGGCCACGCCTACGTAGGCGACCCTGGTTTTTACATCGGACAGGACGAAGACGAACATGTCACGAACCCTGGATTCCGGCACAGTGCTGCGTTTATCCTGATGGACCGTTTCCTGAAGATGCACATGTTCGGTGTTCTCGTGGATCAGTCCGTCAGTCTGACAGGCCTCTTAGTGACGGACCTCCAAAAGATCCTGAGGGACGTGAAACCGGTACACACCGCGCTCTACTTCCGCCCCGTCACATCGTTCCGGGATATCATCGATCTGACCGACGAGTTGACGGTGCGTATGGTTCGCCGCCAGTTGGAGACAATGGGGCTCATCACCAACGACCTCACCATCGGCAGCCCCTGGCTCATCGGCGACAGCTGGGTGTTCACCAACCCAGCGGGCGGTGCCTTGACTATCAACCCCGGCGCCGGTGGAATGTTCGCCGCCATTGGCGGCTTGGATCCGTCCATCCAGCCTGCGGACCCGACCAACGTACCGCCTGTGAGTGCCCCAGAATTCAACTTGATGGACCGTCCCTTGTACGTGTACATGCACGCTTGACTTTGATAGGTTCCGCGCCCATGCAAACCACTTTTGCGACCACGATTCCCCTTCGCGGTGATTTGCGCATCGTCGTGCGCCGCGCCGATTCCGGCGCTGTGCACTGGCGCTACGAGATCCGTAACACCATCACCTACGTCGCCCTGCGCAGCCTGGTGCATTTGATTTCGCAGAAGACCACGACTACGGCGGCGGACTACGCAGTAAAGTACCTGCGCATTGGCGGGTATCCGACAGGGTTCCCTGTGGTCATGGTGCCGCCAACCCGCTCGGATATCAACCTGCAGCTGCCGCTTTCTCTCTCAACCAGCAAGTACCTTTCTCTGGGCGACACCGAGAAGACGCTGTCTCTCGCGAACCCCTTCGAGATGAAGATCACCGCGACGCTTCCAACGACGGAGCTCAACGGGAATGACCTCACAGAGGCGGGGCTCTTCATCCGCGGAACGACGACTGCGACGATCCCGGCTCCGCCTGTCTCTCCCGACAACGAAATCAACCCCGCGGACCCGACGCACTACCCGGAGCTCTTCGCGCGGCAGATCCACCCCGCCATCCCCAAAAGCAACGCCTTCGTAGTCGACTACGATTGGCGCATCGCCTTTACGTCGTAAATCGGAGATCCCATGGCCCGTCAGAACATCGATTACACGACGAGTACCCTCACCCCTCCGCACGCCCCGGTCAACGATGACCTGGACACCGGGACAACGACGGACGACGCGGTTCGACCGATTGTCGACGGCGAGCCCGCGCAGGGGGCGGTGTTCAAGCGCCCCTCTGAAAACCTTCGTACGCGCACGGAGATCATCCGCGAAGAGCTTGAGCAGCTCAAGTTCATGAGCGACGCCGACAAGGCGATGCTGCTCACCAGCACAGGGGACATCACGTGGAACGGCCTCCCCACTGGGACCTTCGTTCCGACGCAGAACTTGGTTCTGAAGCCCTTCCTGGCGCCGGACACCTCAACGATGGCCAAGCTGGTCATCTGCGCGAACACCCCAGCGGAAATCACCATCCGTACGAAGGTAACCGGAGTCTCCGGGCAGCCACGCGCCTACAACGGCGCGAACAACATCACCATCGACCTGCGCCCGCAGACCGTCGGCGACGGGTCCATCGCCATCACCACGACGGGTGACGGAAACCGTATCCACATCCGGTACGACGACCACGCGGTCAGCGGTACAACCGCAGGACTGAACGCGCTCACAGGGTTCATCCAACAGTTCAACGCCGACCCCACGATGATCGCGATGGGGCTCGAGGCGGTCTCATTCGGGACGGGGACACCTGCTGAAGGAACCCAGCGCGCCCCTCCAGGGCCTCCGTCGTTCGTGGCGAACAGCCTCATCAAGGACCACATCGTCGGCGTTTACCCCGCCGGAGAGCACGCGACACGCTTCCTGTCTGGGGCGGCGGAAGCTGAACAGCACATCATCACGCCGGGGAGCCTGTCATCATTCTTCATCGCCGACGGCGGAACGCTCAACAAACTCATCGAAGGTGACGTCCTCTGCATCTGGTACGACGAAATGGTCGGACTGGCCTACGGAGGTCGCCGTCAGTCGCTCAATGAAGCGCCTGAGAACAGCGCCACGATTCCGGTAGGAAGCTTGTTCCTGCTGCGTCGGTTCCCTGAGCGCCTGCCTGGCGCGCTGCCGGTTGCGACGGTCGTCAACGGACAGCTGATCTTCATCAACGGACGCGTCTACGGCGCCGGAGAGACGGGACCTCTCGTAGCATCTGGGTCTTCCTACCAGGGCAGCCCTGCTGCGCCGAACTCGTGGGCAGACAGCACGGTAGTCGCGGGGCCGGTTTCCTTCGAGTCCGCGCTCGACACCATCATCCAGACGCTGGGCGTCAAGAGCGGAGGTACACCGGGCGCCATCAAGGTGGGGTTCACTCCCGCGGGCGACATCGCGACGAACAACGTCAAGGCCGCTCTCGAGGAACTCGACAGTAAGAAGGCGTCTCGAGCTCTCCCGCAGAACAACACGTTCACCAACGCCAACGTGTTCACTCCCTCCACGGCGGCGACGACCGCGGTCACGGCTACGGGCAACACGACGGGGAGAGGGGTCACCGCCACGGGCGGAGCGTCCGCGGCCACCGGCGTCTACGGAAAAGGCGGAACGGGCAACGGTATCGGCGTCGAAGGCTTTGGTGGAACCGGCGGAAACGGCGTCGGCGTCTGGGGAACTGGAACGGGCGGCGCGGCCGGGGTGCAAGGAGATGGCGGGCCCTCTGCGGGCGCTGGTGTCTACGGAGCTGGAGGTACCAACGGCATCGGGGTATGGGGCGCGGGGGATGGGTTAGGGAAAGGCGTTCTCGGTGAAGGTTCTCCAGGATCAGCGTCGACGGCGAACACCGCGCCTAGCACCGGAAACCCTCTCGTACAGGCCGCAGGTGTCGTTGGACTTGGCCACAGCTCTGACGGCTACGGCGTCGTCGGAAAGGGTAACGGCGGAGACGGTGGTGGGGTTGCCGGCGTTGGCGTTGGTGGGGCGGGACCGGGTGTCCTTGGCGTCGTCGAAGGGGACGCCGCGCCCGTAACAAGCGGAGAAGGAGTCGTCGGACAAAGCGGTGCTGGCGGTGTACTCGGAATCGGTCTCGGGAACGGATTCGGCGTAAAGGGGTCCGGCGCGGGGACCGGTAAAGGCGGAACGTTCACCGGCGGCGCCACTGGGCCGTCGTCGTTTGCGACCACAATGGACGGGGCGGGCGTCGAAGCCCGCGGCGGAGCGGCGGGAAATGCAAACGGCGTCCACGGAAAAGGTGGTTCTGCTGCTACACCCGGCGCACGGACGGAGATCTTCGCTAACAACGGCGTAGTGGGCGTCGGAACTGGCGGCGGCGCGGGAGTCATCGGAGTCAGCTCCGCGACTACGCTAACCGCGGGTGTTGAAGGCTTCGGTAGCACTGGTGGCGGCCTCGACACCTACGGGGTTAAAGGAACCGGTGTAGGAAGTGCCGACGGCGTTCGAGGTCTCGGTGGAACTGCGGGAGGCGCGGGGGTCTCTGGGCAGGGGCAGGGGTCGTTGGGCGTAGGTGTGCTTGGCGCTGCGGGGACAAACGGCGTTGGCGGAGACTTCACCGGAAACGGTACAGGCGTCGGCGTCAAGGTGCGTAGCCAAGACCGCTGGGATCTCACTAACACCGACGGTGACATCCTACTTGTTGGCGGCGGGAGCAATCAGCACAAACTGAAAATCGGTATGGCCACTGGCGGAGGAGGGGCGGGGTCCTGCTCCATCGCCGTCCAATCAACGGTGCTCAACCAGTTGAGCCTCGGAGCAGGGACTACTACCGCGGATCAGAGCGTCCTACGGCTCAACAGCGGGGAACTAGTCGGCGTTGGCGTCGCCGCCTCCAACGCGCAACTGGAGGTGAACAAGGGTATTCACCTCGGCACAGGGTTGCGGAGCTCCGCTGCGAACGCACGTACAGTTCCCCGTATCTCTGCCGTCGCGGCGACAACTGCGACTTCCGATCTGACACTCATCTCGAAGTACACTAATCCCCAGAATGGAATTATTTACCGACAGTACATCTCCAGCGTTGGGGAGCTGGTTTCGTCCGTAAACGTGGATCTCACCTCCTACGCCGGCGGTATTGTCGACGTCACAGGTCCAGCGTTCTCATCACGAATGACTGGCGCCCTGCAGGAATGGTGGTCAAGTAGCACGGACACAGGAGGGGGAGCTTTCAACCCCGACTTTTTTCCGTCTTCAGTGGGTCGAGGACCCATCACCGGTTCCGGTGTAAGAGGGCGGATCGGTGCTTACAGCTTCGCTGTTTACGGCTCTGGAAGCGGCGGGGACAACACCACCTCATCCAACGTCATCCACTCTGGCAACACAATAAAGGCCCAGGCACGGGTCGTTGTGTATGGAGACGTAACCACTCCGTTCTTCGACAGTACCCATAACGTGGCAAGCGTCGCGCAGGTCGGAAACGGCGTACGGATCAACTTCACTTCGACAGTCTACGCGCAGAACCTATGTATTGCGACATACAACTCGATTGGCGGAGTTGTCCCCGTAGGTGGACTGATTGTAAATCCGGTAGCGAGCACGGCGCGCGTCGACATTTACGCGGTAAATTCCGCGGGGACGATCATCAACATGAATGCCGGCGGACAAGCACGAGAATTCTTCTTCATCAGCATGGGGTTCTAACAATGATCAACGTACTACACGAGCTCCGTAACCTCAAAGGTACCTCGATGCTTCTCCCCATCGCGGTTGACGCGACGAGCGTCACCGTACCTGCGGGCACGGTTCTCTACAACAATGCGACGCTCACGCTAACCGATGCGAGTGTGTATATACCAGTTGTAGGCGCGACGCCCTTCACCGCTTTTGGCTACCTCACAAAGAACAAAGTAACCAACGCCATCGAAGTGCTGATAGACGAAGTTTTGGTAGACGGAGTCGATGAAGCGTTCACCTTTCCACCGGACCAAGATCTAGTTGAACTGTTCGCACTTTTTCACGTTACGATCAAGCCCGGGGACAATCTCGCGACGATAGAGTGTCACACCAACAGAGTCTCGGAAGGGGAGTTCTAATGGCCGCGGCATCGATCAGAAAAATCAAGGATGTGATCCCAGCGCATGCGGCGAGAATAGAAGCCAAGCGCAAAGAACTCCGAGACAACCCAAAGAAGAAGTGGACCGCCCTCAATCCACAACAAAAGGACGCTATTCTAAAGAAGCTAGCCTTGCAGGCGGATCTCATCGAGGAGGACTGACCATTTGACCACCCAAGAACGCATCCTCGACCTCGCTGAGAAGGTGAAGAACCCTCCATCGTGGTGGTGGAAGGTTCTTGGCGGGCTCATCTTCCTGGTGATGGCCATCTGGATCAGCTACCTGCTGTCCAAGCGCTCCGAGGCTCTGGCGGCGCTGAAGACCGAGGCGGACAAGAAGAAACTGGCCGCTGAGAAGGCTGCCGTCGATGCGAAGGTCGAAACCGACGTCAACAAGCGCCGGGTGGCGGAGGCCGCCGCTACGACGGCGCTGGCAGACGCAAAGAAGAGCCAGGACAGCTTGCTGACACTCGACGCAGCGCACAAGCGAGAGATCGCACAGCTTCAAGCAGTGAAGGACAAGGACTGGGACGCGTTGAACAAGCTCGCCGGGGTGACGCCGTGAAGAAGACCGCCCTCCTGCTACTCCTGGTGTTCCCCAGCTCGGTTCTCGCCGACGAGCTCAGGTACATCCCCAAGTGGTCGATGTGCGGCGAGAAAGCGTGCTACGACTTCGACCAAGCGAAGAAGCTTCTGGAGCTCGACGCCGACCTGCATCTGCTGCTTCAGCAGGTGAAGCTCACGACGGGCATGAGCGTTGATCTCAAGAAGGCGACGACGAGCCTGCAGGAGGCTCTCGAGGCGCAGAAGAGTGCCACGCTCACACTCCAGCAGAGCAACACCAAGCTGAACGAGATGCTGGTCAAGGAGACGACTCGAGCCAACAAGGCTGAGGCGAAGCCTGGGCCCTTCCCTGCGTGGGCCATCGGCGCTGGCGTAGGCATCGCGGTCGGCGTGGTCGCAGGGGTTCTCCTGGGTGTCTACGTCGCAAAGTAGCGCCTATACTTCGCCCATGGACTTCTACTCCCTTGGACGGGGCGATGCTGCGGCAACGTTCTTCAAGAACGCCGGGTACACGGACCTCGAGAACAAGCTGCTGGATCGCTGGGAGAAAGCGTCACCCACGCGCCTCGACCCAGGAGCTCACAGTCTCCTGAAAAGCTACGGCGGCGCGATGGGCGGAGGCCTCGGCTCCTTGGCGGGATCGCTTATCGGCGACATGACCGATCCTACGCTCCACACGATGTCGCACCCGCCGGCGGCGGAGAAGGACATCTCTACAAGGGCGATGACCAAGCACGACGGACGCCCCGCCGCGCCGAAGACAAAGGCACCCGCCGGGGCACGCCCCGGAGACAAGCTGAAACTCTCGCCGGGGGCTCGAAGCGCCATCGGGTACTACGGCGGGGCTGCCGCGGGCTCCGTGGCTGGACGATTCGGGATTCCTGCCCTAACCACCCACATCAAACGGCAGGCCGTTCGAAGCGAACGCCGTGCGACGACCCGTCTAGGGTTGGGGCTCAGCGCTACGGCTACAGCTGCGGCCCTGGCGCATCACTTCCTGTCGAAGGTCGACGAGCCTACCAAGGAAGCGGACTACGCTGATTCTATGGCCGACGTGTGGGGGAAAGTTGCTCCCATGAAGACGCCCCTGGCTGCGAAGATCCTGGGCGGGATCAGCGGAGGGGCTGCTGGAGTAGGCGCTGGAGCGCCGCTGGGTGCCCTTGCCGGGGTACGGGCCGTTCGCGGGGTCGAAGGAAGTGCACCCTGGATCCCTGGAGTTATCTTGGGCGGTGGCGCAGGCGGTGTTCTCGGCGGAGCTGCTGGCGCTGTCGGCGGCGTCAAGGCGACCGACGCGGCGGTCCAAGCTCTCGTGAAGAACCGCCGTGCTGCGGGGATCCGGCGCGTCGCTCCCAAGGCAGCGCTGGCTCTCGGGGCCACAGCAACCGCGGCAGCGCTGGCGCACCACTTCCTGTCGAGGAACGATGAGTAACTACGCAATCGGACAGTGTGACGCAGCGCTGGCTTTCGGCTTCGACAAAGAAGCTGCGCTCGATTTTCTGGGACCGGAAGTGGCGAAGTACATGCGCCGCACGCTCTTGGCGATCCCCTTCGCTACGGCGGGAGTGATGCACCAGATGCCTGCGCCGCAGGCACCCCAAGCTCCGAGCGTCATCGCCTACCGCGGGACACCGAGGCACCACGCCGACGTGGCCCAAACGCGCGGTAAGGTTCTGACGGATCTGATTAAAGCGCAGCAAGCTGCTGCAGCCGCGCCTCCGACCGTTGCGAGCTCGAAGTAGCCGCCTAGCCTACGTAGCCTCGCACCAGTGCGAAGCCACTGAACAGCGCGACAGGCAGGAGGACGAGGCTGAGAAGCTTCCCCTTGGTCCGCGTGAAGTTGAGCAGGCTACGGAACCTCTCGGCGTCGCAGTACGGGGTCGGCTTCGGGTTCCACCAACCCAAGAGCCACACCACGATGTCCACGTTCGAGCTCACGACTTCGACCAGGAGAATCTTCTGGAGAACGCCGTCGGTCACGAAGGACAGGCTCAAGAAGATGGAGAGCCACAGGAGCTCCGCCAGCACGGGGGCAACAAGCATCAAGGCGGTTCCTTGACGGATCGTCGTAGTGGCTACGTGGGCCCAAGTAAAGTAGCCGGTCCTCTTGCTGGGGAACGGGAAGAAGGCGGTGACCTTGCCTCCGTAGGCAACGGTAACCAGCGCATGCGCGCCCTCATGGATGACGTTGTGGAGGAGGAACGAGAAGGGAGCCCACAAGAGTGCGAAGAGCATCACCACCCCTTCGGGATAGAAGCCCTGAGACAGAAGATCGTGTGGTTGCCGCCCTTGAGCCCCAAGCTCGCCCAGAAGGACTTCGGATGCTCCCCCTCGGTCAACGGCCAGCTGGGGAGCTCGTTCGGCTTCCTGGTGTGAAGGCCGCCCTGCAGGAGGCCGATGATGCGGGTGTGGCCAGCGACGGTGCACTGGAGTAGATCTACGAGGTACTTCGAGAAGTCGTAGCCTCGCTGGCCCTGGAACGTTGAGCAGGTGCGGAACCAGATGACGGTGTCGGGGGTGACGTACGGGATGAGAGCTCGAAAGCGAGTAGCGGGCATGGCCTTCTGCGCCAGCCAGACGCTCCCAGGGCTACCGTGGCCCCAGTACTGGATGCTGGTCAGCGGCTTGGGCTGGTGCTCGAGCCAGGCGAAGGCGTCCTCCCACGACGTCGCTGCGCGGTAGTCGTCCAGCTTTCCGAACAGCTTGTGCAGGAAGCAACCGATCTTCCAGGTCAGTGCGAGAAACCACTGATTGAAACCGGTGCCCGGATTCTTGTCGTAGATGGCGACGCGCATGCAACAGTTTAGGTTACGCGGGCGTCCACGGCCACACAGGCATGGGCCCAACGCCGTTGTATCCCACCGCGTGACCAAGGCGGATCATCTCGACGTTGACGCAGATGGTGCGAACCCAGATGTTCGCCAGGTATCGCCCGTACTTTTCTTGGCTGTCCTTCTCCGTCTTCACCACGAGCGGGGCATCTTTGAGCATCGCCTCGAGGGCTGTGGTGGCTGCGAGAGCAGCAGCGCGCTCCAAGGCGTTCTTGGCGTTCTTCTCAGGGGCATTGATCCCCGCGAGACGGAAGCGCATTGGATTCAGGTGAACGTCGAAGCCCAGGTCGATGTCGAGATCGACGGTGTCTCCGTCAATGACCTTGAGCAGCTTGGCGCGGTATTCGTACATTGGTGTCCTTGGGGTAGATCTGTTTCAGCGTCTCTTGGTGAACTGGCTTCGAGCACTCGTCGCAGAAAATCCAGGGTAGCGCCGAAGGTGAGCCGTACTTCCGGAACTTGTCCGCAAGAACCTGATGCTTGCAGGCGTCATTGTTCACGAGGAACCTCCCGAACTACCGGCTTCCCGCTGAACCCGGCGGGCGTCAGGGCGAACTCCACGTAGCGCAGCATCTCGTCGGAGCTAAAAAATTCGACCACGAGGATCAAGCAGGACTCCGTGAACAGCTCACCAGGCTGCCACGGCTGCTTGACCCTCACCTCGATGCGGTCGAACTGAGCGTACCCGCGGGGCCTGTACGTGCCCACGCCCAAGCAAGCGTAGTAGCTTGCCAGGCGCAGGACGTACGGGGTGATCCCCTGCAGTTGTTGCTCTTTACTCATCGTTTTTTTGCTCTGGAAGGGCGTAACATTGGGCGCGGGTTCTTAGCGCAGGGGGCTCGGCCATACTTACGGTCGATCCACCCTTCCCTTAACGACTTCTCGTAGATACCCCAACCAAGACACTCAAGGAGATCCATTTTTGTAAGGTACGAAGCTGTCACCTCCAGAAAAACTTCGTACGTCCAATTCCACGTGTCGGGGACCATGTGGGCGGTAGCCTGCTTGAACCACTCACGCTTGGGTCCCGTCCCGTCGCGCTGTAGCCTAAGAACACTTTTGTAGATCTTGGCGTCTCCCGCGCGAAACTCCTTAACCGAGGAGTACTTGCGTGCAGCCGCCAACACCTCAGAGAGGGAATATTTAGCTGCCCCAACCTCAAAACCAGGAAACAGTTTTTGGAGAAGCCCCTTCTTCAGTGCAGCTTTGTACACGTTAGGATTTCTTGCCAAAAGATCCGACGCTGAGAGAGCGCCTCGGGCCCCTTCCAAGATCTCGGCGCGCGTCCAGTTGTGCGCTCGCCGTCTAGACGGGCCCATGTGCGCGCAAATCTCTTCGTAGACTCCCAATTTCTTTGCAGCGAGATACGCCCCAAAGCTACCTGCCATGAAATCACCACGGCGAGAAAACTTTTGAGCCTCCGCCCGAAGATGTTCTAGCGCCTCAGGGCCGGTCCAATACCCGGGGGGACGGCGTCCAATTTTCCACTTCTTACCGGGCATTCGTTTCTCAACCCTACGCCGACTACATGCTTGCTGCGGTTCGTTTTTTCTCTTCGCGAAGACGCCGAGCCTCAAGCATCTTCTCGTAACCTTCAGGGTCGCACTTTCTGCAGATGGCCTCGAAGGAGTGGCCGTGTGTGACCTTGAACATGATGTCCGCCATTCGGTGAAGATCTGTCAGGAGATAAGCGGTTCGCTCAGCGCTCGCCTGCGCGGCCAAGCGAAAGCGTAGCTCGATGAGAGCGGCGAACTCCTTCATGTAGACAGCCTGACTCGAGGAAGAGTCGTTCATCATCACAAGAAAACGCCACGGACCCTCTTCACGTTCGTACATCTCATACGCGAGCTCACCGGACATATCCTCGTGGGCGGACAGCTCCAGTCGTTTGAACTTCGCGTCACGAAGCCACGCATCCCAAGATCCTTTCATCTCCGCCGGAGGAACATTGTCCTCTGGAGTTACGTCACGGAACCCTTCTTTGACGCTAAAGATCATGTCGCTCATTTGCTCTCCTGTTCAAGTTCGACGGTCAAAAGAAAAACCAAACAGCACATCGCATGGGCCAGGTGATGGTGACCCGACTCCGGGTCGTGCGTCTCTCCCATCCACCAGTCGTTGATGTGCCGCATCGAGGCGTCGTAGTAGCGCTTCCTCGAGTCGGGGACCTTGCGCCAGTTGTCTTCCTCGTACTTCCTCGCGCCGTACTCGAGCACATCGACCACGGCGTACAGCGCCTTCGTCGGGAAGAGGCTGAATCTGCGTTTCTGAGCATCGTGCTTCACGCCTTCTTTTAGCTTCAAGATTCCTCCACGAACTTGATGTGGTCTGCGAGCTTGTCCACGACGACTTCGAACGCCTGAAGGTAGCGGCGGGTAACTACCGCCAACAACCACGTGTCATCTCCGCGACTGGGCGAAGTCGCCTCTGCGTAACGCATCTCACCCAAGATCATCTCAACCGTCGTTTCATCTGGACGAAACTCCGTTGAGTCAAAGGGGCACTTCTTGTCGGTGTGGTATTTTAGCGGCTGGCTGCAAGAGGTACATGGGATCCAAGACGGAAACATCGAGCCGCCCGGGGATAGTTGGGTCAAAGGAAACTCCGTGGCGGAGGTCACACATCACCAGGAAACTTCGTGGCCCTCAGCATGTCTACGAGCTCTTCCCCGACTTGCGACTCCACGTCCCGAACGACTGTCAGCTCACCACTCGTACGGAGAAGGTGGATCTGGTCGATGTTGGTGGGGTCTTCCCTCGAGGCTACGAACGCTTTATCCGTAGGGTACACGAAGAGCTCTGTGCTCTCCCCGAAGGGAATTCGGTAATACGACTGAGGGAACCAGAGTCGAGCTCCCTCCGCGTCACAGGCCACCCCGTGCTTCCAGTGGGTAAAGAGCCACCGCACAGCGAGCTCCATCAGCTCGACAGGGTGACTCGTTGCGATGATTGCGTCGATTCCACCGGGCGTCATGCCAGTTGCTCCTTAGCTAGAACCGCTGAGACAACTCGTGGGCGATGAACTGCTTCACTGCGTCGTTCATCAGGTCTCGAACAGACGGGCGGACTCCCGTCTTCTTCTGGCGAAGAGCCTTGATCTCATCGAGCGCTGCTCGCTGCTCCAACGTCAGCGAAACGGTGAAGATGAAACCAGGCTCAGTTACGGGCTCGGGAACGTCGTCGTATTCGAAAGACATGCCCTACTCCTACTACGATTACGACAGGCTTGTCCCTGGTGGTGTCCCCGAAGGCGGGGGAAGCGGAGATCCGGTGTACCCCGCGGACTGAGCAAAGGCCGCTACAGATGCGCTGAGCTTCTCCAAGGGAGGCCCGATGCTGTCCGAGGTCCCCGTGATGGGGGAGATCATCCCTGTAGGGGGTGTCGTCGTGCCGTAAATTGGAATCAGGACGAAGGAGGCGATGTCCGCCTTCCCCGCTGACTCCAACTTCTTGAAGAACGCCGTGGGGTCGTCCGTAGGCTCAAAGGCTCCTGCCAAGGTGTACGACAGTCCCGTAGCAATTGCCTGCGTACAACCACTCACGCAGCTCTTCCAAGCAGCTTCCCACTTCTGCTGGGCCTCCCCGACCGTCTCAGGGAAGCCAATGTTCTCCAGCGCGCTCTTGTACGCGGCGCTCAGAATCGGCATGACGCCCTCACTTTACCGAGGAAACTGGGAGGTACCCCTCGAAGGTGAACTCCTTCAACGGATCTTGCCGCGACAGTACTACTTTCATCGTCAAGACGCCCGTCTCGCAGGTCTTGCACAGCGCCGCGATCTGCGCCCTCCCATTCCCACGAACCACCAGCAGGGCGTTCGTGTGGTCTACAATCTCTGCGTTACAATTTGAGCATTTCATCGGATACGCCCACTGAAGAGCATCGACGGCGCTTGCGCCGCCTTCAAGGGCAACGCAAACAACGCACCGCAACGCTTGCACGGTACGAGAGTTCGCGCGGGGTCGTCCGTCGTCCCGATGCAGATGGCGGGGTCACCGTCGATGTAGGCCGCCACGGGCTCGTGAGCTCCTTCACACGAAACCATGGCTCGAGGATCTGTGGGACGGCTGGCGTGGGACACTGTGGCGGCAAGCCCAGCGCCCACACCGAACAGCCCACCGAGGGAAAGAAAGCTTCGTCGGTTCATCCGCATCCCGTTGTTGTACCGCACGTGTTGCACACCCAGCAGGTGCCAGCGCGTACGGTGATGTTACCGCATGAACTGCAAGGAGCTCCGTGATAGCTCACCCCCGTCTTCTTGGCAACGACTGGTTGCTGATTCCCAAAGAATTCGGTGAGTTCCTTCTTCTTCTCCTCGAACTCCGTGAGCTTGTCTTCAGTCCAGGTGAAGCGGTTCTCCATCCAGCGAGCGAAGTAGTCCGCGAGCGAGTCTGCTCGGGGAATCTTCTCGTTGCCAGTGAAGCCTGACGGCTCGAAGCGCACGCCCTTGAACTTCTCGAGCAGCGTGTTGAGCGGAACGCCGTACTGGAGCCCCAGTGACATCGCTGTAGCGGCCATGTCGACGAGACCATGGAGCGTTGATCCTGCTTTGCTGATGTTGATGAACACCTCGCCAGGCGTTCCGTCGGGGTTGAGTCCGACGTGGAAGTAGCCGTCCTGGCCGCCCACGCTGAACTTGTGCGTGACGCTGAAGCGTTCATCGGGGAGGCGCTTCCGCTCGCCCCACAGCAGAACGGGCTCTCCGCGGTTCTGCTCGAAGGCCATGATGGTCTTCGTCAAAGCCGCTTTGAGCTCATCCGACTGTTCGGCGTTGAGCGTCTTCTCCTGCTTCGCACTGGCGGGTTGACTGGCCTTGCAACCGTCCCGGTACACGGTGACGCACTTCAAGCCCAGCTGCCAGGCACGCATGAAAGCGTTGGACACGTCGCCCACCGTAGCCGTGGACGCCATGTTCACCGTCTTGCTGATGCCACCACTGAGGAAGGGCTGAACAGCGCCCATCATCAGCAGGTGGCCGTCAGTTGAGATCTGGTCGTCCCCAATGGCCGTCTGGAAGACCTTCTTGTGCGTCGGGTCCATGTCTTCCGGAAGAGAACCCGTCTTCTCGATGGTCTCGAGAATCCCCTTCGCTGCCCCGTTGTAGCCCAGCTTGTTGAGCGCCTGAGGAACAGCCCGCGTCGGAATCTTGACGAAGCCACCACCGACGAGCTTCTTGTACTGCGTCAGCGCCAGATTCGGCTCGATGCCGTTGGTGTCGCAGTCCATCATGAACGCGATGGTTCCCGTCGGTGCCAGCACGGAGACCTGGCTGTTGCGGAAGCCGTGAAGCTTTCCGAGCTCCAACGCTTCACTCCAGATGAGGTGAGCCGGGCGAGAGACGTCGTTGGAGTCCATTCCGCCAGAAGCGTGCCGGTGCTTGTCGATGACCTTGAGCATCGGAGCCTTGTTCGCTTCGTAGTAGTCGAACGGGCCTGAGACTGCGGCCATCTTGGCGCTCTGCCTGTACGCCACTGCGGACATGAGCGACGTGATGCCCGCGGCCAAGTTACGACCCTCGTCGGAGTCGTAGGCCAGGCCCTCCGTCATCAGCAGCGTGCCGAGGTTGGCGTAGCCAATTCCCAGCGGACGGCTCGCCTTCGTTTGCTTCGTGATTTCTTCAGACGGGTAGACGCTGTAGCCGCACAGGATCTCCATGGCCGTTATACAGACCTCTGTAGCCGCGATGAACTCCTCCACGTGAAACCCGCGCTCAGAGACGAACTTCATCAGGTTGAACGAACCGAGGTTACAGCTCGTGTTGTCGAGGTGGAGGAATTCGGAACACGGGTTACTCGCGTTGATACGCCCCGTGTTAGGTAGCGTGTGCCAGGCATTAGTCGAAGTGTCGAACTGAATGCCCGGATCACCGCTGGCCCAAGCCGCCTCGGCGATCTTATCCCAGAGGTCCCGCGCCTTGTAAAGATGGACGCGCGCGCCCGTAGTCCTGCTCCGAGTGTAAAACTCGTTATCCGCAACAACGCAGTGCATGAACTCGTCGGTCACGCGAACGGAGTTGTTGGCGTTCTGGAACGGCACGAGGTCGTACGCGTTGCCCGCCTTGTTGAACTCTGCGCTGAACCCGCCGTTGATGAGGGCCTGCGCCACTTTCTCTGCGTGAGCCTTGCAGGTGATGAAGCCTGCCTCACCGTTGGCCAGCTCGAGAATGTCGGGATGATCTACGTTGAGAACACGCATCAACGCAGCGCGTCTCGTAGTGCCTCCTGATTTGGTGACACCAGCGCCAGCGTCGAGCCACTTCATGAAGCTCACCGGGCCTGAAGGCGTTCCACCACCGGAGAGACGCTCGTAGCTACTGCGGAGATTCGAGAGATTACTGCCTGCTCCCGAGCCGCCCTTGAAGAGCATGATCTCCGTCTTGCCGAGGTCAGTGATGCTCTCCATCGTGTCTTCGACGTGGTTGATGAAGCAGGCCGACGCCTGCTGCGCCACGTTGGGAACGCCGATGTTGAACCACACAGGCGAGTTGAACGCGAACATCTGGTGCAGCAGCAGGTACGTGAGCTCCTGCTCGAACACGAGAGAGGTCTCGAGGGAGAAGAGGAACTGCTCATAGCCCGCTTTCGCGATGGTGTGCGCCACACGAGTGACGAGCTGCTTGACGGAGTTCTCCTTCACTCCGTTCACCATGCGGAAGTACTTCTCCGCGACAATGTTGACGGCTCTGTCGCTCCAGGACTCCGGCGCCTCGACGTCCTTCTGTTCGAAGACTACCTCACCCTTGGCGTTCTTGATGACCGCGTCACGCTTCGTCCACTTTACGGAGTCAAGCGGATGTCCGTGCTTGTTGAAGTACATATCGAGCGAGAGATGGGACTTCGCGGGTGCAACCTTCGCAGCCCCGCCGCCGTGGGAGGGGATTACTTGAACGTCCATGGGTCACCTTGGTTATGTGGAGATGGTGTTCGCCGTAAAACTCACCAGCGAGATCTTTTTGTCTGTGTCTCGGAGTTTCTTCAATACTTCAAGCTCTGAGCGGGTTGTCCCCTTGTTGAGGTGGAAAGACCGCGCTACTTGAGCGAGACCAAATGCGTCGCAGATATCGTCCTGCGCGAAGTCTTGCCCCCACTTCTTGAGTACGGCTTGGCGCATCTGTTCTTTTTTAGCTTGTCCATGATCTGCTACGAACTGCTTCAGCGAAGCAGGCGGAACGACGATAAAAGGAACGGCGGCGTCGTGGAGAACGAGCTTCACCACTGCGCCGACCTCGCCGAGCTCGAACACCTGCCCAACGCCAACGCCGTACGCATAGCCCTCGAGGGCGGCGTACTTGATGTCAGGCTCCGCGGCCAAGACGTCACGCAGAGCGTCGCGAATGCAGGCCAGTCGAGGGGCTCCTGTACGCTTCCCAGGAGCCACCGTGCCAACGAACTGTACAGTCTGCTTCTCTGAGATTACCGCCACCCCGGAACTACGCATCGACTGGTCAATTCCGAGGTACATGCGACTCCTAGCTTAGGCCCAGTGCTGCTTCACAGCGAGACGAAGATTCCCTTCAGCTTCTCGCAAAAGTTCGTCGTCTCCGAAGTCCATTGCCTCGACGTAATGACGCGCACAATCAGCAAGGCAACGCTGCAGCAGATCTTGCCGCCCAGGATGAATGTCGGTGAGATTACGGCCATCGTTGTAGAGATAGCGGCGGAGAACTTCACGCTTGGAGAGCTCAGTCATCTTTCCTCACTACGTCTCGTGGGTCCAAGAGACGAACATTCACCTTGCCGTCGTCCAGGTCTTCTACTTCCAGCGTGGCGTTGCCGTAGACGTGGAGGTCCATCACCATGCGTTGAGCGAAGCCTGCCTGCTTCAGCTTGTCGCGGATGAAGTCAGCGCCGATTCCGCCGAGCTCCGCCCACAGCTTCTTGCGCCACTCCATCCACTCGGACTGAGACATTGGGTCCCAGGCTGTGGAATCGAAGAGACACGGCCAAGGCCGAGGGAACATCAAATCCCTCGGGTCGGCTTTACGAGGGAACATGTTCCCGCCAACATGAACCTCCGCCGTTTTCTTGCAGTGACGACACGTCGGGACAAACTCTTTGATGATTTCGTCGTGTATCCGTGTCGGCATACCGTTCACTTCAACAGGCTCTTGAGGACGACAAAGGTACTCGCGTCGAAAAGGCATTTCTCTTCCTCACCAGCGTGGTCTCTCCGAATCTGGTTGCAGTGCTTGCACACCGCGAACTGCTCCAATCCCAGTTTCTCCAAATAGACCGGCGTGACCCAGGGAATCGGTTCGCCGACCAGCGTCTCATCAACCATGAGTACCTCAGGAAAGCGTTGCCAGCGGGCCCAGCGGGGCGCCTGAGCGATGAACGACGGGTTGCGTGCGTGTCCGCGGGGTGGGTGTCTCCGCCGAGCCAAGAAAGGCGATTACAACAACCGGCACAGACCCAATGGTGCCGGAAGGCTCCAGCAACCACTTCTTTCGTAGGAGTCTGTGGGTGAAGGTCGGTGGACTATGGTTCAGGTTTTTAAGGGGCATGCTTCAGCTCTAAGTATCCAAAACTCTTATTCTTCTGAACCACTGAACCATCTGAACCTAAATTTCTATATTCTTTTAAGAGGTTCAGCCAAAATGACCATATGTGTGGCTATTTAGCCGCACTACCTCCGGTTCTGTGTCCCCCAGCAGAGTTTGGCGAAATATGGTTCAGCAGGTTCAGTGGTTCAGCCGCTTCCAATTTTTGTCGAAATCCTCAAACGCGGCAAGGCTTTACAGCGGGGGCCTCGGCTGTACCATACGAGCAGCCGAAGGTTCAGCCGAGGCCACTGACCTACGGATTACCTGTTCCCGAGCCCGTTAATCCGCTGGGAGGCGTTCCGTTGTTTCCACTAGACCCTGATTGTCCGGGCGTCGTTACTACGCTGAGGTTCGGTCGGTTCGCCATACCAGGGCTAATCCAAACGTTACCTGCTTCTGTGTGGCGCTTGATGTACCCGCAAAACTTGAGGGCCACCACCATGCGCTTCTGATGCACCAGGTCATGGCACTTCTCAGCCGGCAAACCGGCCGCCTCCAAGAGCTCACTGACCGTCAGCGCGTCGGTGTTCTTGTACGCCGAGTGCATTCCCTGCTTGGACGAGTTCTTCGCCGTGACGTTGTTGGCTACCCAGTTCTGGAGCCATGTGATGTACGGCTCGTGCTCCGTGAACTCGAGGTTGTACTTCTCTCGAAGCTCGTCCTCATCACGGGACAACCACCAGCGGTGCTTGGTGCAGCGGAGCTCGCCATCCAACGCCGCTTTGCAATCAGGGCAAGAGTCCGCAGCAAAGTAGAGCTCGAGGATCTGAGCCCACATCTGCGGCTTCACCATTTCGATGTAGACGATGTCCGTCTTTGTCTGGTCGCCTACGACGATGATCCAGAAGCGGCGAGATCCCGTCTGGTCTCGGAATGGCGTGTCGTCGTTCGTTGTTCCTACGAGGATGCAGTGGCGAGGGTTCTTCGTCATCGCCTTCGCGTAGGGCAGTCGAAAGTCATCACTACGCGTCGTTATGAAGCCTTTGGTGATCTGTACTTCCTTCTTCACCATGCCTGAGAGCTCCGCGCACTCGTAGATGGTGTTCTGCTGCATCGACATGTACGAGTCCTTGTTGCCGAACTCGATGTGGGCGTCGGAGAACCTTCCCGCTGGTGCGATGGCCCGAAACAGCGAGCTCTTCTTGGTGCCTTGCTTCGACTTCAGCACCAGCATGGTGTCCATCTGGCAGCCGGGGACGTAGGTACGTGCCACGCAGCCAATCAGCGTCTTGGTCCACATCGACAGCGCTAGGTCGTTGATCTTCTTCTGATTGGCGACGACCTTCTGCTTGATGATGTTGTTCTCTTCACCTTCTTCGATCTCCATGTACCCACCGAACGCCTTGAGGGTATCAAGCATGTAGTCCTTACCGTCCCACGTCCCGCGCAGCGCATCGAAGTACTCTCGAGACTCGTGGTACTCATTCTCGTGGGCCAGTAGTTCGATGGCCTGCTGCACGTATGTGTCGCTGGGCACGAAACGACGCATTCCCCGCTTCCCCGGCGTGGCTACGGAGTAGGTCTCTCCGATGGCCATGCGCACCCGACCGTTCAGCACCCCGTCGGGGAGTCGCTTACGATCAATGGTGACGCAGCAGTCCATGATGTTCCACTCGAGTTTTCCCCCGAGTAGCGCCGGGTCCATTCGCATCAGCGTCACCAAGCAGACAAAGTCGTCTGCCATGTCGCCGTTGGGCATGCAGGAGCCGTACGTCTTGCTCTTGACCCATTTGCACATGGAGTCGATGCCCAGCGGCTCGCCTCCCCGATGCATGCCGAGCTTCCGCAGGACCCGATACTCGACGTCCTCAGGTTTCGCCGCGTCATAGATGCCATCACACAGCGGAGCGAGTACGAGCTGCCCCTGCGTCAGGACGTTCGCGAACTCTGCTTTGAATCTGATCTTCGTAGCCGCATCGAGGACGGGATCTCCACCCACAAAATACTTCAGGACCCCGGCCAGTTTCTCCAGTACTGGAGGCTGAGCGGGGTCCGGCGGTGCGGAGGTCTTTGGCGGTATCGCGGGCTGTCCCGCTTGTTGTCGCGCCAGAGCAGCCGCGGCGTTCTTGTCCGCTTCCGTCTCCAGCATCCACTGTGTCTTCTGGCCTTTTGCTACGGTGAAGGCGTCGCTGTGAAATGTCGTTCCAACCAACATCTCTCTGAGCTCTGCTGGGCTTGGAACCGGCATCCCGTCCCCCAAAAAGAAAGACAACCCCCCGGGCGGCACTGACATGCCACCACGGGGGTCCACCGAAGACCGGCAGAAGGTTGAGAAGTGTAGACAGTGTCAGCTGTCCGCGGGGCGCGCTCATTAGCACGATTTCCGCTTACCGTCGAGTTCTTTGCCGCCACATCTCCAACCTCGCGGAGTGCAACAGGTTCTTCGCGTCAGGCGGGTAGACGTACTCCGCGGGCATACCCGAACGGACCATGTGCTCGAACGACATGGGTCCGTACGTTGCTGCAACGCTGATGGAGTCGCGGAACACACGCTCCGTCTCCATCGGCTTGTAGCCTATGTACTCCGCCGAAATTTCGTGGAAGGCCTTGCACGCTTCTTCCATGAGGTCCGGGTAGTCGAGACAGGCGCATGCGAGGTTCGTGGCAAAGCCTCGCCACGTCTCTCGATCTACTTCGTCTGGGTAGTCCCGCATCCATTGAGTCATCGCAGTTTCTTCGGAGAGCATCTCCTCCAGCAGAAACTTCGCCTCAGACTTGGGAGCCGGCGCAGAGTGCATCCCCTGCTTCTCTTCGCCAGGGGTGTACCCCGAGGAGCGTCGAGCAGGCTGCTGCACCAGCTTCAGGAGCCACTCGGGCGCCACAGCCAGGGGCGCGTCGGCGGGTCCGTTCTGCCAGTTGTAGCGCTTTCCGCTTCGGTGCAGAGAACCGGGGCCCACGACGTAGCCCCCATCCCCTCGTGTATCGAGCCCTGGACCCAGAGCACCCGCGGTGTTGCGGTAGTCGGGACCCGGATACTGGAAGTAGAAATGGAGCCCTCCAGATCCGGTGACCACGCTGATTGTCTTCGGAAGCGGTGCATGCTTCTGCTCCAGTGCGGACAACGTTTCGATGCCGCCGTTCTTCGGGTCGATGTCCAGCACCCAGATTCCGCTTCTCTTCCCCGTCGCGATGCCGAAGCCATCATTGGGCCACTTCTCCCACATTGCAGGCGTCCCAGCTTCCTTCGACCAGGCGATACGAGGGTGCTTCCCCACGTTGGGGCAGGTCTCATCCACGCAGTCGCAGCGTGGATTGTCTGTTCCCGCTCCGAAGATCTGTCGGATGGGGAAGATGTGGTAGTGCAGCTTCTCGATGTAGACAGTTGCGACAGAGGTCCCGTAGCCCATTACTTCCCCACGACGTCTTGGGTGGCGAGCCTCGTGATCCTCGTGGCGAAGTTGCCCAGAAGCATCTCCGCTTTCTCGAACGCGCGGTTCTCGCTGGGGTTGTCGATGAGCTCGCACACGAGCACGGCGTGCACGAACGCTGATTGCTCTCGCGACGCAGAGTGCATCTCTCGAATGATGTCGCGGAGCTTGGCGTTCTGCTCTCGCAGGGCCTTCTCCACGTAGAACGACTCAGGCTTCTTTCTGTTGATCTTCAGACCCATTTTCTTTCCTCCCTTTCCAGACTTGAAACTTCTTCTCGTCGGCATCCAGCTCCGGCGAGTTACGATCTTCCCAGGACACTGCAACGGCGTGGCAGTTCTCGCAGCCGTAGGGCCCGCTTTGAATCTCCCCGACGCCGACATCCACCATGTCGCAAAGCATTTCGTGCTGGCAGTAGGGGCACTTCATGGCTTGTTGATCCTCTTCTTCGCGTTCTCCAAGAACGCAGCCATCTGCTCATCTGTCCAACCCATGCGAGCTGTCAGCTTCTTCACGCCCGCGGGGTAGTTCTCCGCGAGAGCAAGTACCTTGGCGTCCAGGTCGAGACGGTCGAGGTACCACTTTCGCACTTGCAGGATGATCCACAGTGCCAGCGTCGCAGAGTTGAAAATCGTCATCCACTCGAAGAGAGTCATGTTCTGTTGTTCCTCTGTGTCTCGGCCACGATGACAACGTCGTCGTTGTCGTAGACGTGGAAGCCGTGGTGCTCCGTGAAGACCATCACGTAGCCTTTCCATCGTTCAACGAAGGCGCTCTGCCAGAAGAACGACGAACCATCGTCGTGCGACAGGTACACGCCGCCACAGTGAAGCCGCGGATCATCTGCCCGCAGCTTCTCTTCTCTCTTCTTCGCTTCGGTCATCGCTGCGCTGTACCGAGGTTTCATGGCTTCTCCTTCCCCAGCATCTGCTGGAGCTTTTCCTCCGCCTTTGCCTGGTCCGGTTCCTTGATGAAGTCCGCGAACTCCTTCTCCACCGCTGCGTACTTCTTCTCTCGTTCGATGAGCGCCGCGTCTTGCTGGCCCACGGCCATCTCTTCGTACTTCTTGCTCCCGAACGTGCCGTCGAACTCCATCTTCAGGAGCCCACGAACGGCTCGAGTGAGCCAGTCGATCCGATCTTCACGGAGCTTCTCTCTCCCAGTCATTTCTTCCTCGCCTTCGCCGACTTGATGTACTCGTCCTGCGCCCACCGGGCGAACCGAAGCGCCTTCTCCTGTATCTCTTTCGAGAATTCCCAGATCTCCTGCCCGTACTTCTCTTGACCTGGTTTCGGGTACCCGCCAACCCCGATGAGCTTTGTACCGGGCAGCTCCCTCTGGCGTCCGAGGAACGCCCAGCGCGTGTTTTCGAAGTACTCGAGGGACTCCGCGTCCTTGAGCATCGCCTCCTTCGACATCATCTGTTCGATCACGTGCATTCTCCGCAGGGGTGATACCCGCTTCGTCCGTCGTGGTCCTCGAGGACTCTCTTGGTGCCCCAACAGGCAGAGCAAGTTGAAGGTAGCTGCTCCTGGCGGTGCTTGACGCAGACAGGGCAGGAGCACTGAGCGCCCCCGAAGTACCGTCGCCCATGCGCTGCATGCTCTTCGACTTCGGTCAAGACCACCTTCTTGTACTTCCGAGGGAGCCCCGCCAGGACGCGCCACACATCGGTAGCGAGGGGCCGTCGAGGGTCGAACCAGTTGTCACGGTTCCCTGTGAAGTTGTGCAGCTCAGGCATGTCGGGCCCTTGCCCTGACGCAAGCATCGCGTCTCGAACTCCCATCAGAACTTCCAGCACATCGTCATCGTTCTTGCTGGTCATTTCGTCCTCGGAGCTCGAATCGGCGTTCGGTCGGTGTGCATCCGCTTCCACTCTTCTTCGGTGATCTCCACGTTCGCTCCGTTACGCCGAACGAAGATGCCTGAGTCCACTTCAGGCCACCGCTGTGGCTCGTTGAACCAGCGTTGGATGGCCGACATCCAGGTCGACCGGCAGTCCTTGCAGACGCGCAGCGTGTAGAAGCCACGAACCCCAAGAGGCTGGTCCGTGGTGACTTCGCCCGAGCCGATGTTGATCGACACACCGTTCCCAAGAGGGAGAGTGGGCGCAGGCTTGTGCAGCTTGAGGTGCACGGGGTCAGCTTCCAGCAGGGACTTCCTTTCGAAGGGCAGCCCAAGCTCCTGCATCTCGTAGAAGCACGCCATCCACAGCGTGCGTCTGTCTTCTCCAACCTCACCGCAGCGTTGGCACTTCTCGCCGTGTTCTTCTTGGTTCATTTCTTCTTCCCTTTCTTCGGTAGCTGAAAGATGTAGTGACCTCCTCGTCGCGACTGGAGCCAGCAGATGGCCCAGAAGACGTAGTTCTCCTCGAGCGCCCCGATGATCGACTCGTTGCCGCTCCACCCCGCCGTCGAGATCCAGTACTTCCCGCCACGCTGGCGCCAGTAGCCCATGTCGGCGGCGCCCCAGAGTGTCCGCACGAACGCCATTAGTCCCTCGAGGTCAAAGGGAGACCATTTGGCGATCTTCTTGAGCTCTGCGTCGTCCGGATAGCCATCGGGCGTCATGCCTTCTTCTCCAGAGCGTTCCGCTTCTCTTCTTCCCTCGCTTGAATCTCCTTCGCTACGGCACCCATGCCCCCTTCTTGGAAGGCGTTCATCAGCTTGTGGTCGAGGGGCATCTCAGCGAGTTCACAGATCTCGCAGTTCCCGTTGACGCAGTCTTCGGCTTTCACTTTCTTGGGCTTCATCACTCCCCCTTCTTGCGTCGAGAAAGTACATCCAACTTCGCGTTGATCTGCAGCAGCACCTTGCCGAGGCTGTCGTTCCGGAGGAACCCGAGGCTCACGGTGTCGGCGCACGTCGAGCACAACTTCGTGGGCTGGGTTTTCAGGCTTCCAGGGATGTTTTCTTCGTAGGTCTTGAGGGTCCGCACAACGTCGCACGCCGCACAACGAGCTCGTTCGCTCATGGGGCTCCGAACAAACTACCCCCGCGAGCGCTATCACACGCTCAGCGGGGAGGCCTTTCGGCCTTCTGTGAATTTGGGGTGGACGGTGATAGACGTCCAGGGGGAAAGCTTCTTACTGCTTCTACTCCACTGAGGCAACACCTATACTGGGGCCACTATGGCAGCTACGCTCAACCACACTCAGACCCGTACCGCGTCCGTTCCTCCCGCGGCTTCGGTCTCCGCGCCGTATCGCGTAGTGGACGTCATCAACTCTTCGACAGGGTTCCCTGAGAGCTTGTCGCCGGGCCCGACGTCTCCGGCGTCCGTGTTCGTGCACAAGGTCGCCGACGGGCTTTTCAGCCACGTGGCCACTGTGCTGGACATGCAGACGTTCCCGAACAGCTTGCTCGCGGCGCAAGGCGCCAATCAGCCGTACTACCGACTGATGTCCGTCACTAAAGACTTCGCAACGATGGAAGTGGCACAGGATTTCGCGGATACGCTGATCTCTCGCATGAAGTCACTCTGTAATGAGTACGAGATCACGGCGAGCACCTTCGTCGGCGTCACCGGCCCTGTCAACCTTCCGTAAGGACACCACATGGCTACGATTCTTGGGCAGCGCTGCACCGTCTTTCTCGACGAACAGAGTGTTCAGCGCTTCAAGATCGAGTCGTCCATCGACGAGGTGCTGCCGGGGGACCTGCCAATTTACGGTCCTGCTCCTTATACCTCAAACGTCTTCGTGCATCAGATCGTCGCGCCGACGGATCCGAAGCAGGACACGTTCCTGCGAGTGGCTAACGTCGCTGACCTGACCACCCTTCCCCAGGGGCGTGAATCCGCGCTGAGCTCCGGGAAGACGATTTACCTGTCGGCGAACTTCGTCGTCATCTACGACGACATCGCTACAGCGAACCAGGCGAAGCTGCTCATTCAGCAGCGGGTCGATAACCTCATCGCTGATTGGCATGCGTACAACGAGCAGTTCCTGTACCCGCTCAATGCGCCTACACCAGAGGGCCCGCCGTACACGTACTCGGACATCACGCTTCCGCTGACTACCAGTATCGTTTCCGAACGGCAGGACGCGTACAACGCGGCGCACGCTGAGCTCCTGGACGCAACGGCTACGAGCGCGGTAGCAGCGGTGACGCTGACCGCAGCAACAGCTACTGCATCCGCCGCCAACGACAACGCCACGAGCGCTGTCGCTGAAAGCCAGAAGTGCAGCACTCTGTTGGGGCAGTACAACAGCGGTATCGCTCCGATCAACACATTCCGCACGCAGATGAACAATCTGCTGACACAGTCGAAGCTTTTCGATTCGGCGTGCACGACCTACCAGGCCGCCGTCGCTGTGTACCGGGCCATCGACAACCCGGGCTCTGGGGACGAAACCGCCCTCGACACAGCGACCGGAATCTTCAACGGCGTGAAGGCCACGTGGCAAGCCGCCATCACCGCTGCGACGACGGCTTCTCAGGCGGAGGCGGTTGGTGGGCAGCCCGTCATGACGACGTTCGCCACCAACATGTCGGCGGCCTGCACTACCAAGATCTCCGAGGTTGCAATCGCCGCGGACGCCAAGACAGAGGCAGACAGGACCGCTGCGGACGCTGCAACCGAAAAAAAGGCGGCCGACAAAGCTACTGCGGCCGCCCTCGCCGCGGATACCGCCGCGTTTCTGGCACTCCAGGAAGTGTGCCCCACCGCGGAGCGCACGGTTCCTTAGAGGTAGACGTTTCGCGGCTGCTTCGCTTCCCACACCTGCAACTTCGTGGGAGCGAAGAGCCGTTGTACCGCTTCAGCTGCTTCGCGCGTCAGTGCTTGTGCGACGACTATCTCGTCTCCGTTTCCGAAGGCGGACCAACGCGGATCATCACGTCGCAGCGTCATGTAGCAGAGAAACATTACCGAACCTCCTCCTTGTCGATGTCAGCCAGTTGCCCATCGGACAGCCGGGACGCTACCTGGCTGATCTCCGTGAGAGTGTCGTCGTAGTAGTCCGAGATGTAGGACCCGTTAGTCCATTTTACTCTGACACTGTGATTGTCGCAGCCGACCGCGGTGATGTAGCTACGGCAGCCCCAACCGTACGATTTGTTTCCTCTCCCCGTCTTGAGCGTCAACCACAGCAGCGCTCGAGTGGTCTTGTCCTTGACTGGCCCACGCTTCGCAGGCACATCTGCTTCGGTCAGCGCCAGGTCGAACGCTTTGGCGATGTCCTCGTACGTCTTGAGCATCCCGAACGGCTGAATGTCTCCCTTGGCCCGATGCACCGTCGCAACGACGCCGTCAGTCCCCTGCAGCTTGAGCCCTGTCAGCATGACGTTCCAGCGAGAGACCTTCGCTGTCGCGCCCATGGCTCGAGCGACTTCCCACAGCTGCCACTCAGGCCAGGGGGATTTCGCAAGCGTCTCGGTGAGACGACGCTCGCTCATCTCGACGATGTCTTCGACTGGCGGGTAAGCACCCTTGCACCATCGAGAACGGTCGCAGCTGCTCTTGATGGGGCACTTGCCGCACTGTTCCTTCTTGAACTTCTTGGTCTCAGCGCCTTGCGTTGACGCCTCAGAGCGCTTCTTGTGGTTCTTCTCCATTTCCTCGAAGTCGTGTTCCCAGTAGGAGCGAATCGCTTTCGAGAAGGCCGCTGTCCGCGTTGACCCCGGCTTCACGAGAGTGAACTCCCCCAGCTTGGGAAAGTTCTCTCGCACGTGGTCCCACAGGTCCTCTTCTTGGTGCGCTGGCGAGAGCCGCTGAGGCAGTTCGAACCCCACCCCTTCCGAGAGACACCTCATCCCTCGGTCGGGGCAGTGCGAACAGCCCACCGCTTTGAAGAGCGACAGGCACTGGTTGTACCTGGTACGCAGATTCAACGCGTGGGGCTTGCCGTTGATGAAGAACCGGAGATCGGCCCCCTCGAGGGGAGCTTCGTCCGGGTTCTGGTCCTTCAGGTGCGTCGAGACCAGTACATGGAGCTTCTTCTCGGGTGGCTCTCGTTCGTTCCTGTTGTACCAGGAGCGCGCTTCGGGGTTCCTCTCCCCCACCTGAGTCACGAAGTACCCGTTGGAGAAGATCTTCTCGAGCTCCGGCAGCGCAGCTACCTTCTCGACGTCCAGTGTCTGAAAGAGCAGGGCTGGGCTTCGAGAGGTAGCGAGACAAACGGTGTATTTCATGTGCCTGTCACCTCGAACGGCGGATCCTGGTTCTCGAGATCGATGGGCTCGCTCGTCAGTTCCCCGTTTACGAACTCGAACATGGTGATGTCCGAAGTCTTGTGGGTTTCCTTCGCCCGCTGGTAGAGCTTCCGCAGCTTCTCTGTCTTCTCCGGCGCGAACCGGGTGAAGTAGTTCAGCTTGCCGACGATCCACGCATGCAGCTTCACGACATCGTCCTTCTTGGCGTACTTCACTTGCGCCTCGAAGCCGTGCTGATTGGCCTTGTACAGCAGCATGTGCAGCTTGCGATACTCGTTCGCTGGGATGTTCAGCTTGCGGTTGATGTTGATCCCCAGCACTCGCTGAGGCCGCCGCCAGTGCTGGACCTGGAGCTTCTTCCAGTTTACTCGGTAGCCTGAGCCCTTGATGATGTCGGTCGCCAGCTGGATGACCTTGTTCACCTCTTCTGTGGGCAGGGGCGTATCACTGCTGAAGTACAAGTCGTCTGCGTACCGGGTGTAGCGCCACCCGTTTGGCAGAGCCTTCAACAGCGGCTGGTCAATCTTCCAGTCGCACACCAGGTTGCAGATGTCCCCGGCGGTGAGCGCTCCCGGAGGAACGCCTGTCCGCTTCCTCTTCTTCTCGTCGCGGTAGTCGGTCGTGAGCAGCTGGCCCAACAGACTGCTGGCGTAGTGGTTGTAGCCAACGACCTCGTGGAAGTACTGGCGGATCCATGACCGGCGGGTCGACAAGAAGAAGTCCTTGAGGTCCATCTTGAACTTCACGCCCCGCCGCGGGCAGTCGTGCTTCACCGGGTTGGTCCCCGGCTTGGTGGTCTCCACACAGATGGGGCAGTCACGCAGGTGCGCCTGAGCGGCGTCCAGCGTGCTCTTCCCCACCTGGTAGGCCGAGACATGCGCCCCGAGCTTGGAGCACAGGGGTAGCAGGATACGAGCGCGCATCTGCTGCTGAAAGATGCGGATGAGCCCGTTCGGGTCGAATGTCCGGCGAAGGCCGCCAGACTTCTTCTTGATCATGAACTCGTTGTACATCTTGGCGCGGTTGTCCACGATGTACCAGAACGTCTTGCCAGTGAACCCCAGCCGGAAGGCCAGCGTCCAGTCATCGACGATCAGCGGTACGTCGGGCGAGTTCACCAGGAGCGGTTTGACCTCGATCTTCTCGAGGAAGTTCTGCTTGTAGGTGGGCATCAGTCTTCCTCGAAAGCAGGGAGCGCCGAAGGTTCAGGAACCTCCAGCCCTTCTTTGAAGTGGTTGTGCATCCCGAGGGAGAGAGAGGTGTAGCAGATCTCTTCACCCAGGCGGCAGTGACCGTTCTGGTGGTTGATGAAGTTCGGGCAGGCGATGCAGACAGGCCGGATGTTCTGCTCGGGCGTCTGTAAGTACGTCAGGGTGGGGAACGGTTCTTTGATCCCCGGCATGATTGAAGCCCCTCGGCGTCGGCGCTTGGTTTTACCGTTGGTGGGAGCTCGGTAGGCCCCCGCCGCTGTGAGATACCGCGGCATGTTCGACGCCACGTACTTCGCCAGGATGGGCACGCACATCACCCAGTCCCCAGTCTCGAGCGCTTCCTTCCACTCCGTGTCGCTGGGCGGAGGGGCGTCGTCACGTCGGTCATGCTCGTGCGTCTCGCCTGCGTCGATCTTCACGTAGTCAAGCAGCATGTTCTTGAGGCTGCTCTCGACGGGCAACACCAAGGCGTAGCGGAACAGCTTCTTGAAGACGCCGTGCTCGCCGTTCTTGGCGAGGTACACCCGGTCAAACGGGAACTGCTTGCCGGCGGTTTCCCGCCGGACACGGAGGCAATACAGGTCCATCGGATCTCCTGGTGGTGGTTGGTGGTCAGTACCGCTGAGCAGCGAACTCGCTTCGGATGTTCCGCCACTTTCCTGAGGTCCAAAGCGCGTCGAGTCGTTTGAGCTCTTCTTCGATGCGCTTGAGCTGCTTCTTACGCCCTGTCAGGCGGTCCCACGTTTGTGGCTGCGGTACCAGGCAGCCGACCCAGTTGATCTTCACCAGCTGAGGTAGTCCAGTCCGCCACGTCGATGTGATGTACAGCGGCCAGTCTTCGTAACCGTCGTACACGATGTACTTGTAGGGCCCGTGGACCTTGTCGCACTGCTTGGTGGGGTACGTCTTTCGCTTCCCCACCTTGAGGGCGATCCAAGCGCACACCGAGACTGGGTAGTCATGCTGCACGGTGAAATCGAACCCAATGCGACAGGGACCGTGGTCGTACGAGAGGTCACGATCCATCGGTCCCCGCGCGTAGGGGTCCAGCGTGTGGTTGTAGTGCCTCCGGAGGAAGGCCATCATCTCCTTCTTGGCCTTCTCACTCTTGATCGGCGTTGCGAGGGAGTAGCCCATGGCTTAGGGAGGCAGGATGACGATCTGCCCGCCGGACTCCTTGACCTTCTTGACCCAGTCGTGAATGTTGATCGGCTGAATCGTCTTGCAGCGCCGTTCAACGAACAGCTTTCCGGTGGCCGGGTCTCGAGTGACGTCCCCGCCGTTGGTGATGTACTCCGTCCCATCTGCCCGCTGGAAGATGTGGCGGTTCTTGTCGATGCGGGTCCCGTCGAACTTGTCGTCGGTGAACCAGCGGATTTCTACGTCTTCTCGTCGGATTGCTTTCTTCGACATCATCCCTCCTGCCAAGCGGCCACCGCGTCTTCGAAGGCTTGGTGGGCTTCTGCGCACGCGTTGGTGGTCCACATCCTGTGGTGTAAGGACTCTGGTTTCTTCGTCAGGGGTTTCCATTCCCCGTACTTGAGATCTCTCGCGGCGTCCCTCGCCAGGTCTCCGATAGCCCCTTGTTCTTTTTCCTGTGTGAGCAGCCAATCCAAGAATTCCATAGTTACTCCTCCTTCATCTTGAACATCTCGATCAACCGATTCGGTGCGATGTTGTCCATGCCCTCGCAGGGGTGACACCCAGGCATCAGCAGCCAGATGATGGGGCACTCAGGCTGGTACTGCGGGAAGCACTCGCCCATCAGGCCCACACCGCCGTCGGTGCAGATGACCATCAGGTCCGGCTTCGGGTGCTTGTCCTCGAGCCTGGGCGCATTGCGCACCCAATCCCCCGGGCTGTCCGCCCCGGCGACTCGCTTGAAGAACGGCGTGTAGACCGTGCCCCCATGGCCACGGCGGTTCTGGAGCTCCTTGATGTACTCCTCAGTCGGAGGCTCGACGTTGGTGACCTTCACTTCTTTCTGCATGGCCGCGTCGCACTCGCAGTAGGTCACGAAGACCGACTTGTTCTGGGCCAGCAGTGAGTTGATGCAGGCGCAGGCACGGGCGTACTCGTCGTCACCCATCGACCCAGACGTGTCCGTCATCCAGGTGATGTTGAAGCCGAACTCCAGCGTCTGGCCGGGCCAGGGCTCGAGGTAGTCCTCGTTGATGAGCGACAAGTTGGGAGAGGTCATCTCCTCCATCACGCGGGCGGTGATGGCGCCTTGGATGATGTCACGCAGGAACATGTCCCACGGGAGCTGCTCAGGCTCGAGCAGCGCGTCGATGATGCGCTGAACATTCCCCGACATGTACCCGCGGTCCCGATGGACGCGCTCGTTCGCAGAGCGAGCCAGCTGCTGGGCGTGCTTCTTCATCTTCGACCCAGCGGAGATGGCCTCTTCAGGCGTCATCCCCTCAGCCTTCTCGTTCCACTGCTTGTGCGAATTTCCGGAGATCTTGTCGAAGGCCTTCTGCATCATGTCGAAGATTTCAGGAGAATTGATGGCGTGGCCGATCAACGACTCCGGAAGACCCGGAACGCTGTTGGGCAGCCCACTCTTCCCGCGGCCAAACGGGGAAGCCATTACGTCGCCTTCCTCTTCCGAGGGAAGCTCGCCTTCTCCGTTCTTTCCCATCTCTTCCAGCTGTCGCTTGAGGTCCTCCATCATCCGCTCGACCTTCTGCTTGAACTTCGGCAGGTCCTTCAGGATGAGGATGAAGTACTCCTCCATAGAGAGACCCTTGGGGAAGCCCCACTCCTCGGGCAGCAGGAACGGAAACTCACCAGGGAGCTTCTCGATTTCTTCCTCGGTGACATTGACCATCTCTCCGTTTTTGCCGACGTGCATGAACGCCTTGTGCGCCTTCTCGAATCCAGGCTCGAGCCGCACGATGGCGTCGTTGGCTGCAAAGTCCGCGGCCCAGTTGAAGGTGGCTAGAATCGCCCTGCGCACGAACGGGTCCGTGCAGTTCGCCAGCAGCTTGAACAGGCGAGGGATGTGATTCAGCGCGATGTGCGCCGCCTCGTGCACCAGAACCAACAGGCGCATTTCCGGCGAGCACTTCTCGAAGAACGGCAGGTGGCAGGTCAGTAGGTAGCGCCAATTCGGCGCCAGCTGGACCGACATCGTACCGTCTTCGTTGGTGTACTTCTTGTCGCAGCCATTGATGAGCGTGGCCCAGTAGTTGTTTGCTCCGCGTCGCGATACCCAGTAAACCAGGGACTTCGCGAGCTCATTCTCGTCGTTGTGAGAGCTCAAGTGATTCTCCTATACTCAAGTGGTTCTGTACCCTTTTCGAGGTGGCAAAATGCCGACTGTCGATCAATTCAGTGACCCTGCTTTTGGCACCCTCTACCGGCAGGTCAATAAGATGCCCGCCCTCGAGGACTTCGTGAAGCAGGCCGCTGTGGAGCCTGAGGAGGCTCGCTCCTTGCCCGATTCGGCTTTCGCATGGCCCGCGGAACGCAAGTTCCCGATCCACACGCCAGAGCATGCCGCTCTGTCCTACGCGTACAGCAAGGTTGCCTCTGTCCTTCCCGCGGAAGTCCGCAGCAACATCGTGAAGGCTCTCGAGGTGTACGAGGTCCCGGAGACCACCTTCGCTGAGCTGGCTGAGAAGGTGGCGTCGGACGACCTGTACGTCCTCCCCGAGTTCAAGTTCCTCCCCCTCCACACCGAAGCTCAGGTGAAGCTGGCGCAGGACCGCCTGGTCGCAGAGCTCCCCAAGCTGGACCTCGCGAACCGCGCCACCGCCTGCGCCAACCTGGTGAAGCGGGCGGACGAGCTCAAGGTGGAGCTCCGCCCTGAAGTGCTCCAGCTGTCTGGCCTCGTGGTTTCCAGCACCAAGCTGGCGGCCCAGTGGCTCGATGCACGAGCTTCGCGGTTCCCCGAGGGAGACGTGTTCAAGACGGCCTACCAGACCCTCGCCACACACATGAGGAAAGGACCGGAAGAGCTCTCAGAGCGCGCGGGCCTGCTCAAGGTGGCGTCGGCCATTGGTGAGCTCGACGCACAGTCGGGCCTCGACAAGCACTACGACCGCAAGCTGCCTGACGCACTGCGGACGGTGTTCAACACCGAAAAACTTGCAGGGAACTCTGTGGACCTGGGCGGCACGTTCGTTACAGTCGCCAAGCTTGCACAACTCCCTGCGTCTTTCTGGGAAGACCTCGGTGGCAAGGAGCTCGGTGACGAGATCGCCCCCGGCGGAGTCGTTGACCAGTCGAAGTTGGCCACCGTGGTGGACACGCTTCCTCTGGATCTGAAGCTCCAGCTGAAGGCGCACTGTCGCTAACTTATTGGAGAATAAGTAATGAACTTCTACGCGTTGGGTACCCGGGATGTTCTGGAGAAGTTCGCCGTTAGCCCTGAGTGGATCAAGAGTCATACGACCGACGCCACTCGAAATCTCCTTCAGCAGGCCATCGCAGTAGCGCCCTACCGAGGGGGTGGCGGCCTGGAAGGCGGGCTTGAACACGGCGTAGAGGGAATGAACAACGCTAAAAGGGTGACAACCTTTGTTGATCGACAGCCCCCCGCGTCTATGCGTCTCTTGCGGCGCACCATGGCGGCGGTGAGACAACAGCCCCCGGACGTCGAGCGGCTGCAGAACCTACAGCGTATGACTGCGAACCGCTCCGCGGCTACCAGTGCCGCTGTGAACGTAGCCAAAGAGTTTCCTTCTCTCATCAATACCAAAGCGCGATGAACTTCTACGGGCTAGGACAGCGAGACGCCTTCGAGAAGTTCGCCGTCTCTTATGACTGGATCAACAAGAAACTTCAAGGCGGTCTTGCCTCCAGGATGACGCGTCTCGGTCCCGGTGCTGCTGCGCAGAGCGCGCAGGAATTCTCTGCTCGCCAAGGGGCCAGGGCTGAGGCGCTTCCGCCCAAGCTGAAGGAGATGCACGGCCTTGAGCGCCTGTTCAACTTAGGGGTGAATCTGTTCACGCTGCCGCTCTCAGTCGCCACACTGAGCAAACCTCTCATGCCTACTGGGGCGTGGAAGGACGTCAACGAGCGCAGCCGTGACAAGCGTCTCACCGCGCAAAAGAGGGTGAACGACGTACTTGGACCTTCGCCGGGTTGGGGTCTAGACAAGTTCACGATTCTTCCTCGAGACGTCCAAGCGAAGTACGACCAGGGCCTCAAGCGTCCGAACAAGCCAGAGTCCCTCCTCACCGGGGATCGCCTCAAAGACCTTGTGGGTCCGAAACCTGAGCCCATCGCCCCCATCGCTCCAGGGGGAGAGCCGTCGCTGGACCAGCATGAGAAGCGTCTTCGCGCTGTTCGTCACCTCCGTGCCGCAGGCTCTTTGTGACCCTCTCCGATCAACAGCGTCTCGTCGTGAAGGAGGCCTATGCGGCGTTTTTCCGCTCGCCCACTCACGCTCAGAAGGATCACGCCAAGGCAGTGCTGCAGGATTGCGACGCCACCGCCACTGCAGTTTTCGTGGCAGCCCGCCACCTGCTGGGCCCGACCTTCGTTTCATACGAACCCGAGACCTTGTGGCTGGAGCTGGACCCTTGCGCTTCGAACCGCGACAAGCTGATGGCGGCCATTGCTCTGGCGATGACCCCGAGCTTCTACTGGGACTACCGCGTCTTCGGCGCCACCGTCCACGCGCTGAGCAACGGCCACGTGCAGCCCGAAGAGGTGCCGCACTGCGACGCCGGACCGATGGCTTGGGCCGCGTTTGAGGCTGAGCTCCTGTTCGCACTCTCGGACGGCGAGAGTACGAGGCCGGAGTTCGATGACTGCGTGCAGGCGTACATCGCTGTCGCCCTCTTCGACGAAGGGTTCGTCTACCCGCCCGCGGGCCTTCACGTCGTTGCGGACGAGCTAAAAGCAAGACTGCCGAAGAGCGCAGCCCTCCTTCTCGGGGAGACCGAGAAGGCATGGACCGCGCTCCCCAAGGAGAAGCTCGAACAGAAGAAGTTCGACGACTCCCCCTTGGGGGCACAGTTGGAGAAGCTGGCTGCGTCTTGGGTGTACGTCTCTGAGAAGACGAAGCGTCTGCGTGGAGAGCTTGAGCAGCTCTAAGCCTCCATCGGATCCTTGGTCTGACCCCGTCCGTGGACCTTCTTCTCCATCTCGTCGTGGATGCGGTTGATGCGGTCGTTGATCTCCTTCCACTGCGGATATTGACGATTTGCAATCGTCAATGCCTGCATGTAGGCCAGGTTCTTCGGCTCCCCAATCCCTCCGTGCGCCTGACACGCTGCGTCAAGCATCTGGTAGAACGGCTGCGCCTGCTCCACCGGCATGTCATGCCAGAACCGCACGAGCTGAGGTGCGATGAGCTCAGCATCCGGGCGCTCCCGGAAGATGTGCTGGGCGACGTCCTGCACCAGCTGGGTGTAGGTGCCCCCTGCTTCCTTCTGGAGGGCCAGCACGCGCTCACGGAGCTTGCTCTTCTCCTTGTACTTGAAGAGCACCTCCTCCGGCCCGATGAGGATCTCGTTGTTCTTGATGAACTCGGCGAGGGTCCTGGCGTTCACCGTGTTGATGGACGCCGCGATTCGGTTCTCCGCCTTCTCGCTGGTGAGGTCGACCTTGGCCGCCTCGAGGTTGTAGAGCGACAGCGACACCGTCTGCCAGGTAGCAGGGCAGGCGAACTGCTTGTTCCCGTCGCGGTCCTTGGCGGTGTACAGCATCGCCGGAGTCGCCGTGAGCAGCCGCAGCACCATCGGGTGGCACGGCTTCTCGAGTCCGTCCGTGAAGTGGAAATCGTTGGTTTGCGCGTGCTTCTTCCAGTCGGAGAACGTGTTGTACACGTATGCCTTCATCAGGCGGCGGTTGAACGCGGAGTTGGTCTCGATCTTCGTGACGTTGTATCCCGCCGTCGACGGATTCATCAGCGCGACAATCACGCAGTCATCGGGTAGGGTGTAGTCGTAGATCCCGCGGTCCTCGAGAAACTTGAAGAAGAGCGCAATCGCATGCTGCTGGCCCTGGTTGATTTCATCGAAGATGAGTACACACTTCTCCCCCGGCTTCGGGTAGTCATTCGGAATGGCGATTTTGAAGTGCCCCGTCTCATCAGCGCGCTGCGGAACACCGGCGCCAATCATGGAGAACTGCGACGTGCGAATGTCGACGACACGCCTTCCGTGCTTCCGGGCCAGCTGGTGAATCCCCTGGGACTTCCCCTCTCCGGCTTCGGAGATGAGGCACCAGACGCCACGGGTCTGCTCCTGCTCGAGGCTGAGGTCGATTTGCCACATCGCCTCGTGGAGCGTCATCCTGGGAATCGAGTAGCGATCCCAGTACGCTTCTCCCTGTACGACTTTGTCCTGTGCCGCGTTGCTCATAACTTCCCCTCGACTGGTGTTGGTGGTTGATGGACCTGAACATTGCTACGAAACGTCTGTCGGATGTCGCTGAGCGGTTGCTTTGGTTGGACGGCGCGCCGTTCAGTTTGAACGACTATCCGATGTACCGACAGATCTACAACGGGCGCTACAAGTCCACCCTCCTGATGTGTGGGCGGCAGGTGGCAAAGAGCACCTCCTTAGCGAACTTCATCATCGCGGAGTCGGTGGCCATCCCGTTCTTCCGTGAGTACTACGTCTCTCCGTCCAAAGAACAGACGCTGATCTTCTCTAATACGCGCGTCGGGAAAACGCTCTCCTACTCCCCCATCGTGAAGAAGTACTTCCAGTCCCCGGAACACGCGGACCGCGTGCTCCACCGGTCGTACACCAACGGCTCTGAGAACGCGTTCACCTACGCCTGTGACGACGCCGACCGCGCTCGAGGCTTTTCCGCTGACCGCGTCAGCTACGATGAGTTTCAGGACATGCTGTACGACTCGGTGGTCCCTGTCATCAACGCCTGCATGAAGAACTCGAACTACCGGTTTGAGACCTACGCAGGCACGCCGAAGACGATGGAAGCCAGCATCCAGTACCTCTGGGACAAGTCGTCTCAGAGCGAGTGGGTGATGAAGTGCGAGGGCTGCAGCAAGTACAATTTCGTCGTCTCAGAGAAGTCCCTGGGTAAGCACGGCCCCATCTGCCTCAACTGCGGGCACGTGTTGAACCCCCGAACGGGGCAGTGGATCGACATGAAGAAGGTGGACCCGGACACGGGACGGCATTCCGTGAAGGGGTTCCACATTCCTCAGCTGATCATGCCATTGAACATTCCGTCGTGCGTAAAAAACACTCCGGAGAAGCCTAACGCCGTGAAGGACGCCCAGGACCGTTGGAACGACATCCTTCGCGACCACGACATGTTCTCGTCTGCGAAGTTCCGCAACGAGGTGCTGGGTGTCTCTGACGCCATCGGTCGTCGTCTCATCTCCTTGGAGGAGCTTGAGGCCCTCTGTGTTGGTCCGTCCATCTCCCCCACTCCCAATACGAACATGAACGGCTGCAGCCTCACCGTCGCTGGCGTCGACTGGTCAGGCGGGGGGACCTCTGGGGTGAGCCGCACCGTGCTGTGGATCTGGGGCTTTGTCCCGGGGCAGCAGAAGCTGCGGACGCTGTACTACCGCATCTACCCTGGCAACAACGCCGTCACGGACGTCGAGGACATCGCCAAGATTTGCCAGCAGTACTCTGTGGCCATGGTCATCGGTGACGCTGGTGAAGGCGCCCTGCCCAACGCAACACTGCGTGAGCGTCTCGGGCATCACCGCGTGCACATGGTTCAGTACGGTGCGCTGGGGCAACCGATCAAGCACAACGGACTTGACCGGTACCTCGCCGACCGCACTACGCTCATCGACAACTTTCTCATGTACCTCAAGCGGGGCGCTGTCATCTATCCCCCGCGTGAAGAGATGCGGGAGCCTATCAAGGACATCCTCAACATCTACGAAGAGGTCACCCTCGCCGGCAAAAAGGTGTGGCGCCACAGCCCACAGCTTCCCGATGACTGCTTGCACGCGCAGCTATTTGGCTGGTTCGCGCACAAGCTTGTCCTCAACGACTTGAAGTTTTACGCCTGATAGTGACTCCTAAGAAGCTTGGCTTCAGCTCGCGGCCGACTAGAAGCAGGAGCTAGGCTCCGGAGGCCGCGGCACGATGGTGGTGACTCCTTAGCGCGTAGGTGAGGATCACCTCTGATCCGAACCTGCGGCACGTGGTGACTCCTGTGATGATATTTCCTCACACCCCAGGGAAATATCTCGAGGGTAGCTTTGGAGCAAAAGACCGCACTACGCGGTCGGTGCGTACAGCACCTGATCGAATCACCAGGTTCTACAGAACTCTTCTTTGTTTTATCATCTGCAGCAGCTCGAGGCGGCCGCGGCGAACATCTTCGAGGAGGACCTCGTCGAAGCACGGCCGTACGAAAACATCCTGGGTGTAGCGAGAGCTAGGCTCTGCGTATCACCCACGGCCTCATTGTCTCCACTACGGAGACGCCGGGTAGGTACCGGAGCAAGAGTTCACAACGTTTTTTCCTCTGTGTTCTATCGATGAGCCTGGTCCAGGACTGGGGTGTTCGAGATGAAGGAGGAGCTCGACGACGGCGCCGCGTTCATGATGACCCTCGGTGTCGGCAAAGCAGCTAGGCTGCGCGCCGACCGGACGGGTTAATGTCTCCACTACGGAGACGCCGGATAGGTACCGGTGCAGGAAAGGTAAAGCAGATCTTCTGAGTTCCAACATGTCTGAAGAGCTCGGCGATGGCGCTGCATAACGAAACCACCCTCAGCTCATCGACGACGTCTCCCTCGAGGACATCCTGGTCTCCGTTCAGCTAGGCTGTAGGAGACCACCGGGAGGGAAATGTCTCCACTACGGAGACGCCGGATAGGTACCGGTGCAAGATCTTTTTGAAGCGTTTACTTCGTAGGCGCCACTACCGCTGTCCAGCGCCCCATTATACTCAAGTACACCTGGCGACAGGCCTCAGCGTCGGCCATCGCTCGGTGCTTCGGCATCTCAGTGACTCCGAGGAACGTACACAGCTTCTCGAGGCTCAGTCCGGGCAGCCCCGTGTAGCAGAACAGCGGCCAGGCCAGCGCCACCGTGTCGACCTTGTGGTAGCCCCAGGGGGCCTTCATCTTCAGCCTCGTGAAGAGCGGCGTGAGGAAGCCCTCGTCGAACGAGACGTTCTGTCCGACCAGCACCGTGTTGCCCGCCATCTGCTGAAGCGCATCCACAACGAGCTCAGGCTTCACGCACTTCTCGTCCGTCCACTCCTCAGGCTTGTAGTTGTTGACCTGGAGAGCTTTCGGCTCCGCAGTCTCGAGGTGGAGCGGCTTCAGCTTTGCTTCGTACGTCTTGATGACGGTCTTCCCGTCAGGACTCGTTCGAATCGCTGCGACTTCCAGCAGCTCGTGTTTCGTGGGGTCGAGCCCCGTCGTTTCGGTGTCCACGAACAGCAGGTCCTGCGGCTTGTTTGTCGGGAGCATTGTTGGCCTGGTACAGCGAGACTATGTGCTTCCGCTGCACACAGGTTTTGGGTGAAATGATCAGTGACTTGTGGTCATACTTGATGAGTCGCCCCGTCAAGCATCCCCCTGTCACCGTGAACACCTTTACGAGGGTGTCCTTCCATTCGTCGAGGATGTCGTCCTGAATCGGCTTAAACTTCGGCAAGCGCGGTCCGGACTTCTTCCTCCGTGTAGGCTTCGGCGGCATCGTTTGAGTACTCCTTGATCGCGATATTTTCTAGGTAAGCATCGAGTGACTTGAGTTCTCCGTATGACGGGCCGACTTCGTAGTCCCACTTGAAGGCGACAGGAAGCCAGGGATGTTGGTCAGCCGCGCCCTTCTCGAGGTGCGTATAGATGAAGTCCGGCAGTTGCGAGGCGTACTTCTTGAGGATCTGAAAACCGAGGCTGTCGTGCACGGTCAGCAGGTGCCGCCCACCCATGTCCCGAAGGGGACCTTCGAGCGCTACCAAGCGCCCCATGACGATGTCAGAGCTCGTGCTCTGAATCTTGAAGTTCACAGTCTGTCGTTCGGCTTTGCCCATGAGGTACTTGGGCGCACCGATGACGCTAAAACGACGGCGGCGTCCGAAGAACGTCTCCACGAATCCAAACGTCTGCAGCTCCCATTTCGTCTGGGCCATGTACGTTTTGATCGATGGGAACAGTGTGAACAGCATGTCGATGAGTTGTTGGGCCTGTCCCAAGCTGATACCAATTGTCTCCGCGATTTTCTGAGGTCCCGCGCCGTACAAGATCCCGAACACAACGCGCTTCACCGCCGTTCGGAACTTGTCCAGCATCTTTCCGTACTTCGCGTTCGTGTTCTCGATCTTCCCTCTGTTGGCGAAGTCGTCGTACGTCAGAAGGTACTGGTCGTCCAGGTTCATGCTGGCCAGCACGTCAGCAGCGCCCGGACTCTGGCGTACGATCTCCACGATCTTTGAAGCGATGAAGCAGTGCGTGTCCTGCCCTGCGTTCAGTGAGTCAATCAACGCTTGGTCTTTGCAGTAGGCCGTGAGGATTCGGACCTCTGCGCCTTTTGCGTCCGCGTTGACGAAAAGGTACGAGTCGTCGTCTGGGATGAACACCTTCTTGATGTTCACGCCCGCCAGCTTCTTCGGGATGTTCTGCATGTTCTCATCGTTGGATGAGAGCCGCCCCGTAGACGTGCCGTGCTGGTTGTAGTTGGTGTGCAGGTACCCATCGAGCTCTGAGAGGTCCGCCACGTTCTGACAGAAGGTGTTCTTCGCCTTGAACGCTTTGGCGTAGATCAGCTTCTTGGACGCAAAGGGGCATCCGTACCGTGCCACCAGGAACTGCATGACCTTCTCGGTAGTCTGTGTCTGCCCCGTCTTTGTCTTCGAGATGCCCGCTAGCGGGTACCGCGTCAGCACCTGCGTGTCGGGGTGCGTGAACCCCGTGTCGAACAAGACCCGCGCAATCTCCGCGGGACTGTTGAGCTTGAGCTCCCCGCCCGCCATGGCGTACAGCTGTTCCGTGGCTTCTTGCACCACCTTCCCCAGGTCCGCTTGTAGCGTCGTGAGGTAGGGGCGGTCGATGCGAATCCCCCTGAACTCCATGGCCGCGAGGGAAGGAGTGACGGGGAAGATGTTCTTCAGCGCCAATCGCCGAACAGGCCGCTCAGCGTCACAGAGCTTGGGGATCGGGTGAGCAACGGGATGCTTCATCATCGCATCCAGCTCCTCTGTGTTGGGCCGCGCCCGTTCTTCCAGTTTCTGCTTTCCCGATGCAGCCAGCGCCTGCTCTCGCACCGTTCGGTTTTGGGTCCCAATCACGGTGTTCTGTTCCGCGAGGATTCTCTTTTCTTGGAGGTAGACGAGCCTTCGAGTCATGTCCGCGTCGACCGCCGCGTAGAGCATCAGTGTGGCCAGCGGAATCTTTTCGAACCCGCCATCATTCTCTGTTCCCGCCTTCTTCTTCCGACCGCCCGTGACGGTGGCTTTGAGCACCTTACGGAGGTTGTGGAGCTGCGAGTCCCCCTCTTCCTTTGTGAGGATCTCGTGCAGGGAGTCTGCGTACGAAGCGAAGTCCGGAAAGTTGGTCCGGGTCAGCGGCTTCAAGCCGTACTGGCCCTTCTTGTCTTCCTCGAGCGCATGCTCGCCAGTCATGCTGTCCCAGATGAAGTTGACCAACTCCCACCCGACCTTCATGAACACCTTGAGGTCGAACTTGGCGTTGTGGAAGAACTTCGGCTTCTTGCTCTTCAGTACTTCGAGGATGTACGGCACGACCTCCTTCGGGTCGTACTGGACCTCTGGGTGCCACAGCGGGATAGCCGTCGCCTTCCCCTCTGCCCACGCGAAAGAGACCGCCAGCACCTTCAGCTTGTCTCTGTGCGGAAACTTGGTGTTGGTCTCCGTGTCCACTGAGATGGGCCAGTTCTCTGGCGCTACGTTTCCTTCCGCGTAGTTGAGGATCTCTTGGCAGACCGCCCTGACCTCTTCGACTGTCGTCGGGAGGCGGTAGTTCTTCGTCAGCGCGTCGAGCGCAGGTACGGTGGAGAGCCCCCCAGAGCGAGCAGCGTCCGCGGCCCTTTGAAGGTCGGCTGTGAACGTTGTGTAGAGCCCTGGGACGGCGACCAACTGCTTCGTCGAGATGGTGATGACCGTGTCGAAGCGCTGCTCCCCGGTCAAGATGTTGCCCACAACCTGCTGGGAGAGCAAACGCCCCTGCATGTCCCTCAGCTTCGCTGCCTTGATATCGAGGGCACGGAGCGCAGTCATCCCCATGAGCAAGAGGACGGGCTTCTGTCGTGTGAGGGTGAGCTCCTCTTGGAGAATTGTCCTGCACTTCTCCAGCACTGCTTTCGGGGGCTCTTTATCCCCTTGGTTGCAGGTGCAGCGGACTGCGTAGCTGTAGGCGACTTTCAGCCCGCGGTACTCTTCACGTCTCTTCAGCTCCGCGACAGCCTTCTTGATGATCTTTCCGCTGTCATCGTCGAACGCTGTGGAGAATTTTCCGTAGCGGTCGCAGACGGGATTCTCTGCGATGATGATGAGGTTTGCGTCAGAGGCAATGGGCGAAACAGCGTACCCGTGCGAGTGCGTGCTCGTGGGGTTTTCCCGCGGGCACCCCGCACAGCACGCATGCGGCTTCGGCATGAGCACTCCTATTTGTTGGTGAACTTGGGACAGACCCCCTTGTACCCGCACCAGTCACACCACCAGCCCTCTTGGGGCTCAGGGGGTTTCTGGAGACCGGCACAGGAGTCTGCGAGAAACTTGACGAGCCACGGGTGGTACTCGTTGCGGATTGTCTCCGCCGTGACGCGGGGGTTCCACAGCAGCTGATCCGTTTGAACGAAGTTGATGGCCGTCTGTACGCCTTTGAGCTCAGGACGGAATGCCAGCGCCAGGACGCAGTAGGCCTTGCACTGGTCTTCGTAGTGCTTCATGTCCTTCTGCTTGCCCGACTTGTGGTCGATGACGACCGCGTCCCCACGCGCTGTGAGCATGGTGAAGTCGAGTACGCCGCGGAAGAGCCCGGTCTTGTCGAAGAACTGGCAGCTCTTGAAGTCCGCGCCCATTCCGATCTTGTACTCGATGAGTACGTTCTGTGGGCGAACCCCGTGCTTCTCCTTGAAGGCTGCGATGCGCTTCACGAACCGATCCACCTGGTCGAAGAAGCTCATCACCTTCTCACTCTCGTCCGTGGTCAACTCCCCTTGGTCGATGGCGAACTGGAACGCCTTCTTGGTGGGGATGTTGTCGAGCGCGAACTCGAGCGCCTTGTGCACGGCGACGCCGATGCGGCTGTCCTCAGATGACGCTCGAGGCTCCTCTGGCCGCTTCTGCGCGCCGTACTTGTAGTCGTACTGCAGCGAGCACTTCGAGATGACCCCGGCCTTGGAGAAAGACCACGGACCGTTTTTTTGAACATACTCAGGGATGACTAGATCCATGGGGTCACCAAAGGTCGACGAGTAAACCGATGGAGGCTCCCCGACATTGCAGGAGCCCCGCATCGGCACTACTGATCTCTCCCCGACACTAGCGGAGAGCGTACGAGCCCGACATTGCGGCTCAGACGTCCTTGGAGTAGTCCGGCGCAGCCTCGGTGTCGCCCTTGAGGAACGCCTTCTCGTCGAACGGTACGGCTGCCGCGCCCGTTGCGGCGGCGCCGCCAGCTTCTGCGCTGTTCTTCAGCCTGTCGTGCACACCAGCGAGCGCCGGGTAGTAGATGTCGGCGTCGATGACCTTCGACAGGGACGTGAACAGCGGGTGGAACTTCGCGTCGGTGTTCGCCTTCGCAGCGTCAGCCACCGGGCTGGCCTGCAGGACGTAGTACTTCTTGGTCCCGTCGACGCGCTCCTTGGCCTCGAAGGTGAACCACCGGTCCCACAGCGTGTTCGACTTCTTGAGGATGCCCATCATCGCCTTGCCAGCGCCTTCGCTGGTCTTGGCGAACTTCAAGACGTAGATGGACGTCATGTCCTGGTCCAGCAGGTAGGCGGTGATCTCCCGCATGCAGCCGCCCTGGGTGTACGGACGGAGCTCCGGGGCGAGAGGGCAGGAAGCGCAGGAGCCGTACTTGCTCCCGGTCCTCCGGTCCATCGAGACGCAGAGAGGCGCCTTGCTCTCGTTGCTTCCCGGCGTCTGCGGCGGCCAGAGGATCTGGCCCTCGTAGATGGCGAGGGGGACCGCGTTGAACTTCTCCCCGAGAACGCGGGAGTCCTTCGAGTAGAACTGCCCCGGCAGGCACTGACGCGGCCTGGTGGGGTCATTGCCGACGCCGTGGAACACCTTGAGTTCCGTAGGTTCGAATCCGCTGGTGGACGAGTGCAGGCCCTGCTTCTCCGGGTTGGTCTTGGAAACCAGCGTCATCATTGCTTCTTGGCTGGCCTCCGGGAGCGCCATGACGATGTCCATGAGCTCCATGGGAGTGGGGCGCTTGAGCATCATCGCCTTCGCTCGGACTTCGGGAGGGAGCCGGTTCGCCAGGGCCTTGCGCGCCGCGAACTCCGGAGAGACACTCTCGGCGGTAGCGAGAGCGGTGGTTTCAGCGGGAGCGGCAGTGGGAGCAGCTTCCGGTGCTGCGGGTGCTTCAGTGGCAGGGGTTGCGTCGGGCTTCTTGGCCATTGCTGTACTCCATTGTTTTTGCGGGTTTGTAGGTTTTGTGCTTAAGAGATGTTGTTTTTGGCGCGGCGACCCTACCGCTTCGTAGGGCGTGTTTCAAGTGCAAAAGCGAGGATCATTAGGGAATGAGCTCGACCGATAACGACCGTGTCATCGCGGCCTACTTCACCGATTTACGCGGTAACGTGTTCATTCCCCAGAAGGAAGAGCAGGAACTCGTCAAGAGCTACCGTACCTGCCCCTCGTGCCGTGCGTCATACGCCCTTGGGTCTTCAGCCACGCATTGCGCCAAGTGCAAGGCTCCTCGCAACTTTAAGGCCCGTGACCGTCTCATCTCCGGCGCTCTTCGTTTCGTCGTGAAGGTCGCCAAAGAGTACGCCTACCGTACGAAGGGGCCCAACTTCGACAACGACGTTCTTACTACTCTCATCTCCGCCGGTAACATCGGACTGCTTGTCGCCGCGGATCGTTTTGACTCCTCCCGAAACACCAAGTTTTTGACGTACGCCGCTTGGTGGGTCCGAGAGAAGATTCTGGAAGAGCTCGACAGTCAGGGGATCATTCGTGTCCCAGCGCACAAGCAGAAGGCCCTGCGCGCTCAGCGAAAGCACGGTAGTGGGACGGACGTTGAAGCTCCTCATGTGACGCTGGACACCGTGGAGTCCATCGACGCGGCTGGGCACAGCGACGATGTCCTTGAGCGGGACTTCGTGAACACATACGGCTTTACACTTCTGCGGCAGGCCCTGGATGAGCTCGCCCTACGGGAGCGAGACAAGTACATCGTGCTGGCGTACTTCGGAGCACGGGAGGATCCTAAGAACCTCCGACAAATTTCGAACCGCTTGGACCTATCCTCTGAGCGGGTACGGCAGATCAAGAAAAATACGATGGCGCAGTTGAAAATGTACCTGGTGGCCAATCACGTATCAGCCACCAGGGACGTTTTCGCGGAGTAGCTACTTCAGCCGCAGGTCAGCCGCGAGGGTGATCCCCTTGAGGATCAGCCGGTACTCCTCCCGCTTCTTCGCGGTGTCGGCGTTGACCTCTTTTCGCTTGTAGCTGACCATCAGCTCGCGGATGTCATCCTTCTTGAGAGGGTGGAATTCGGCGTCGACGTAGTACTCGATGGCCTTCTCCGACGGAGCGGGTTTCGCCGCCTTCTTCTTCTTGGGCTTGGCCTCCCCGTCCTCCTCTTCCTCTTCTTCCTCCGCCGCGGCCTCGGTGGTTCCGAGGATGTGGGCGATCTTTGCCTCCATCGCCGCGACCGTCAGATCGCTCGCTTCGAACACCAGGTCGTCGATGGCCTTGGTGTTGGGCAGGAGGCGGCACAGCGCCCGTGCCTGCGTGAACGACAGCTCTCCGTCGCGCAGGGCGCTGAGAGCGGACTCCGGCAGTTCCAGCAGAGCGAGGTACTGCGAGACGTAGCCCGGCGCCATGCCGATGGCCTCCGCCACCTGCTGCTGCTCGAGCCCGGTGTTCTTGATGAGCTTCGCGAACGCCTTGGCCTTGTCCAACGGGGCCATGTCCTTGCGCTGGATGTTCTCGATGAGCGCCAGCTTGATGCGACGGTTCACGTCAGCGTCGACGATCATCGCGGGGATGGTCGCCAACTCCAAGCTGCGTACCGCGGTGAGGCGTCGGTGTCCGGCGACGACGGTGTACTTCCCCGGCGTCTCTGACATGGTGACGACGATGGGCTCCACGAGCCCTTCAGCCTTGATGCTCTTGGCGAGCTCTTCGATTTCCGGAAGCTCCCCGCTGCGGATGTTGTCGCCCGCCTTGGTGACGATGTCCTTGACGGGCAGCTCCACGAAGCGATTGGTGGCCAGCGGGGAAGCCGCCTTCGGTGCTACGGCGGCGATGACGGCTTCGGGGGTCTCTTCAGATGACACGGGTGTCTCGGCGGTAGCCATTCGGCTCCTCCAGGTGAGGGGGTGAACTGTTGGGGATGCGTTACCCGTCGTGGAATTCGCGCAGGAACGCTTCTTTGCTGATGTTCGTCATGTGCAACTTCTCAACGGCGGTACCTTCTACGATCTCGCCGATGAGGAAGAGGAATTCTCGTTCCATCTTCTCTACCGCTTGTGGTGTGTTGTGGGCGGTGACCCACAAAGCTCGCACGGCTTTGAGCTTGTAAACGAGATGCTCTTGCGCCGCCAGGTGGCGTTGAACTCGCGCCGTGTTCTTGTTAACGGGGCTTCGGCTTGTCATGGAGAGACTGAGCTCCCGCTTCGAATGGTTGTGAGCCACACTTCGTGCACAAAAGGACCCCTGTCTCATCCGGGGGACGAAGGGCATGGCCACAGGCGGGGCACTTCAACTTCCCGTCTGCTGCGGTCTTCACCTCTTCGCCGGTCTCTTCTACGCCGTACTTTTCCATGTCTGGCACAGGGGTCCCCTTGTTCATTCGTTACGCCTTTTCGGCGGCTTCGGTCTTGTCCTTCTTCGTCCGCGGCTTCCGCTCGCCGAGCTCGCTCACACCCTCGAGCAAGTCTCCGACGCGCTTGGCGCAGGAGCGCTTCGCCTCGGCGGGGTCGCACAGGTAGGTGTGCACAAGCTTCTTGTCCCCGAGCACCGCGAGAAAGTCAGGCAGCTCGTCAGCGGGGAGGGTCGCGATGAACGCCTCCAGCTTTGCCAGGGTGGCGACCTTACGCTTCTGCAGCGCTTCGAAGGCCTGCGCCGTAGCGAGGTCTTCGATCTCGTGGATGTCTTCCCGGTGGCACCGGGTGCACGTCATGCTCATCTTGATGGCCATCTTGGTCTCCTTGGGGGGTTACTTCTTACCGCGGCACAAGTGATAGAACGAGCAGTGGTCCTTGTTGCAGGCCCAGTTGTCGATCTCCGTCTTAGGGAATACACCCTTCCGGACGTACTCCGCAACTTCGTTCACGTGGTCGATGAGGATTTCTGCGTCTCGCGGGGTCCGCGCGCTCTCCGCCTGCAGGAAGGTGGGTGCCTTCTTGTGAGCGATGAGCTGGTCGATGCGTACATCAGGCGTCCCCTCCACGTGTGAGTAGAGGGTCAGCTGCGGGTCCAGCGCGACTTCTTTGTCACTCCACTTCGCCTTCCCCGTCTTCAGATCCGCTGTAACGAGCCGCTTCGGCGCGAGGGCAGCGTCTTCGGGGCGCATCCCAGCCGTGTTGATGCTGGGCTGTTCGTCGATGAGGTCGATCCACCCAATCATGGGGACGTCCCCAACCTTCTTGGCGAACCCCTTCTCGATTGCGACGGGGTTGATCTTGGGCAGGGCGTACGTGGCGTACGTCTTGAACAAGTTCAGTGCCAGGTCCTTCGTCTTTCCAGGGTCTTCCTCGCCCCAGTCGAGAACACCCTTCGCCTTTTCGTCGAAGGTGCGGCTCACTACTTCGCGCCCTTCTTCGACGCTGGGTACCTTCCCTTCCAGCTTCGCCTTGAGGACGTGCTCGACCCCGGCGTGAACTGCGTTCCCACGGCTCGTCGATGCATAGTCCGGGGTGGAGATCTGCTGCACGTACTTGAACTCGTACGCCTTACCGCAGATGAGCCAGCTGTTGTACTGCGAGTTCGAGAAGAAGCCCTTGGGGAGCTTCGGGTCGAGGAAGTCGGAGGTGATGTTCAGCTTACGGAGCAGTGCGTCTGTCCGGGATTCTTTCATGGTGACAGCCTCGGGGTGTTCGATGACGTTGCCTTTGGTCATGGGATCTCGTCGTTGAAGTCTTTCGGCGCGATAGCGGACCACTTGCCAGCGCGTCGCTTCAGTTGGGGGTTTTCACGGTCAAGCTCGTTCTCGAGCGCTTTGGATGCCGCCAAGACAGCCGCGGGGTGAACGTCGGCGTTCCCCTCACCTTCTGTTCCGTCTTTCCCCGGCGGCGGAGGTTCGGTCGTTGCGTCAGGGTCGTCTCGAAGTACGGCGACCTTCTCTTCCTCATCGCGCGCCTGGCTCTGTCGCCGGGCTGTCGTGTTGAGGGACACGACGTTTGTTTCCTCCTTGGTCGGGGCATCGGACATCGGGATGCCGCTTACCTCGATTTCGAGAGGATCCGTCCGGATGATGACTCTCTCCGGGTCGAGGGCCACGTCGAAGTGTTTGCCCAGGATGGTTACGATCTCGTCCTTTTCCAGAATCAACCTCATGTCAGTACCCTCGCTTTTGCTACGGTGCGTTTGACGCTTCTTGGGTGAATGCAGTCCGGGTCAAAGACCGCCACGTCTTCACGCAGACAGCGCTCTTGCCGGTGGCAGGTAGCGCACGCGATCTTGTTCGTCAACAGCGCGCTCAGGTCCTTCTTCTCAGAGAGCGCCGTTGCTTTGAAGAAGTCGACCGTCCCCGCGGCGATGAGGCGGTACACGAACGTCTTCATCTTCTGCCCGGCTCTAAAATTTCTGTCGATGGCCTGGAGGTAGTGCCCCAAGGACCACGGAAGAGCGTAGAAGATCATGTAGGCAGCCGAGTTCAGCGTGATGCCGACTCCCGTCGCAACGTGACTCAGATACACGCGACACTTCGGATCCAGGTTGAACGTGTCAATGCGTTTCTGAATGTTGCCTTCGCCACCACGGACGAACTCGAGCTTCTTCTTCTGGAGCAGCGCCTCGATGGCGTCGAGCTCCGCGTGGTACTGCCCCCAGACGATGACCTTGGTGGTCTCGTTCTCCAGGATCTCGTCGAGGAGCCCTTCGAGGACATCGAGCTTCGGGTTCTCCTTCAGGACGTTCAGAAGTCCAGGGGGTGGCTTCTGCACCACCTGACACCGTGCGGTGTAGGGCTGCACGTTGCCGTCAACGCACTTCACCAGATGTTCGCAACTGTCACAGATGCCCGCTTTACGCTGGCTGTCGATGATGAAGCCCGAGGTCACCTGCGCCAACTTGTTCAGCAGCACGGCTGCGTTCTGTACGGCGAGCGTCGACTCCGAGCTGAAGTACTCCTGCAGGTCGGCCGACATGTCTTCGACCAGCTTGTTGTAGAGCTTCTTCTGTTCCCCGGACAGCTCTACTGGGACGTCGATGATCGTCCGCTCAGGAAGGTCGAGACACTCCTCTTTTGTCTTTCGAATTGCGACGCGGTTCACGCGTTCGTTCAGGATGTTGATGTTCTTGAACCCTGTGACGATTCTCTTGTTGTACGGGTTCCGCGTTAGGAACATGTCAGAGAACTTGAGCCAGTCCTCCGGGATGATCGCAGGCGAAAGAAATTTCATTTGCGGGTAGAGGTGTCGCGGGTCCCCAAGCGTCGGGGTTCCTGACATCAGGTATCGCCGAGTAGCTTGCTTTGCCAAGGCCAGCGCCGCCTTCGTTTGATCAGCGCTCATGTTGTTGAGGTTCTGGCTCTCGTCCGCGGCGATGATCTTGAAGTCGATGTCTTTCAACCACTGCGGGCTCTGCTCTGACTCTTGTTCAGCCCAGCGAGCGACGTGCGCGATGGGAGCTCCGAGCGCCCAAGCCAAGGCCAGGTCGAGCTGCCTATCGGGATCCGAAAGAAAACGTATACCCCGGACGAGCGACGCCAGGCCGCTCTCACTCAGGGGAACCCCTGCTTCCTTCGCCACCTTCAGGGCTGACAACGTCGATGGATATAGCCTCGGGTGCCCAAGGTTTCTCGCCGTGCCGTAGGAAGCTACGATTACGTCGTACTCCTTGTACCTCCGTATGATATCCCTTTTCTGCTCCGGGGACCCTATGAGCGCCACCGCTTTGAGCTCACCGCCAGAGTGCAGTGTCGCTTCTCGCACCCATCCAGGCACGGTGACCTTTGGCGTCAGGACGAGCATTCTTTGTCCGGGGAAATTCCGTTTCAGATCGACCATTACCTTGGTCTTCCCTGTTCCGGGGTCCCAATACAGGGCGAACCTGGGGTAGTTCAGAAGATGCGTGAGCCCGTCGATTTGATGGTCGAACGGTTTCGTAGCGAACTGGAACCCCGCGGGAAGGGTGCGTTCTTTCAGGCGCTGTGGTACGGACTGGAGGACCGCAATCTGCTGCTCTGCCTCTGGGGTGAAGCTGGTGTCCTTCTGTACCTTCCTGAGATCGTTGGCGGCAAGCAACCCAAAAGGAGGGTACGCAGGGAACATCCAACGCTTCTTCTCTACGTCCAGCATCCCCGCGTGTACCCGCTCGAAACCGGGAACCATCCCGGATGAGACGAAGACCGGGGTACCGTTTATGGTCTCCAGTGAAATCAGAGGCATGGTACTTTTCTCCCTTGCGATACTACACTAAGTAGGTTTATCCCGCCAACGTCTCTTTGCGTAGTAGAATCGCCTAGATTCGCGGTATGACGAGGAACTCGAATGTCTGACTCAGTCCCCAACGTTGATGCGATGTCGGCCTTTGATAGGGCCGCGTCGCATCCGAACCCGGCGTTCGACTTCCTCACGGGATTCGTTCCCCGCAAGCTCAAAGATCTCTTCAAATGGTGCGAATATTTACTCTACAACAGCGCGCACGTCTACGCGGCGCTTCGGAAGTTTGGTGAGCTGGTCGTCACCGACATTGAGTACAGCACCTCGAATGAAGCGCTCCGTCGTAACTACCGACGGCTCTTTGAGAAGACGCTAAAGATCAAAGGTGCGCTGTTGATGGCGTCTCTCGACAAGCACGTCTATGGGAACCATTTCACTTCCATCTACAAGCCCTTCGTGCGCAGCCTCAAGTGCCCTGGGTGTCAGCAGCTTACGTCGATCAATCACGTCGACTACAAGTTCGACCTGAAGAAGCTGTCGTTCACGTACTACTGTCTCAAGTGCCGCAAGCACGTCCAGGGTGCGGTTGTTGACCGAAAGATCCTGGCGGCCAGTAAGGTCCACATCATCCGCTGGGACCCGAAGCTGATGGACATCGACTACAACCCGATCACGGGGCAGTCGGTGTACTACTACAACATCCCGCAGGACATCAAAGACCAGGTGAAGTCGGGGTCGAAGCATCTCATCAACTCCATGCCGATGGAGTTCCTCGAGAACATCCGCGACAACAAGACGTTCCGCTTTGAGAAGGACGCCCTCTTCCACATCAAGGTCGCGAGCCCGTCGGGCATCGACCAGCAGTGGGGCTTCCCTCCTCTCGCCTCGACCATCAAGCTGTTCCTCTACACCTTGGTGCTCCGCAAGGCGAACGAGGCCATCGCGCTCGAGCACGTTGTGCCTATGCGCATCCTGCACCCGGCTCAGAACGGCCAGCAGGACTTCACGCAGATGATTTCTCTCGCCCGCTGGCAGGACGAGATGAAGCAGAACATCCGGCGTTGGCGCCGCGATCCGCTGCACATCATGATGGCGCCTGTTGCCTTGGGCGTCTCCAACCTGGGCGGCGACGGCCGTGCGATGCTCACCATCGGCGAGCTCCAAGAGGCTGAGAAGAGCATCATGGCGGCGCTCGGCATTCCGCAGGAGTTCCTGTACGGCGGCCTCACCAAGGCGGGCATGGAAGCCACGCTTCGCCTGATTCAGAACCAGACGCAGGGTCACGCAGATGACATGAACGACCTGCTCCAGTGGTACTCCGATCAGATGGCTCGGTTCCTGGGCTGGGAGAAGATCGAAGCGAAGCTCACTCCGCTGAAGATGGTGGACGACACCGAGTCCAAGCAGATGCTCATCAACATGGCGACGGGGCAGACGGGGCAGCAGTTCGTTTCCATGACGACCGTCTGTGAGCGGCTCGACATCGACCTCGATGAAGAGCGCGAGAAGCGGCTTCAGGAAACGCTGGACGAAGCCCGCCACCAGCAACGCGTACAGCGCGAGGTACAGGCGCTCCAGAACAACCTGGCGCAGCAGGTCCAGCAGCAGGCGCAGGCATCGACGGGGCTCAACTACGACCAGCAGGCGGTCATCGCGCAGGCCGACCAGCTCGTGCAGCAGCTCATGGGGCTGGACCCCGGGTCACGTCGGTCACAGATGCATAGCCTCCAGGCCGAAGACGCGGTCATGTATGCGGTCGTGGTCCAGCGGCTCGAGGATATGCAGAACCAACAGGGCGCTCAAGCGAAGGCTCAGGCGGGCGCTCAGCCCCCGATGTAAGGAGAGCACATGCCATTGAAGCAAGAAGCTGGATCTGATTTTGCGTCCATCTTGAACTCCGCCGGGCGGGTGCCTGAGGCATTCGAGAGCAATGGTAAGGATCTGCCTGATGGTTTTCCTTTCCAGAAGGATCCTACCCACCGGATGGTGGACTCCGAGCAGGAGGGCATCCCCGGCGTTGCCGCGTTCGACTTCAAGATTCACCGCAAGGTCTTCACCATCTTCCGTCCCTGGGGCGATTGCGCCCGCTGTGGACAGGACATCGCTTCCGGTGCGTCAAGCATCCCCGCCACAGGGGACTACGAGTGCCCGCACGTGAGCCTGGAAGATTACGAAGCCACGGTGAACGACATCCTCGCCGGAAAGCTTCTGTTCGGGTCGGAGCAGGAGATCACGCAGAAGGACGGAAGCGTCCTCGTCTCCCTGCGTTGGTACGAAAAAATTCCGTCGAAGAAAAAGAAAGCTCCGCAGCCGGGCGTTGATGGCACCGTTCCGGAACCGTCTATCTGAGTCTTCCGCGCCCGAACTCCCCCGCGGGAAATAATCCCCGCGGGAGAGCCGATCTGGCTTAACGCCCGAACCGAACGAGCGAAATCCAGATCACGTAACGGATGTTCAAGCAGGTGTCTCAGGCGCTTTCTCGAGCGCGGTCAAAGGTTGAAGGCTACCCTCTGGGATGATCACGGCCCCCTGCCGCGGTCCCTGGTGCCCCTTCTTGCGGTTCCTCTTGAACTTGCCACCGGGCCCGTCCTGAGGAACAGCGATGAGTTCCGACACGGGCGCACGCAACGGCGCATTGGGGCGGACCTTCGCCCGCATGTGTTTCAAGTGGCACCGATCACATTGCCTCTTTCGCGCGTGCGCTCCGAACTTCAGTACGCTCTGTGCGATCAGTCCCGCGTTAACAACGACAGGGCCTTCTCCGCAGTGGCATACGATTTGGTAGACCGGCGCCACTGGAAGCAGCTCGCCGGTTTCCACTTGACTGAGAATTTGCTTCAGCTTCTCAGGATGACTCCACCCCGGGATGTACTCGTACGGGCGCTTGCGAAGAACCATCAAGCACTCGCACAACTTGTAGTCGCTGCTGAAATGAAACATCCGCTCCTTGGAGAGCGGTTCCTGCGGCTTGTTGCAGAAGTGGCAACGCGCCTTGGTGTTGGTCAGCGTGGCTGCGATGCGGGCGATCCTCGGCAACTGGTTCGCCACCATCCCCTCGCTCATCGCATCCCACCGTTTTCGGTCGTCAACTTCACAGACGAGCGAAGCGCGGAGGATTTTGTCCGGTGGAATCTCTCGGACGTCGATGAGGAACGATGCCTCCTCCTTGTGGATCGGAGGCGCCGCTCGTTTTACGACCTTCTTTTTCTTCGTCTTCCCCGCTACTTTGTTGGCCATTTGTTCCCCTCGCGTGGTACTGCGTCAAAGCCCCGTCAGTGGGGCTCAACTACTAATACCAATTTCAGGGCTATACTTACGGACATGCAGCTCACGCCTGTGATGACCGACCCCGAGTCGCGGCGGATTCAAATCCGCTCGAAAGCGCTTGATGCGCTGCGTACAGCTTTTCCCCTTCCACTTCGGGACAAGAAAATCGAGGTCGTTGATCTCAAGGTGCACGAGAGGGACTTCGGTCCGCACGATCAGAAGAGCGCTTTGCTCAGCGGTGGGTCTCTTTTTGAGCCTGTGAAGGGGACGGTCATCCTCCGGGGGGCCGACGGGAAGGAGCTCGAGCGGGTAAAGAACTTCACTCTGCTTAACCTGCCCTACTTCACGGGGCGGCACACCTTCATCTTGGACGGCAACGAGTACAACGTCTCTAACCAACTCCGTCTGAAGCCGGGCGTATACACCCGTCGCCGCGGCAACGAAGATCTGGAGGCCGCCTTCAACTTGTCGAAGGGGTCCAACTTCCGGCTGTCGATGGATCCGACGCAGGGGCATCCGTACATCGAGTACGGCACGACGTCCATTCCACTTTACTCAGTACTCCGGAAGCTGGGAGTACCACACACGGACATTTCTTCGCACTGGGGCTCCGACGTTGCGAAGCAGAATGAGTCTGCGTTTGAAGGGAAGCACGACAAGAATCTGTCGAAGCTCTACGAGAAGCTGGTGCACCCTTCGAAGCGGATGGCAAAGGACCCGGAGTCGCAGCTCGCTGCCATCAGGACAGCCTACGCCGCTACGGCGATGGACCCTGAGGTTACCAAGGAGACACTGGGCCACGAGTTCTCCAGCGTCACTCCGCAGTCTCTCTTGGTGGCGTCGAAGCGCCTCCTCAGCGTCTACAAGAACAACGAGGACACTGACGACCGAGACGCTCTACGGTTCAAGACGTACCACTCGGTCGACGACTTCATCAAAGAGCGCATCACCCTGGATGCTCGGGCGCTCGCCAGTAAGGTGAAGGGGAGGGCCACGCACAAGACGGAACTCCGGACCATTCTTCCGCCTTCTCCTTTTTCCGCGGGCATTCGAAGCTTCCTCACAGGATCGCAGCTGAGCTCGATCCCAACGCACATCAACCCGATGGAGGCCATTGACCACGCGGTGCGGGTGACCTCCTTGGGCGAGGGTGGCATCGCCAACGAGCGTGCAATCCCTGGCGAGGCTCGGGCGATTCACTCGAGCCACCTTGGTATCCTTGATCCTGTGCGAACGTCCGAGACGTTCCGCGCCGGTATCGACATCCGTACTTCGATGTTCGCGCACCGGGACCCCAAGGGGAACCTGTACTCCATGGTGCGGGACGTCAAGACCGGTAAGTCGGAGCTTCTGTCCGCAGCGCGGATGAGTCGGGCAGTCGTCGCCTTCCCGAGGCAGAAGCACTTTGGGGTCGTCGCGGTCATGAAGTACGGGAAGATGGAGCGCGTTCCATGGTCGGAGGTTACGCACGAGATCAGTGATGCTTCAGACTTGTACTCTCCCGCCACGAACCTCGTTCCCTTTTTGGAGTCCGTGCAGGGGAACCGCGGCATCATGGGAGGCAAGTCGATGACGCAGGCGCTCCCGCTCGTGCACCGAGAAGCACCCCTAGTGCAGTCGGGTGTCGCTGATGCGACGGGCAAGGTCTTCTCGAGTTGGGAGAAGGCACTCGCGATGCTGGAGCTCCCGTCGTCTCCCGTCGCAGGCAAGGTTGTGAAGGTCGACGGGCAGTACATCTACATCGACCCTACTGGGAAGAAGCACGCAGAAGACTTTGGGATTGAGAAGAATTCGTTCGAGAAGCGTGGCGGCGCCGTCAAACGACAGAAGACCATCAACGGCCTGCTCATGAAGATCGAGCTCGAGCCTGGTGATGTACGCACGGGGACGAACGACAAGGGCGAAAAGTGGGAGAAGAAGATGTACGTGGCGTACGGCCACATCCCCAAGACCGTTGGCGATGATGGCGAAACCGTCGACATCTACCTGAAGGAAGAGGGCACGTTCGACAACGTCTACATCGTGCATCAGCGGAAGAAGGACGGCTCGCACGACGAAGACAAGTGCATGGTGGGCTTCGACTCCAAGGACGCCGCGAAGGACGCCTACGAGAAGCACGGTCCACCCTGGGGCTACGGTTCGTTGACCGAGTACACCTGGGACGAGTTCAAGGACGACTACCTCTCAGAGCGCGGTCGAGAGAAGGCGGCGGCGGAGAAGGACCTCCTCCGCATCCCGTACGAGGACAACTTCCCCTTCGCTTCGAAGACATACCTTCACCACGACCTACTCGTGAAGCCTGGCGACCACGTTGACGCGAACCAGCGCCTAGCTGATTCGAACTTCACTCGTGACGGTGCCTTTGCTCTGGGGCGGAACATGACCATCGGGTACGTGCCCTACTACGGCATGAACTCGAACGACGCCGTCGTCATCTCGGAAGGGGCCGCGGACAAGCTCACCTCCGAGCACATGTACAAGGAGGTCCTCGAGGTTGAGCGCGATGCAACTCTGGGGCGCGAGATTCATCGGCAGTACTACGGGCCCAAGTACATGGCGGACCAGTATCGCAAGCTCGACACCAACGGCGTAGTTCGCAAGGGCACGAAGGTGATGCCTCACGACCTGCTCATCGCGGGCGTGACGCGTGGAAAACTCTCCGCGTCCGACATGCTTTTGTCGAATCTGAAGAAGACACTGGTTCACCCCTATCGCGAGCTCGTTCGGACCTGGGACCATGACTTCGAGGGTGAGGTCATGGACGTCCACGTGACCGACAGGCGCGTCGTCGTCACTGTCAGGACCAAGGAACCGATGCGCGTCGGGGACAAGCTCACGGGGCGTCACGGGAATAAGGGCGTCGTGTCCCTGATCGTACCGAACCACAAGATGCTCCAGGACGAAGCGGGGAAGCCGCTCGACGTTCTCTATACCTCGGCGGGCGTCGTCTCTCGTATCAACCCCGCGCAGATCCTTGAGACCTGCGTCGCCAAGGTCGCTAAGAAGATGGGGAAGCCCATCGCCGTTGCCAACTTCTCCGGTCGCGACAACGTACAGTGGACCAAGGACCTGATGAAGGAGCACGGAGTCAAGGACAAGGAGACGTTGTTCGACCCGGTGTCGGGGAAGAAGATTCCCAACATCCTCGTCGGACCGCAGTACGTGCTGCGCTTGTTCAAGACGACAGAGACCAACTTCGCTGCTCGTGGGACCGGGGCCTACGACGTCAACCAGCAGCCCATCAAAGGCGGGGACGAAGGCGCCAAGGCCGTCGGCAAGATGGAGTTCAACGCGCTGGTGGCGCATAACGCTCGCAACGTGTTGAAAGAGACAGCGTCGATCAAGAGCCAGAAGAATGATGAGTTCTGGAAGGCCGTACAGCTGGGCTTGCCTCTCCCGCCTTTGAAGGCGTCGTTCGCCTACGACAAGTTCATTGGCATGCTTCACGGCGCTGGGGTGAAGGTGGACACTCGAGGAAGCCTCAGCACGCTCATGCCGCTGACGGACAACGACATCACGCGAATGTCCGCCGGCGCCGTGCAGAATGAGAAACTGGTCCGTGCGAAGGACCTGGCTCCGGAACGCGGGGGCTTGTTCGACCCCGCTGTTACCGGTGGTCCCGACGGGACGCGGTGGAGCCACATTGAGCTCGCGGAGCCGATGGTGAATCCCATTTTCGCTGAACCAGCTCGTCGTCTGCTTGGTATGGCATCAAAGGACTTTGATGCTTACCGATTCCAGTCAGGAGGGTCAGCGCTGAAGCAGCGTCTCAACGGGATCGACGTAAAGGCCCGCTTGAAAGAGGTTCGGGCGTCCATCAAGAGTCTGAACGGGGTGAAGCTCGATGACGCCGTGAAGCAGCTCAAGTTCCTCGAGGCCCTCGACAAGCAGAACCTCCGACCTGGTGATGCCTACGTGTTGTCGAAGATGCCTGTTCTCCCGCCCATCATGCGGCCCATACTCGCGGGGAAGAGTGGTTCAGAGCTCGTGGTCGGAGACTCCAACTACCTCTATCAGAGCCTCATGCTGCACAATCGGTCCCTCCAGACACAGGTCGACAAGCCGGTGCTCCCGCCTGATGAGCATTCCAAGTTGCGCCAGAACTTGTTCCTCGCCGTCGGTGCTGCGGTCGGCACGCACGAGTCCGACAACCCCAAGCTCCAGAAGCGAAATGTGAAGGGCCTGCTCGAGCACCTCACCGGCAAGACGACGCCCAAGAGCAGCTTTTTCCAGAAAAAGATCATGAAGCGTCAGCAGGACATCTCTGGCCGCGGAACCATCGCCCCCGACGGTTCGCTGGGCATGGACGAAATCGGTCTCCCCGAAGACATGCTCTGGGGCATGTACGGGAAGTTCATCATCGGGCGCTTGATCCGTCGAGGCTTCAACGCTGTTCGCGCCAAGGAGATGCTGGACGAGAAGCACCCGGCAGCTCGAGACGCCATGATGGCGGAGCTCAAAGAACGTCCAGTGATGGTGAACCGCGCGCCGACGCTCCACCGTTACGGCTTCGTCGGAGCCAACCCTGTCCCCGTCGCAGGCAAAACCATCCGTGTGAATCCGTTCATCGAACAGGGCATGAACGCGGACTACGACGGTGACACGTTCCAGATCCACGTCCCTATTCTTCCCGCCGCCGTCGCGGAGGTGAAGGGAATGACCCTCTCCAACCTGCTCTTTTCGGACCGCGAGCAAAACAGCCTGATGGTCGCTCCCCGCATGGAAGCTATGCTAGGCGTGCACCTGGCTACGAAAGCCGAAGGGTCCGTAAACGGGCAGACGCACAAGTTCAAAACCAAAGCCGATGCCATGGCCGCGTACAAGCGCGGCGAAATCGGGCTGCATACCAAAGTTGAGGTGGGCTGATGTCTCGTTACAAGATCGCAGTTGACGGCATCGAGGTGCCTCCAGAGCAGGTGCAGTCCCCTGACGCCCAAGCCACCGAAGCCGCTGGCGCTGTTGTTCCTCTCCCCCAGCCAACCGCTTCGGAGGGCGTTCACCCGCTGGCGGTGTCTCCCGAGGAGGGGCTGTTCGCAGTTCCTCAGGAGAAGGTCGTCGGCCAGTGCGTGAAGCTGCTCAAGCTCAAGTACACGATGATGATGATGTACATCAACTACGGTGACCGGATCCGGGCGCACTTCCGGGATGTCATCTACGACCACTTCAAAGAGCACGCCGACGAAGAGCGTCAGGACGCCTACCACCTGACGATGAAGATCACGGCGTTGGGCGGTGAGCCCACTCCGAAGGTGAGCACCATCCCCGACATCAACGACTTGCACCAGATGTTCATGGTCCTGCTCCAGGCGGAGAAGCAGATCATCCAGGAGCTGCGAAACCTCTCCCTCATGGCGGGGGAGAATCTGTCGCTCAAGGTCATGCTCGAACAGATGGTCTTCACCGACCAGCAGCATGCAGACGATCTGCGTCGCATGATGTTCTGCGAAGGAGGCGGCGGTGGAGCAATTCCTTAAGCAGGCGTTCGAAGAAGGACAGCAGCTGGCCGCGGAAGAACTTGCGCAGAAGTTGAAGGACGCTGTGAAACGACGCGAGGCGCTGGTGGGCTGGAAAGAGCAGTCGAAGGCCCCTGCTCGGTTGTCCAACGCTGCCAAGTCACCTACGCTCCCACGATGATGAATCTCGCCTACGAGGAAGGGAAGGCCCGTGCGGAAGAGGACTTCGGTCTTCGTACCGCAGGTGATGCCTTTCAACGCGCTCTTCCTCACGGCGACATGAACGTGTCGGCGGAGCGTCTCGCTAAGACCCTTTCGAATCTGGACAGCCAGGTCGTCCCGTCGAAGGATGAGGGACACAAGCGGTTCGGCAACCCAACGCGCTGGGGCAACCCGACGTCTCCTTGGGGCGTCGGCGCTTCTTCGCACGATTACTCCGGCATTGGCCGCGATGGAGCCGCAATATGATCAAGGAAGCTGCGTACAATGAGGGGTATCGCGCTGCGTGGGGTGTCTTCTTCAAAGGGGCAGCGCCAATGCCCACGCAGGTGTTCCGCGGTCCGCGGGTCGCAGCCCAGACGAACTCTGCGCCGGTTATGGGCGCCGCCGCTCCGGTCAAGGGGCCGTCGAACTCCGCCGCTCCCGGTCCCATGCTTCCGCAGCAGGTGGGTCCCGGCGTGACTAAGAAGCCGCAGCCTACGGCGCCTGTCGCTGCTCCCGCTGCTGGCGCCGGTGCTCCTGCTGCTGGCGCTCCTGCTGCTGGCGCTCCTGCTGCTGGCGCTCCTGCTGCTGGCGCTCCTGCTGCTGGCGCTCCTGCTGCTGGTGGAAAGCCCGCTGGCTTCTTCCAGAACTTCATGGGGGGTGTGAAGGGCGAAGAAGGGAAAACGTTCGGCCACTCATTGGGGCAGGCGGCGATGCAGCAGGCGCCGATGCTCGCCATGTCGGCAGGTCTCCCCCTGATGATGAATGCCTTCTCCAGTTCTGGCAACCAGAACAATCAGTACTGAGGCTCCATGGCGCAGACGCTTGGGAAATACCTGGTCAACGACCTGCTGCCCAAGCATCTCCACACGACGGGGGCGCTGGGGAAGAAAGAGCTCACGCAGAAGCTGCTGGACCTCGCTCGAGAGGACCCTTCTGCCTACGTTGAGATCGTCAGCAGCCTGAAGCGTCTCGGGGATGACATCTCCACGCTCGAAGGGGTCTCCGTCGGCATCGATGACATCACGCCGCAGTACAAAGAGCGTAATGCGCTCATCACGGCGACGACCGCGGCTCTGAAAAGTGCCACTACTTCAGCGGCAAAGGAGAAGGTTCTTCTCGACGCAAAAGTGAAGATGCTGGCGCAGACCAAGCTGCACCCAGGCACGATGACCGCGATGGCGATGTCAGGAGCTCGCGGCAACATGGAGCAGCTGGCCAAGACCGTATCCTCTCCGGTCACAGTGACGTCTAGCCAAGGGCGGGCGATGCCCTGGATAGTTGACCGCTCCTATTCAGAGGGGCTCCACTCCGCGGACTACTGGGCCGCTGGAAACGATGTGCGGCACAACACCGTGCAGGCGGCCATCTCTATCTCTGAGCCTGGCGACATGCTCAAGATCATGACAAACTCGATGTATCCAATGGTCGTTACCGCCGACGACTGTGGAACACCGAACGGTATAGCGCTCGCCAGCACTGATGGGAACATCATTGATAGGTACCTCTCCAGAGATCAGGCGGGTTACCGCCGGAACGACTTGGTGACGAAGGCAGTTGCGTCGGGCCTCCGCAACAAAGTGAAGACGGTCTATGTCCGCTCGCCGATGACGTGTAAGGCCACGCCAGGCCTCTGCCGCAAGTGTCAAGGTCTTGATGAGCGAGGACGTCCGCACGCAATCGGCATCAATGTCGGTGTCCGTGCCGCGCAGTCGATCTCTGAGCCTTTGACCCAGATGGCGTTGAGCGCCAAGCACGGCGGGAAGAGCATCAAGGGGTCTTCTTCTCAGCTCACTGGAATGCCGGGGGTTCGGCAGCTTCTCGAGGTGCCGCAGAACTTCATCAATAAGGCGGCGCTGGCAGAGCGTACCGGGGTCGTTACGAAGATCGTACCCGCGCCCCATGGCGGTACGCATATCTACGTCAATGAGGTACAGCACTACGTTGGGCCGAATTTGAAGCCGCTTGTGCGTGTCCATCAGAAAGTGGAAGCTGGTGATGTACTCTCAGAAGGAATCCCCAAACCAGATGAGCTCATCCACCACAAAGGTTTTGGCGTTGGACGACAGTACCTCGTGGACGCACTTCATGACATCTATGGGCGGGAAGGCGTCAACGTCGACAAGCGGCACTTTGAATTGGTCGCCCGCGCAGACCTCAACCACGTCAAAGTTCTCGAGCACACAGATGAGCATCCGGAGCTCCTCAAAGGAGAAGTAGTCCCCTACGAGGCGTATCGGAACGCCGCGGAGAAGGGCAGTCGGGATACGCTACTCGCTCACGCCGTGGGCGGCGTACTGGGTAAAGAGGTCCTCCACTACACCGCGGGTACGCCTCTTACTCCTTCGATCCTCAACACCCTCAAGACCCACGGGGTCACCAGTGTTGGTGTGGCCTCTTCACTTCCGCGCGTCGAGTTCATGATGCGGCCGATGGCGCGAAACCCGCTGCTCCACCCGGACTGGATGGCCCGTCTGGCTCATCGCTTCTTGAAGGACAGTCTTCTTCAGGGAGCTCGTACCGGCGCAGTGTCAGATCGCCATAGCACTCACCCGGTACCGGCCTACGCTTACGGTTCTGAATTCGGGATGGGACCGGAAGGCAAATACTAATGCGGGGTCTGTCACAAACTGCGGGTGCCCGTGCCGCTCTCTCCGCCTTTGGGGTGAAGGTCGCTGGAAGTTGGGATGACTACCTCGAAGAGGTCAAGCGCCAGGGGATCGGGCAGCCAGAGAAAGCTTGGCAGCAGTTTCAGAAGGGACAGCTCTTTCATCCGCGCAAAGGACTTCTAGGACAGGTTCTCCCGAAGTCACCGGGGCAGCTCGCGGCTACCTTGGCGTGGCCCCTGATGGGGGCACTCTTGGCGTCTCGAGCGAATCCGGACATTGGGGCCGGCGAGCTCACGGGAGATTTCCTTGGGCGCACGACTGGAGCTTTGCTAGGAACTCCGCTAGGAGCCTTCGGACAAATCGGAGGCGGTATGTTCTTGGCGCCAGTAGGACACGCCGTTGGAAAGGCGTTTGATTCTCCACGTAGTTCTGATGTTGTGCATGATGGCTGACTTTTCCTATGTTGGGGGTACCGGCGCTGGCCGACATTCTCAATTGTAAAACCACAACCCCTGGCCTACACTCCGGCCAACGTAAGAAGGAGCAAACTTTCATGGGCCTTTTCAAGCGCGCCGCAGCACGTGGAGTAGCACACGAACTCGTTCGCCGGGGTGTTGTCGCGTTCCCGACCAAGGAAGCGATGGACGAAGCGGCTGACGCAGTCGCCGATTCTCCCGCGGCCGGAGGAATGCCGGAGATGTCGCCCGAGGGCGGCCACTCCCCTGAGGAGCTCGCCGCCGTGGCGAACAAGCTCATGGAGATCGCGCACGCTCTGATGGAGCAGGCAGGCGCATCCGCTCCCGGCGCTGGTGGAATGCCGCCGGGCATGGAACACGAGGGCGCGGCTCCCGAGGGTCCGCCCCCGTCGCCCGAGGCGGCCAAGGCTGCCATGGATCTGACCAAGACCGCCGCCGAGGCGGACTACGAGTCGCTGGCACAGGCCATCGCGGTCGAGTGCATGGAGAAAGCGGCCTACGAGGTGAAGGCCGCTGCAGGCGGCGCGCTGATTCAGGGCGGCGACAAGGGCAACGACGCGTCGCAGGCTGCGACGCACGGCGAGGTCGCCGCGCTCGACAAGAAGCAGCGCCCCGAGGGTGCGTACCACCACGGTGTCGGCAAGACTGAGCTCGAGACCATGAAGGGTCACCTGGGTGACCTGAGCAATCACCCCAGCGGTCCCGCGAACTCTCCGTCGGGCACTAATTCGGTGAGCAGCGATGCGTCCAAAGCCGCGGGCCTGGATGAGCAACTGAAGAAGATCGCCAACAAGCTGGTCGGCCTGCACGACGGCACGGACAAGAACAAGCTCACCGACGCTGCGAAGGTCGACACCCTCGCGCAGCTGGACAACAAGAACCGTCCTCAGGGGAAGTACCTGGTCGGCATGGGCAACGCGAACTTCTCTGAGCCGCAGACCCACCGCATCGGCCACGAGGAGCCGCATCCCAACGGGCCGAAGAACAGCCCCTCGGGCACCAACTCGGTTATCCAGGCGTCGAAGACCTCTGAAGAGGATGCCTTTCTGGTTCTTTTCAAGAAGACCGCGGAAGACGTGGGGCCGTATCTTCCCAAGATGAGCGACGACGAGAAGGTCGCACACATCACCCGGATGATCGGCTTCGATCACGACGGGCGCCAGGAGTACTTGACGGGCCTGCACAAGACCGCGGGCGCGGATGAGTCGAAGGCCTCGAAGCACGACAAGTACAAGAAGGATCCGGAGCACAAGGACGAAGTTGGAGGCGAGCAGAAGAAGGAGAGTGCTCTCCTCGGCCGGATCCGTGAAATCGCCGCGTCGTCTTCAGCCTCGGCGAGCTAAGGCCTCGGCTCCCCAACGAGAGGGCCCAAAAACGGCCGTTGGGTCCTATACTTGGACCTGACGGCCGTTTCGCTTTACGTGGTATACCGCACGCGGTAGGAGAATTACATGCCCGCAATTTCGCCTCGGACGCAAGCGATGGGACAGATGGGTGGGACCAGCGATCAGGCGAAAGCCATGTTCGACCAGGGCCTCTCGCAGATGGCCTACAATGTTCTGCTGAGCAAGCTGCCCAACGTGGCGCCGGACGTCGTCACCTTCAAGGTTCTGGAGACAGACCACGAAGAGGGTTCTGGTGTTGGCGCCTTCGTCATCATCCGACGCGGACAGACGCTCTACGTCCCGGTCGTGATGGCGGACAACCAAATCAAGCCGCTCGACATTCTCTACTTCAAGGATCTGAACGCCTTCATGCCCTTGAGCAAGGAGTGGCTCGAGGAGCTCGACAAGCAGTCTCTCGGAGAAATGGGGAAAGGCGTCACGCCGCCCAAGACCATGCCGACGGACGTCGACATTCGAAACACGGTCGTGCCGCCCACCACGGGCCGGTACAGCTACGCTTCAGACACGTCGAGCGCCGTTAAGCAGGCCGGACGCGTCTTCGACGAAGCGCGCAGCCAAACGGAGCCCAAGCTCGCGTTCCTCGACTTTCTCTCGAAGGCTCCGAACCGTATCAAGAAGGCAGCGGCGAAGATGCTGGAGACACGCCCCACCATGCTGAAGCAGGCGGTGTGGTTCTACGGCGAGAAGCCGCTCGTCGACGCGCTGAAGCTCGCCGACTACGGCGGAGGCATCAAGAACCACGGTGGCGCGCTTTACGTCGCCGACGACAAGACTACCTCGACGGAGTTCAAGGACATCTTCGGCTCGCAGTCTCCCGCGGCGTTCCAGGGCGTGAAGGTGAAGGGCTACTACGCCAAGGACGACCGTAAAAAGGTCAACCGTGCCCTGGCGGTTCAGCCGTACCTGGACCTGAAGGAGCCCAAGAACGCCGGGGCCTACAAGCTCTGGAAGAAGGATGGCAAGCCCGTCGTGGCGCTGGTCATCGCAAATCCGATCAACATGTTTGGCGATCCCTCCGGTAAGCGGATCCCGGCGCGGAACATCCGATTCATCAATCAGTCGGCGGGTCCCGCTAACGAGTTGGACGGGTACAACCAGCGTTACCGCGTGCCTGGTGAAACCGGTCGCCGAGATGAGTTTCACATCGACCGCTACGTCGGCGTCACCGAGGACGGGGACCTGATCGACTCAACTGACCTCTTGGGTACAGAGGTGGCGATGAGCCAACTCGAAGGGTCCGAGGTCTTCAAGAAGACCGTTGGCGAGGCGTCGGCTGCTGGCCCTCGCAAAGGCCAGAGGGGTATCTTCGTTCAGCGCCGCGGCGCTTCTTTCATCGCGACAGCGCCTGTCACCATCGAATCGATCACCTCTGATTTCGAAGGGGGTCGACGTATTGAGGTGGTGGGCGCCTGGGGCAAGAAGACCTTGGTAACGGATGCGCAGCATCCCGGCAGCAAGCTGATGGTTCCGTCGAACAGCGACGTAGTCTACATGCCGAGCAACTTCGTATGGTTCCCGGCCAAGAACGAGCTCACCAAGAAGGACTTCCTGACCACTCCGAAGGACATCTTCAACTGGACCACCGACGCCATGTTGTCTGAGGGCGCCGAGAAGGTGAAGGTGTCGAAGTACACCGGGGAGAACGGCTTCAACGTCGGCGGCGAGTACACGCCGAACTTCGTTTCGGCTCTGCGCAAGCTGGCCACCGAAGCCGTCATCACCATCGAGGACGCAGAGTTCGCGCTGAAGACGGCTGCGGAGCAGGGGGCCTACTCCTTCTGGATCATCGAGCCCGCAGGGCTTGAGAAGGTGGCGGCGCGGCTTAGTGTCGCCGCCGAGAAACAGCCCGAGCAGCCGGATCCCGCCGAGCAGGCGATGATGCAAATGCAGCAGGCGCAGATGCAGCAGCCGCAAGGTCCGTCGCCCGTCGACATGGCGGTCGCCGAGCAGATGCAGAGCATCCAGAGCCAGATGCAGGCGCTGACGCAGATGCAGCAGATGGTGCAGACCATCCAGCAGCGGGCAAGCATGATCGCCAGTGGCGGCGGAGCCGGCGCTGCTCCGGCTGCCGCGGCTGCCGCAATGGGCGGTCCCATGGACCCGTCGATGATGGGGGCGGGTGCTCCGGTGCAAGGGATGGGCGGCCAGCCGCAGCCGGGCATGGATCCCAACGCCCAGATGGCGCAGGGGCAGCCGCAGCCGGGCATGGATCCCAACGCCCAGATGCAGCAAGCGCAGCCGGGAATGGACCCGAACGCCGCCGCTCAGCAGGGGCAGGACCCCAACGCTCAGGCGCAGCAGCAACCGCCTCAGGCAATGATGGCGTCGGACGACGGGTCCGTTGACACCATGCAGCAGCAGGTGAACCCGCAGTTCATCGAGCAGGCGGGACAGCTTAACGACGCAGGCACTTTCGACGCGGCGGCGCTGTCGTCGATGGCGCAGACGCCATCACTCAAGGAGATGGTCGCGGGTTATCTGCCGAACCTCGAGAAGTCACTCGATAACCTTGGCCGCGTGCTGCTCACCCTCTGGATGGACGAGGTTCGCATCAAGGGTGACATCGGTGATGATGCGTACATTTCGCTCGAGGACAACCTTCGCTCGACCTTCCGTGGTATGGGTGACCTGATTCTGAAGATCAACCAAAACACTCTGATCCTCCGGGACCAGAATGACACGAGCGCCTACCAAGGGTAGTGATGAAATCCGTTTCGCCACGGCACCGGTTCGAGGCTGTTCTCGCGACCGTCAAGACGTCTGCTCCGCCTCCCCCGGAGGAGTTGGAGTTGGCGTTGCACGGGCTCATCACACGTACCGGCCAGCCCAACGCTGGCGTGTCCTACGCCTACGACCTCTATCTGGATCTCCAGCACCGGGCCGTACTGGATGCTTTCATCTTGGCCGGGGCTGAACGCGCTACGGTGGCAAAGGTTCTCGATATCCCGGAGTCCGTTCTGCTGATGTACGAGTACTTCTTCTTCGACACTTCCACGTTCCGGAATCGCTTGGAGAAGATCTCCTACGCCTCGAATTACGATGGTGACGCCTACGCAGCGGAACTGCTAAAGACCGGCGTCATGGTGGGCGCGGACTACTTGCTTTGGACCTACGGCGGGAAGGACTCCGTTGATACGCGTGCCATTGTACGCCACACCATGATCGACTCGTTTTTCCGGGGCATGTCGCACAAAGGCAACAGCCTTACGAGTGGTGTGGCCAAGGAAGCTCAGAAGTGGTGGGCGACGGCTATCCGTAATGCTGAGATCCTGGAGAAGATGGACCCTCAGGCTACGAAGCAGGCCTATGAAGAACTTCGCATCGCGCTTGAGGGCGTCGATGAGACAACCCCGGTGGAGAAATCTCCGGTGCCACTCGCAGACATTCTTCACTAGGATATAGCCATGGCACGTTGGAACGAGAGTGAGTACATCAAGTACGCCCAAGAGCTTGCGGAGCAGCACCTCGTAAGCAAGAAGAGCTTGAATGAGCTCTCAGAGAAGTTTGCCACGGAGAACAAGCTCAACCCGGAGGAAATCCGGACCCTCGTGCGCCTGGCGAATGTGGCGACGTTCCAGGAACTGTTCAAGAGGAAGGACGGTGGAGACAAGATGATTGAATTCGACACCGGCGACCCTGAGGCGGTCATCCGAAACATGGTGTCCTCTGCCAGCGAACCGCCGCAGACGGCGAACATCAACAACGACAAGCTCGCCGGGGAAGTTCCCGACATGATGCGGGAGAAGCGTCTGGGGAAGAAGTTCGACCCCGTCCCCGAGGCGGAGAAGGTCGCCGAATACTCCGAGAAGCCCGCCCGTGAGGACATCGTCGTGATGAACCTCCGCAAGCTGGCGTCGGAGTTCACCATCGCCAAGATTTCCGCAGGCGCTCAGTGGGAAGAGAAGCTGGCTTCCCTTGCCAAGGTGTTCAAGCGTGCGCCGGGCTACGGACCCAAATTCGTGGACTTCGAGAAGTGCGCCTGGGCCGAGCTCGGCGCTGATGCGTCACCTGAGATGGCTTTCCTCTACGAGGAGCTCCGGGTCAAGCATACCCGTCCCGCTCTCGAGAAGGTGGCCTTCCTGCAGGAGCGCCTGGTGGTTGAGGAGACCCCTGAGCTCAAGCTGCTGAAGGAAGCACACGACGCTCGGCAGACCTACGAGAAGATGACTGGCGCCCTCGCCTGGGTCGACAAGAACATGCCTGCTCTGGGGCGGTAACGTGAAGAACCCCGTGTTCAAAGCGCAGGTGGAGGCACTGTTCGAGAAGACCTCGTTCGGGCAGGACCCCTACGCTGTTGCGGATGCGAATCCCGATCTGAAGGGACCAATCCGCCGGGGTCTCGCTCTGGAGCGTGGAGCGCACGCAGCCGCAGCAGGGGGCGAGAAGATTCTTCGCGGGGGTGCCAATGTCGCGGAGAAGCTTCTCTCTGGCGGTAGCGCCCTAGGTGGCCGTGCTCTTGGCGGCATCAGCAACCTCGTAATGGAGCATCCGCGGGCGGCCATTGGTACAGCTCTGCTGGCGCCTATACTTTCGAAGGCGTTTGGGCAGTCACAGCACCGCTACCAGGATGAACTCATGAACGCATACCGCGACCCGACTCGGGTCATCACAGCGAGCCTGGACACCTTCCTTGAGAAGAAAGCGGCCGCTGCGGGCAGCGCACCAATTTCATTTGGCCAGGAGATGCTGAAGGGTCTTGCCACCGGAGCGGCGGGAAGCCTTGTCGCTCTCTTGGCGGGAACTGTTGGCGGTTCTTTGAGCAACCTCAAGAACATCCTGTCCAGCGACCCCAAGCGCCGGGCTCTTCTCGAGAACCTGTTCAAGACGGACCCTGTCATCAAGGACGCTCTCACACGGCATCCTGAGAGCAAGAACATGCTGCTCGAGTCGTACGGCACGATGACCAAGTTCGCTCCGACTCTGTCGCTGGACATCAACGCCACACGGTCGTTCCTTCGTGAAGCTGTGATGGGCGGATCCGGGGTAAACTACGCCACGATCAAGAATCTGGTGGATACCGAGAAATCCATCTCAGAGTCCAAGCCGACGTTTGGCGGAGGGAAACGCTAATGAACGACATCGACAAGCTCATCTCGCCTGAGCTCCGTGCCGCGGTACAGCGCTTTGGTTTCAACAAGGTCGCTGCCGCGATGTTCGGGGTGGAAGAGATCAACGGGAAGACTGCTTCCGAAATCATCGGCGGAAAGCTGATGACCCGCTTGGCTGAGTGGAAGGCCATCGACTCCGGGCTGGCGGCGTTGAAAGACCTCGAGGGCTGACATGCACTACCCGACTTTCTGGTTCAAACTCCAGGCATTGGAGCGCCTCGAAAAGCTGGCGAGCTCGGACGATCTGTCGGTGTCCGTTGACGCGCAGCAAGCGCTCGCTCTGGCGTGCGACGACATGTACTCTTCGGTGAAGAAGGCCGGTGCGGTGCTCTCTGCGATCTTCAAGATGCGAGACAGCCACCGCATCACTGGGGAGAAGCTCGCAGCTTCCCCTGAGGTCACGGCGGACTTTGTTCAAAAGCTCGCCACCGCTGAGTACGTTGATGGCGTTCTCTCCGCGCAGCTTGAGAAATTGTCCGGGGAAGAGTACGACGCCGCTCGCAAGGTCCAGCTTCTGGGACGAGAGTATGCAGTAAATCTGATGCGAGGTCTCTTTGCGTAAGGTCTATGAGCTCGACACGCACTTCGCCACGGGCGAAGCGACGGTTCAGCCCGTGCTCCTCTGGGGCGCGAATGGTCGACCCTTGCGTGAACGGTTCACCAAGACTGCCAGTGAAGCCTCGGACTACATCAAAGCCGTTGAGCCGAAGCCTGGGATGAGCGTTGTTCTCGTTCTCGCCCTGGGGGCGTACGAGACGTACGACCTCAACCGGAACGGCGATGGATTCAACGAGTTCCCCTTCAAGACCGGGTTCAAACCAACCTGCGGCTGCTGTCAGACCGATGGTGCGTGGGTGACGCAGTCTGAGATCCTTCCGAACCACTACAAGTCTTTCGAAGAGCACGGCAAGATTTACCGTCACCACCAGAACAAAGACCCGCTGAAGGCTTGCGGCGACGTGCTCAAGTCGTTCTGGAATCCGCAGATGCATCGGGTTGAGTTGCTCCTGGGACTCAGGAATGAGCTCGCCCCTGATCTGGCGGAACGGATTGCTTCCGGTGAGTACCCCGCTGTTTCGATGGGGTGCCGCATCAAGTACGACGTCTGCACCATCTGCGGACACAAAGCTCCGACGCGGAAGCAGTACTGCGACCATCTGAAATTTGGGATGCGGCAAGTGACGCCGAGTGGCTTGCGCGCCGGAGCCCTGAATCCATCTCCCAAGTTCTTCGACATTTCCTTCGTCGTGAAGCCCGCGGATCTCACAGGGTACATGATGAAGAAGGTCGCGGACGATGGTGCGTACGTCGTACGAACTTCGTCTGAGCTCGGGGAGTACCTCGACGCTATGGAAGAGAAGCGGGCGGCGATCCGGAAGCTCGCGGACATCGACAAGATTGTTCGGGGCACTCCGGTAGACCACAAGACTTCTCCGATTTCAGAGCAAGAGGCCCGCGGGATCCAACAGTACCGGGACATGGTGATGCCGGCTGTTCGTGGGATGCCCGACCTGGACGACGGGACCATCAAGCGCCTTGCGAAGTTCCCTGTAGCGCAGGTCCTCTCGACGCTGTCCGCCGCCGGGGTCATTTTGACCACGCCGGAGTTTGTGAAGATGATCGTCGAGCGTCTGGCCCCCGGAACAAAGGTCCCTGAGTACGCGCTCGATGGCGTCGTAGCGATGCAGGGGCACATCTTTGATTTGTTCGCGCGACACCCCCAGCTCCTTGACCAGCTGGGTGGTACGGGGATGTTCGACCGCACGACGAAGAACGTGAACCCGGAGATTGGGGTCGTAGCGGAGAAGTACCTCGAGAAGCGGTCGACCATTTCAGACTACCTCTCCCGGCAGCTGATCCCGCCAATGTTCCGAGCGGAGGAGCCGCCTTGGACGGACATGCTTCACGTTCGGGACCCGGCTACCGGGGAGTCATACGAAACGACTCGCGGAGCAGCGCGAGAAGCCCATGATGCAATCGCCAAGACTGAGCTTGCCCGCCTCATCGGGACGGGGGCTCTCTTGGCGGGCGGAGCTCGCATGGCCGCCGGAGCTTTGCCCTCTGGCCTTCAGCCTCTGGCGTATGGTGGAGCAGCTTACGCTGGCAACAAGATGCTGCGTCCCGACTACGGACCTCAGTACCTCACAGACGAAGGTTTCCCCATTCCGACGTTGACGGAGATGCGGAAAGAGGGGAACGACGCTGCGCTGCCTCTCTTGGGGTCCGCGGCTCTCGTGACGGCGCTGGGGCACGATTACGACTCTCGCCTGCGCCGAGGGCACGACGTACATTCTCCCCACGCTCCGCTGCATCGTCGCGTGCTGGATCGTCTCGGGGAGTACGCCTCGGAGAATCCTATGCTAGGAGTCCTGGGAGCTTTGGGTGTGTACGGCGGGATGAAGAAGTTTTCAGAGTACGCAGAGGACCTCGGGTCGAGGGCAGCGACCGACAGCGTGACATCCCCGGATATCGACATCGACGAGGTCGTTGAAAAAATCGGCAGCGCGGTACTACGGTAGTTGTTTGTTTTTCCACCAGGGGTCTCCTAGACTTCTAGCAACTGAGGGCTCACACATGAAGATCGACAGAATTCTGCAGGGTATCCGGGAGTCGCAGGCCGCTGAGAAGACGGCGAGTGCCCCCTCTGCCGCCATCGTGGAGAAGACAGCCTCTGCGAATCCGCTCGTGGCCGCGCTGCACGAGGCGCTTCAGCCCGCGGAGAAGACTGCGTCCGCCGCTCTGGAGAGGTCGCCCGTTGACGACGTGATGAAGGTCGCCCAGGAGCTCGCTGGCGCGGAGAAGGAAGCAGCTACGAAGGAGGCTCAGCTTCTGGGCACCGCCTTCGCTGATGCCGCTGTTGCTCGTCTGAACGAGTGGAACAAGACCGCGGCGACGATGGTCGCCGGTTCTCCGGTGGCGCAGGCCATTCCAGGCAACGCCGACTTCGGCAAGTTCGCGGAGCAGAATCCGGAGCTCGTGAAGCAGGCGGCTCAGCTTGGCTACGAGAAGGCGACCGCCGACCTCGAGAAGCAGGCCGAGGATTCGTACATCCAGGGCTATAACGACACGGTCGAGACGATCCACAAGACCGCCTCGCTCGAGTTTATGAAGGCCGCTGCGGTCACCGCGCAGATCATCGACGCTTCGCTCTCCAAGCGCTAACGACCATGTACGACGCCGTCACTCGCAACACATACGCGGAGCTGTTCAAGTTGGCGGAAGCCAATTTGCCGGCGTCTGTGCGCGCTGAGACTGTCAAGATCGCAAGCGCAAACGGTGAGGAGCTCCTCGCAGGGGTTCTCACCGGTGCGTGGAGGCCTCCCAAATGAAGAGTCTGAGTCAGCTGGCGGCGTCCGTCATGCACACGGTTGAGAAGGAGCAGTTGGTGAAACAGGCTGACGTGGCCTATACCAGTAGTCAACCGATGCAGACGGAAACGGGAAACTTGCTTCAGAAGTTGGCAGCGCAGTTGCGGATCGCAGGGTCGTCGAAAATCACCTACACTGACTTGGCTCGCTTTCGGAAAGACTATGACGTCTGAGAATCTCAAAAAGCTGGCTGTACTCCTTCGGGAGAAGGCTGCTTCGGTTGAGGCCGAAACGATGCTGCGCTGTGGGCAGACCCTCAAGGCCGCCGCGGCTCTGAATCTCCTCCGGGAAAAGGTGAGCGCCCATGTCCGCTGAGTTTCTTCTGAAAGTTGCTGCTGTTATCGAGGAGACCGCCAAGGTCATCGACGGCCAGGAGTCTGAGAAAGCCGCTGCGGTGAAGACGGCGCATGAGGCCGCGCTGAAGAGCGTCGCCGACAAGTACACGGAAGCGACTGGCGAAGAGATCCCGTCTGAGGTATTCGACAAGCTCTCTTCTTCCGGGGAAGACGTGCTGTCCACCGTGAAGCAGCTGTTGGAGAAGACGGCGGGCAGCTCCGGCGTCGAAAGCCTTGGCAGATCCAGCGAGAAGTCAGCGCAGAAACAGCCGACGAACAGGAAAGAGGCAGCGGATGCTGCTTGGGAGCGGTTTGGTACCTACATCAATTCCTAACGCCACCAGGCGATAGAAAGCAGGGAGACACGCAATGAGCATCCTCAACTCGAAGTTCGACATCGTTTCTGTAGACAACCCGGTAGCGCTGGCGGCCCTGGCGCAAGTTCTCACGGTCCCTGGTGGCATGACGCTGAACTCGGAGGGCACCCCTGTCGCGGGTTCCATCCCGGCCGGCACCATCGTCGCCATGGATTCAAGCGGCTTCGCGGTTCCCGCGGGAACGCTCGACGTTGTGGCGAACCGCCTCAACGCGCAGATGGTCTTCGTGACCATCGACGGCAATAAGGACTTCTCGGGCGCGTTCGTCCAGAAGCTGACCGTGCTGCACGGTGGGTTTACCATGCTGACCGATCAGTATGACGTCGCGTCCGGCGCGCTCAATCAGCCGGGCTGGCTCGTGACGTTCAAAGCCGGTAAGGTTCACCGGGCGACCGCGAACGACCAGCTCTTCGGCGTTGTTGGTCCGGCTGGTCTCGACGCAGTGAACGGCGTTCTGCAGGTGATTGTGCCGCAGGGCGCGGGACTCTAAGATAGTACCACGCAACATTCACGCTGATGCCGGGATTCGCCCGGAACATGTTGGAGGAGACTGATACATGGCTTACAAGACCGAAACGCAGCAAGTCTCCGCCCAGTTCGTAAACTCGAACTTCGTCAAGAAGATCGAGGATGGGCGGATCAAGGAAGCAGCAGCCGAGGGCTCAGCGTTCATTCGCGAGTTCGTTCGCCAGGAGTCGTACGCGCGTGAGATTCTCACGCCCGTCCTGCTCCAGGATGACGAGATCGACCGTGACGAGAACACGGATGAGCCCAAGAAGATCGTGGAGAAGGAGCCCAAGTCGGTGGCCACCTTCGTGCAGTTCCAGGGAGCAGGTCCTCGGACCTGGTTCAAGGGACCGCGCTACTCGGTCTTCTTCGGCAAGACGGAAAGCCAGCACTTCACCAAGTCGAAGTTCCAGCTGATGACCTACCAGAACGACATCCGGAAGATGCTTTCGGACAACTCTGTGAAGGACATGGCGGACCAAGAAGACAAGAAGTGGCAGGAGACCGTCGACGCGCTCATCGCGCTGAACCCCAGCGAGCAGAATGTCGGCGCCACCGGCTTCAACTCGAGCGCCTTCAAGGCGGGCTTCCAGAAGATGGTCGGCCGTCGTCGCCCCATCGGCAAGATGACCATGACCAAGGGCCTGTACTACGAGGCTCTGGACCTGGTGGCGACCAGCGTCGGTAACGACATCGCGTCGCGGCACTACGACGAAGGCGTGGAGAACGAGGAGAAGCTCTGGGGCTTCCCTGTGATCACCACGATCAAGTCGACCATCCACGACCCGAAGAAGGCGTACATCTACGCGCCCGAGAACTACCTGGGCAACTTCTTCCTGCTCCAGGACGCGACGCTGTACATCAAGCAGGAGGCTGACACCATCACCTTCTGGACGTACGCGGCGCCCGGCATCGGCATTGGTAACCGTCTCTCGGTTCAGTCAATCACCTTCCCGTAAGGGCGGCTGAGCTATAGTTAGAGGGCGTCTGGTCGGTTGCCAGGCGCCCTCTTTCTATTTGGGGCACGCGAATGATTGTTACTGGCCCGTCCAGAAGTACGGAGGTCTACGGCGAGGTGCCGGGTGGGTTCGTCAACGGTGTCAATGCGGCGTTCACCACCGCCAACCCCTACCGGGCGAACTCTGTCCGGCTGTACCTCAACGGCGTTCGGCAGAAACTGACCAACGACTACATCCTGGTCCCGCCGGTCACCTGCGTCTTCGTTCTCGCCCCCAGAACCAACGACCATGTTTTGGTGGACTACCTCCGATGACTACCAGCGTCTTCTCCACGGACAAGATAGGCCTGGCCTGCTTCCTCATGATCAAGGGGGCGGAGCTCACTGGCATTCAGTCCAAGAGCAAAGGGCGCGCGGTGTTCCTGTTCAAGCTGACCCCGCAGGAGGGCCTTTCGCAAGAAACGGCCTATACTACGTCGGACCATTCAAGGTTCTTCGAAGCTTTCAAATACCTAAGAGGACGCGCCCTGCGGGGCGAGTAACCCACGACTTTACGCAGTAGCCCAGCGCAGGAGAGCACACCATGGCACGAACGTTCATTCGTCAAGACACGCAAGTACGCAATTCCGATCTCTACGACGACACGCTGGCCGTAGGGTCAACGCTGGAGTCCGCGCAGACCACGGTTGAGGGTGACCTCAACGCGCTGCGCTCCCAGTCGAAGCGGTTTCTCTTCGCGGACAACGCGGGCGACTGGTTCAACGACATCAACGTCCCCGTCACCCTCGACCCCGGCACGAAGCGCGGCATCACCAACCTGAACACCGACCTCCACGAATTGGAGCGCAAGCGCGTCCTCGTCGAAGTCCACACGATGGGCGATGTCCACGTCGGCACGCAGGCCACGGGGACGCTGACCACGACCGGCGTCTTCGTCAACAACGAGACGGTCACCGTCGGCGCGCAGACGTACACCCTCACGTCGCCCTTCGTGAACGCGGCCAACAACATCGACGCCTCGGGCACCACGGCCCAGACGTTGGAGAACCTGCGTCGCGCCATCAACGGCGACGGCATCGCGGGCACCAACTACGGCACTGGCACTCTGCCCAACACGCTGGCGTTCGCCGCCGACACCGCTACCACGCTGGTTGTCACCGCGCATCAGGGCGGAACGGCTGGCAACACCGTCGCGACTACGTCGGTGACCGCCAACGCCTCGTTCGGCGCTGTCACTCTGACCGGTGGCGTCGCGACCAACGTCTCTATCCTCACCAGCGCCTCTGAGCTTCCGTCGAACACGACGCTGGCTATCGGGGCGGTGACGACTCGCGGAACAGTGGCGGCTACGCACGGCGGGACGTTCGGGGCGCACGCGCTCAGTGCTGTGTCGGGCTCCTCCGCCATCAGCCCGAAGAACCTGTACATGGTGGTGGACTCCGTGACGCACGACCCGGTTGTCTCGGGCAGTCGTCGAGTCTACGCCTTGGGCCAGAGCGAGTCTTCGACCGACGGCAGCACTGTCACCATCACGACCCCGAACCGGATGCAACTCAGCTACGTGCGCCTGACGTCGTCGGGCATGGCGCTCGAAGCGGTTCCTGCGAGCGACATCTCGGGGATGTTCATCCACTACACGGCCACTGAGCGCAAGGCCCTCGAAGACCTGAACGAGCAGGACTTCCTGCGCGGTTCTGAGTTGGACGTTCCGGCTGGAACCACTGTCACCCGGCAGGTGGCCTACGACAATCAGGGCACCACCCCGGTTGACCTCGTGACGCACGCCACCCTCGATCTTGAGGGCGCGGGGCTCATCTGGAAGATCCGGGATGACCTTCAGGCGGACCTCTTCGCCATCACCGAAGGCAGCGCGGGCGGCACCAGCGAAGTCAACATCGCTGCTGCTGTGGACACGTTCAACGTGGACGCGGTCGTCAACGACTTCGCCGAAGGCATCCGGACGGACACAGCGGGCACCCGCATCGACGTCGGCGTCAACGCAGGCGTCATCGAGACCACCGGAACGGACGACCTCCGGGTTCTCGGCGCTGGTGAGTTGTTCCTCGACGACGGCAACCAGACCGGCTCGACGTGGGCGCAAACGAACGGCATCAAGCTGTCCGACACCACGGCGGAGTGGGACGCCTTCGAGGCGAAGTACGGCGAGGTCTCGCTGCTCAACGCCATCGTGCAGGGCGATGAGCGCAACCCCAAGGTGTACGCGAACGTCACCGTCAACACGAACGAGGACCTGGACGTGAGCCTCGCGGACAGCAACCTCGACACGGCCCTGCCGGACATGAGCCTCGGCAACTACTTGACCGACTACGATGTGTTCCTCAACGGCAACCTGCTCCGTCCTGGGGCAGATATCTCTGCGAACAACGACTACTACCCGGGCACCAGCATCACCGCCCCGGCTAAAATCAAGTTCGAGTTCAAGGTCAAGGTTGGCGACGTTCTTTGCGTCATTCCCTACGCCTAACTCTTGAGGTAGAAGGTGCCCCATGAGCGTCCTCAAATCCGAGCTGAAGCAGTTGGTCACCAACGAAGTCGGTGTTCGGGTTGAGGACGCTCTTGAGGCAGCGAAGAAAGAGCTGTCCCTGCTGGAGGGGCGCCAAGCCGGTCTGTCGGAAGGCGCTAAGATCGTGGAGGCGCTACTCGGCTTCATCGACAAGGACGTAGAGGAGGGGAAGATCGACCTTCCTACCGCCGAAGTCGCGAAGCGTTTCGTTCTTCGTGGCGTTCACGCGCTGAACAACTCCGCGCAAAACGCCGGGAATCTCAGAATCGCCCAGACGGGAAAAGTGCAGGGGTTCGCACAGACTGTCGAACTGCTGAAAGACATCGTCGACAAGGAGAGAGCTAAGGTCGAGGCCATACGCCTGGCGGAGAGCTCTCCACCGGCTGAAAACGCGCGAGATCGGGTCTCCGGAACAGCCCCAGTAAGCATCAAGGAGCTACGCCTCGCAGAGGATCTTCCACCGCCCGCCCCGGTTACCGCGCAGCCGGAGGTAGCCGTGCCGGAGGTTGACGAATCTCCGAAACGGCGCGGCGGGAGGAAGCCGCGTGCCGCTCACTCCCGATAGATCTCCAGGCGTATCTGATGAAGAGGGGGTCAACCTCGAGTCCGCAGCCGCTCCTACGGCAAACGGGCAACTCCGTTACGTCGCGGGGATCGGCTTTCGCTTCTTTGAGGAAGGCGTCGAGAAGGGGCTGACCGGTACTGGGCTTTCAGAAGCCCAGCACAAGACGCTGCTGCAGCTGATTCACTTCATCGATGAGGGGCCCGCGGAGGGGTTCGCGACGGGGGCCACCAAGACAGTGACGGGGTCGGTGTTCCCGACGCAGGTGCTCTGGAAGCGCGCGGACGCAACCAAGCTGGTGGAGAAGAACACGACCTGGACTGGCGTGAACCCGACTGCCATTGAGTGGAAGATGTACGCGGCCGACGGCACCACGGTACTTGTCACGGTGACGGACGCCATCTCGTACTCAGGGGTCTTCGAGACTGGTAGAACGAGGTCGATCACATGAGCGACTCGCCGGCAGCCATCCTGCACAACACGAGCAGTGTCGAGGTCGGCACGGCCACGGACCCGTTGCGCGTGGACCCAACCGGGGAGACGGTGCAGCCCGTCTCAGACAACGGTGGCTCACTGACGGTGGATGGGTCCGTCTCTGTCTCGAACCTCCCGGCAGTCCAGCCAGTGAATGACAACGGCGGAAGCCTGACGGTCGACGGAACGGTGACCGCGAATGCGGGGACGGGGCCCTGGCCGATCACTGACAACGGTGGCTCCCTCACGATTGACACGCCTCAGCTCCCGGCCGCGCTTGTCGGAGGTAGGCTTGACGTGACTGTTGGTGCCCCGCTTCCTGCCGGGACAAACAACATCGGCGACGTGGACGTGCTCTCCGTTCCGGCCCCGCTCTCGACGACAGGCGGCGGTTCAGAGGCGACGGCACTCCGGGTCACCATCGCCAACGACTCAACTGGTGTCGTCTCGGTGGACGACAACGGCGGCTCGCTGACGGTGGATACACCCCAGCTTCCTCCGGCGCTCGTCGGGAGTCGCCTCGACACCAACATTGGCTCGTGGCTCGGAAGTGTCGCACCAACCGTAGGCCAGAAGTCGAGTACGGCCTCGGTGCCGGTGACTATGGCGTCCGACCAGCCCGCGATGTCGATTACGTTCTCTCCTCCTGTCGGCCGAACGGGAGTGTCTGCGGCATATCTATCCCTCGGCGGCGGCACGGCCGGAGTCCTACAGGTGATGCAGGCCACGCCGTACACAGAGCCAACTGCGGCAGCGCAGAGGTCTTTTGCTTCGTCATCCGCCAATGACGCTTCCGCAGGAACAGGTGCCCGCACCGTCAAGGTTACCTACTTCGACTCGACTGGTGCCGGGCCCTTCACTGAGACGGTGACTCTCAACGGGACGACCCCCGTGAACACCGTGGCTACTAACATTCGATTCATCGAGTCGCTGGAAGTGGTGACCGCAGGCGCTCTGGGCTCGAACGCAGGTACTGTCACTTTGTACGGAAGCACTGGTGGAGCAGGCGGAACCGTCGGTTCAATCGGGTACGCAACGGTTGTCGCGGGCCGAGGAGACAACCGGACCCTCTGGGCCCACCACTACGTCGCGGCAGGATGGAAGGCGGCGCTGGCAACGCTTGAGGTGGGCATTCACTCCGGCGGGTCGGCAACCAACTGCCGCGCCTTCATGTCCGCCGCGTACCCACTTCTTCCGAACTCAGTGGAGGCATTTGTTGGTGATGTTCTTCTTGTCATCGGAACGTTTGAGCGCTCCTTCCAGTACAACCCGGTCGTCATTGGCTTCGCTCGGGTCACGGCCTACCTCACGCCGGGAGTGAACAACACGACGCTCTCGGCGGCGTTCGACTGGTCGGAGACCCCAGTATGATTTCGTTCGGAGAACTCCCCCAGCGGTCTGGCACTTGGAGCTGGTTCAAGCCCCTCGTGTTCTCGAAGTCGCTCAAGGTTCAGTACGAAGAGGACGCGGAGGTCTACGTCATCTACGGGTACGACCACCCGGAGGTGTGCACCTGCACGCTTTGGAAAGGGGTTGTCCCTGCTGCCGTTGTGGCTGGAGGCTACTCTCAGGCGCAGAACGATGCGGACAAGGCGGACTTCGCAGCCAACTTCGAACCTTACTCCAACCGTTCGATTGACGACGTTCCGTCGCTCATTCTCGCCAACGCCATCAAGAACGGCGGCAGCGCCAACATGGCGGTAAACGGCAGCGTGACTCCGGTGGTGTTCGAGTACAACCCACCTGCCAACTACGACATCGAGGTGAATGCGCTGTCCCTGCTGTTTGAGGATGGGACGGCCTTTGCCTTTGGCAACAACTTCGTGCGCAGCGGCCTCGCCACGCTGACGAATGGCCTACTGTTGGAGGTGAAGGCGGGGGACCAGACGGTGACGTGGCAGAACATGCGACGGACTCGGGACATCGTGGAAATCTGTGACGACTTTGAGATCGTGGCGGGGACGGTTAACTTCTTTCGAGCCCGCGTTCACTTGCCCACAAGTCTGCGTCTCTTCAGGAGTGGGACGTTCGCCCAGCCTGACTTCTTGCGGCTGACGGTGCGGGACAACCTCACGACGTTCGACTTCGCTGAGGCACACTTTCAAGGGGTGAAGATATGAGCATGGTCGGCCACTTGCCGGAGATCGCCGCCCCCATCGCAGCCGATGGCAAGCCCTTCGTGCTGCCCAACAGCTTCCCCGGTGAGGTACTGCTCAATTTCACGGGTAGCTCTGACCTGCTTTCTCCGCCTACGCGGTTCGGTGGGGCACTGCTCGCGGTGGAGAAGGCAGGCGTCGGTACTGCGTCCATCGACATGAACTTCCTCGACGGGCTCTTCCTCGCAGGCGGGCACGTTGACTGGGACGGCGGAAGCTGGGGAAGCAGCGTCAGCATGGAGCTGCACGCGGCTGCGTCCACGGTGAAAGAGCCTGCCTCTCCTGGGACAGGCAACTGCAACGTCGTCCCGACGGGCCTGGGGTTCAACGTCATCGTTCCCGCGGCGGGCGATGGGGCCAAGGACCTCGACGTCCCGATTCCGATTCCGGCGAACCACGACGAGACGAACGCCACCAACGGGCAGTGGAACTACTCGGAGCCCTGGATTGGGAAGGGCGTGATGTCGCCCATGCCGGGAGTCGGGAAGTACAACCTGTTCGACATCCCGCTGAAGCTGGCGACCTTCGCCAAGCTGCACCTGTTTCTGCCAACTGCTCAGCGGGACATGATTGCCCCCGCCATCAAGCCGAAGTGGATTCTTCCGGAGTGGAAGATGCGGGTGACTATTGACAACGTAGATGCCAACAAGACTCTCCGCCTCGGAGTAGATCTTCTCGTGGCGCGGAGAAAATCTGTATGAGCGACGAAGATGTTCAGACAATGGTGACCCACGACGATCTCCAAGACCTGAAACACAAGTTTCAGAGTGACCTCGTAGCGTTGCGAGAGCAGATCAGTATTCTGCAGGCGAGAGCCGCGGCCTTGGAATCGCAACTAGCGAGGATTGAGCCCATGGTTGAAGCTCGCGCAAGCCGCACCGAGAAGCTGGTGATGGAGCTCCAAGTCGAGATGCACAAGCTCACCAAGACGCTTGAAGGGAAAGAGTCCAAAGAGAAAGACCACTTCAAGAGCATCGAAGGCATGCTCAAGACTCTTCTTGAGAGATCGGAGTAGCTATGGACTGGCTCATCGGCGCGGCGGGATACGCATTCTTCGATTACTGGTTTCTGATGCACCTCAGCTTCTGGCTGGTAACTGGGAGCACCATCGCCGCGGTGAAGCTCAATCGAGCCATCTTTTCAATGCTCTGTATGAGCACGGCGCTTCTTTGGGAAGTCTTTGAGATCTTCGCCGCCAAGAAGTGGCCAGATGTCTGGCTGTCCCCTGAAGCGTGGTGGAATGCTTGGGTCTCAGACCCCCTGACCGTCGTCATTGGCCTTGGGGTAGCGTTCTACGGGTTCGATCACTGGAGAGAGGCTAAGAAATGAAACCACAAGTGAAAGTACTTCTCGCTTTCCTCGGCGTCGTTCTTCCGTCTCTCTTCACGTATCTCGCGGCTCGCTCAGACTCCAACGAAGCGAAGATCCGCGCCGAGGTAGCGTACGTCACCATGCAGGGAGTGGTGAAGGAGCTCCAGGAAGCATCCTACCAGCAGGCGATTCAGCTCGCGAAGATCGAAGGAAAACTGGACGCGAGTGACCGTGTTCGGGTTGAAGCAACGCTTCCTCCGACTCTTCGCCCGGCTGTTCCTGTGCGCCCCCCAGAGCCCAAGGCACAAGTGAAGCTCGCCGCGCCTCCTGACTTCAAGAAGGCCGTACAAGACTACAAGGCTAAAAAATGAACACCCGCATCGGTTTCTCTCGAGCCAAAGGTTTCTGGGGCCTCATCTCCAGAGTCATCATGGCCGTCACCAAAGCCAAGGCGAGCCACGCCTGGTTGCTCTACTACAGCGCAGAGCTCAAACAGGACATGGTGCTCGACGCCCACACCACCGGCTTCCGGGCGGTCGGGTACGATCTCTTCAAGCGGGAAAACCACATCATCGAGGTGTACCAGCCCGCGACGAGCATCGACGGCGCAGTGCCCATCGCAGCGCAGTGGCTTGGGACTCCGTACGACTACTCTGGCCTTCTGGGGAACATCGTCGTGAAAGTTGGCCAGTGGTTGAAGCACAAATGGCGCAACCCCGTACACAGCGTCAACATCGTGTACTGCAGTGAGTCGGTCATCCGCTCCTGCGCTGAAGTGTGGTACCCGGGCATGGAAAAGTTGGACCCCGAAGCCGCTGACCCCTGGGACCTCCGAAATCTCCTTGCCAAAGATGGCAGCAAACTTCTCCCTCCAAGCTAAACTGATGGTTCATGCTCCTACGAGCGACGCTCAACGAACCGGTACCGCTCCAAGCTCTCGCCAATGACGGGAACACGGGGTTGTTTGTCCGCGTCACCGTTCTCACTCCGACCCTCACCGTAGCAGCGACTCTGTATCCGCTGCACATCATGAAGGGGCTGTACTCGGTAAACTGGACGCCTACGACGGAGGGCTACTACTCCGCGATCTACGAGTTCTTCACTGACCCGGGCTACATCACGGTGGCCTACGACTATCCGCAGCAAGGTGAGACGGTCGAGGTCAACTCCGACAAGACCAACATCCTGCGCCTGCTGGCCCTCGAGCATGAGAACACCGTTCTCGACCAGCAAACGTACGACGGCGCCAAGCGTCTTCTTACGTCGCGTCTGCGAGGCTACAACTCTGCGGCCAACGCGGCGCTGGCAGGAGTCACTGGCCTCCTGTTTGAGTGGTACATCTCTGCAACGTACGATGGGCAGGGCAGGAACAACCTCTTCAAGATCGACCGTGTCCTATGACCCTCTACTTTGCGACGCAGGCGTACCTGCACGATGACTGCCCCAATGATCTTCTTCCGCCCGACGGGTCGGGCATGTTTGACCCTCCTCCGAAAGCTCCCAGCGGAAAAGCAAGTCTCGCGAACCCGGTACCTCTCCCCCCAAGAGGCGCCGCGGTCGCTTCTCCTTTGAATCCAAACCCTCGTCCGCCGACCGGAAAGGCTACACTAGAGAACCCTGTGCCTGTTGCGCCCAAGGGTTCGGCGGTGGACCAAACCCCCAATCCGCCTCCGAAAGCACCTGGTGGTGGAACGGCTGAGGACGTGTAATGGGCATCAAGGTCAATTGGGCTGCGAGTACAGAAGCGGATATCGCTTCCTACAACCTCGAGCGCGCCGACAACTTGACCGGAGCTCCGTGGGTCCTCCTGGTCAACGTCGTTCACACAATTCCCGGCCCCGCCTGGGACGCGCTGACGTCGACATTCTTCTACCTCGACGCGACCGGTGACACGACTAAGTACTACCGACTGATCGCTATCGATACGGTGGCGCAGTACAGCGTTCCGTCTACGCCGTTTCAAGCGGTCAACACCGCCCCATCGATCCCCAATGTTGTCAAGGTGGACCACAACACGCCGACTCCCGGCAGCTTGCGGTACCAGACGGCCGGTGGCATCCCCGTTGAGGCCGCTGTCGTGCGGGTCTACTACAAGAGCGCGTTCGACCAGGGGCTGACTGACACTCCTCTGGCTGTGACGATGACAAACGTTCAAGGCAACTGGGTGAACCCGATCAGTCTCACGACTGGCTTCACCTACGTCGTACAATTCGCTAAAGAGGGGCTGTACGGCCCTGACAAAGTCGAAGTCACTATCTAGGAGGCACCATGGCTCTTCTTCTCGCCGCAGGCACAAGCCCCGTAGGCATTCAACAATTGATCACCGCAGGATCCCAGTTCAACGGGGCAAGGTCAACCTCTGCGCTGACTGCGGGGAACGGGATGAATAAGTACGCCACCGACGTCAAAGGTGGATTGTTTGACTTCGAGCAGATTGAACCCGTCATGGTGCATAACATCTTGGCGGACTTCGGCGGCTCCGTCACATACACGGTGAACCTCATCAACTTCGATGACGCAGGCGCGGTGATCCCTGGGGAGACGCTTCTTTTTACCACGGGCACTGGGGTTTCGCTGAATCTTGCGCTCCAGCACGTTGTTCTTGGGCCGAAGCAGGCCGTTCAGCTCATCACCACTGGGGCGACGGCCGCGATGAAGGCTCGTGTTTGGGCTACAACCGCTCGCGGGTTCATGGGGTAAACGAACATGCCTGTAACCGCGACTCCGACAACCACGCTGGTCATCACCCAGGACGACGTCCGCGGTTTCTTGCGCGACATCGCTGGACAGATCCCCAACACGGGGTCGTACAACATCATGTTCGACCTCCCGCAGTTCTCGGACTCAGAGCTCCAGCGGGCCATCAAGTTCACGGCTTCTCGGTTCAATGTGATGACGCCGCCGTCAAGTGACCCGGTGGACGCCATCAACTCGTGGATCATGCTGATTGGCGTAGCTGAGTTCTTGTCGCTGAGTGAGGCGTTCCGGCAGACGCGGAACCAGGTGACCTACCAGGACGGCGACATCCAGCCCATCGGGCTCGACGACAAACAGCAGCAGTACCTAACTCTCGCTCAGATGTGCAAGCAAGAGTTCGAAGAGAAGGCCAAGAACTTCAAGATCTCTAGGAACATGGAGAGCTGCTACGGGTCGCTCGGCTCCGGCTACCGCAACGTCTCGAGGTTCTTTCACTCATCATGAGTACGCACAAGGACAAGATTCCTGGGGGTCTGGCTTCGGGGAAGTCGGAGGAGTCTTTTCCTGAGAAGAAGCTTGACGCAGGCGCGAAGGTCGAGAAGGAACACACCTCGGAAGAGGAAGTCGCTGAAGAGATTGCGATGGACCACCTCACCGAGGATCCGTCGTACTACCGGAAGTTGAAGAAGATCGAAAAGATGGCTTACCTCATGGGACGCCGTGACGCCTTCACCAAGTTCGGCGGAGCAGCGTCCGCTGCTCCAGCGGGGGCCTCGTCTATTCGGGACTCTGGGTCCCCGGTGGCGACAACGCATCACCGGGACAGCGCACAGAATGTCTCGCGGGGGTTCGCCGCCAACGCTGCGCTGGGGCAGACGTCGACCTTCACGGACCCTGGTGGTAGGAACAATCCTATCCTTCAAGGAGGGACGCCCACCAAGCGTTTCACCTCCGATACGACGGGCGGACAACGTGACTCTTAGCGAAATGGCGTATCACCAAGGTACTCGAGCCGCCCTCGAGAAGTTCTCCGCGCTGCCCGGTGTTGGTGGCGCTCCGCAACTGCCAACAGCAGGCGGACTCAGCGCTGTTCCTCCCATCGGGACCACAGTCCCTGGAACACCGGCGGCGACGATGAAACCGGGCCCGCCGAACCAGGCGTTGCCCACTTCCCCTGTGCTTGGTACCGGCGTCCCAGGCACGGCGACCGTGGCGGGCATGGGGAAGACACAGACCCAGGGAGCAACGATCTCAGCGCCTCCGACCGCCGCCGCTGCGAACCCAGCAACGACGGGGGGAGTAGCGAAATGAACAAGCTCGCCTATCGAAGCGGTATGGCCGCCGCGATGGCGGTGTTCGACTTGGAGAAGATCGCCGGAGGTCCGTATTCTCCGACGAAGCCTCCTCGGACAGGGTTCACGCGAGCGAACACAGCGCCGTCTACCGTTGGGTCAAACAACTCCACGGAGACGGCGAGCATGACGAAGACAGCGCCCCCCGCCGTCGCCGGAAGTTCGTCCAGCAGCGCGTCGTCATCCGCTGGAGGACCTGGAGGAGCGCCGAGCACAAGCGCGACGCTTGGTGGCATCGTTCCTTCTACGGGAACCGTTCCCGCCGCGGCGGTGGCCAACGCGACAGCGGGAGGGCTGGCTAATCAAGTCGTCGCTACGTCAGGCGGGGGCAAGTGAACAAGCTCGCCTACCAAAGCGGGATCCGCGCTGCGGTGGCGGCGTTCAAGCTGGCGGATTTCAACTTCGAGCTCACAGCTCGTCCGGTCAAGAAGGACGTTGTGTCGTCCGACAACGGGCGCCGTACCTATGGAACGACGTTCAATGAGTCTGGGCGCCCGAGCCGCACCGTCAGCAAGGCGTTCGACGCCCTGAGCACGACGAAGCCGAGCGATCTACTCAATGACGCAGGGCAGGCGAGCGTTGGGTCCGGTGGGGCTGGGTCGGGGGTCCCTCCCTAATGGCGCTGACCGTTGAAATCACGCGACTGCTTCCTCTCTTCCCAAGAGGGGTCTTCTTCCAGTGGGATCTCATCAACCCCACGGAGATTGGCTCCTACTGTTTCGACGTGTATCGCTCGGGGAGTCCCGAAGGTCCTTGGGAGCCTCTGCTCATGGGCGGGGTGGATATCTACAACTACAGCGACGTTCTGCCGACAACATCGACGCAGGACGCAGGGGCGATCAACCAGCTCTCTTTGACGCGGGGCATCTTTTACCGCGTCGTGGTCACTCCTCCGTCGGGACGAGATTACTCCGTCGAAGTTGTCTCCGTCGTTGAGCCCCGCCTCGCAGGGCCGCAGCGACTTCTGAAGCAGAAGATCCTTCGCGATGAGAGCCTGACCTTCAAGAAGCTCAATGGCGTTGAAATCGCCGTCGTGAAGCGGATGCACTGGGGCCCCCGCTGCGTGAAGTGCTGGGACAAGACGACCAAGACAGTTACGCGGGCAAACTGCTCAACGTGCTTTGGGACAGGCTTCTCTCCGGGCTACTTCGCGCCTCTCCTGACCCTCGGGCGCCGAGGCACCATCCCCAGCGCGAAACAGATCGCACCGCAAGGTGTCGCGGAGTACCGCCCCACGCAGGTAACCATCCTGGACGCTCCCAAGGTTGAGCCCGACGACATCCTCGTATTCCTGAAGGACAACAAGCGCTTCATCGTGAAGGCAGTTCTCCAGACGGAGCTCAGGACGGTCGGCGTGCACCAAAAGCTCGAGGTGAGTGAGTTGGCGCGTAGTTCGGTGGAGTACCGGCTCGTAGTTGACCCAGCGCGGATTCCGCCGTTGTTCTAGAGTGACGGCATGGGGACCATCGACAACAAGAATCAAGCGGTTCCCCGAATCGCGGGGCAGCAAGCCGACATCGCTGTAGGTTCTCCGCTCGCCATCATCGCGCTGTTCACCGAAATCGTGCGTGAGAGGTTTCGTCCCCGCAATGGCCTGTCCTGGGTCTGGGACGAGAACTCCACTCCTGAATTGTCGGAAGAAAACACCGAGGAAGAGCCTCGGCGAATCGTAATTGAACCTTCATTCAACGAGAATCTGGAGGTTCGAAACTTCCGTCCGGCGATTTACATCGACAAGGGTGAAACTGCCGCGGGCAAGGTGGCCCTTGGGAACTTTGTTGGGCAGCAGCTGAAGACCGGCTTGCGGGGGTTCTATGCCCTTGGAACCGCGCCCATCGATATTGAGGTCGTCTCTGATGCGAAAGGCGAAAGCGCCATTCTTGGAGACCTTGTGTGGTTCTACATCCTAGCTGGCCGCGAACAGATTAGAGCCACATTTGATCTCCATGAAATGACCCCGCCGATTCTGGGAAAAACGGTTCCATTTGAAGGGGACAAGGGACAGTGGTCTACGCACATCTCGTTCGAAGTTCAGTTCAACCTACGATGGACCACCTTGCCCATCGGCCCACTGCTGACGGACATCGTTGCGCGGTACCGCGACTCCAAAGAAACGAACCCCGACGTTTTCCTTCTGAAGCAGTACATCAAGTAACCAGAGGCGTTTGTTTCCAAGCCTCCGCTCACCTATACCTTGGGGAGCGACGACTTTCGACGCAGGAGACCTTCCAATGGCCGCACAGCGCCCTGTAGTACTCGTATTCCAAGAGTTCGCGACCCTGAGCAGCAGCCCGGCAACGCCGGAGCTGAACTGTCTCATCGCCGGTCCCGCCTACTGGATTCAGGACTTCCCCGAAGATCGTGACAACATCAAGTGGGGCCTGGCAAACGCCACGGACTACGGCGCTGCGCCGGTCTCGGCTGCGACTGGCGTTTCTGTCGTCACCTCGGCGGTCGTCCGTTCCGACGCTCCGAATAACAAGATCGGCGCCGTTCTCGACGCTGCCAGCGTCCGTGTCTTCACCAGCAAGACGCAAGTCGAGCTCCTGTTCGGTAACGACATGACCGCGCTGGCTTCGACGCCCAACGTCTCGTCCGCCGCGACGAACTTCACCACCGCGGGTGTCAAGCTGCTCGACACCATCGTGTTGACGGACCCCGCGAATTCGTCGGTTGGGATCAGCCGCACCATCGTCGGTCCGACAGACGCAAGCGGGAACTTCAACGGTACGACCAACCTCGTGCTGAACAGTGAGATTCCGACGGGCTGGGTTGCCACGGCCACGACTCGGTTTCGCGTCGAGCGGACGGTCGCTGAGTCGGAGATCGACGCGAGCTTCTACACCTTCATCCCGAGCACCAACAGCATCCAAGTGAACGCGCTGGCAACACTCCCGGTGGGTGTTGCGCAGAAGCGCATCGTCTCTTGCGAGCTCTACGTCGCCTACCGGTCGCTGCGCCTGGATCTGTCGGATGTGAAGACGCTGGGGTCGGTGAACGAGATCACGGGTCAACTGGGTCGAATCGACGCACGCAACCCGCTCGCCGTCGGTGTGTTCGTCGCCCTCCAGAACACCAACACCACCGTGCAGTACTACGGCATCAACGCGGATAGCCTCGCTGGCTATACCTCGATGAAGAACTCCATCCAGGGGCGGAAGGACATCTACGCCGTCACCCCGCTGAGCTCGGACATCCTGGTTCTCGCCATGCTGAAGGCGGAGTTCCAGGCTCTGGCGGATCCCGACTTCGCCCTCACCAACGGTGTTCCCCAGAAGTTCCGGGTCGCGGTGGGTTCTTCGGCGGCGCTTCCAACGACCAAGATTGTGATCGACAAGCCGTCCCCCGCGGACATTCTGGCTGCCAACGCTGGTGGAACGCAGGAGTGGGCGGCTCAGGTCGCTCCGACGACGCACCACACGCTCGACATTCCAGGCGTTGACCTGATCGCTGCCAACGTGCAGCCCGGCGACAAGCTCACCATCTCGCTTGACGCAGCAGTGACAAGCCGAAACGGTGATTACATCGTCGCCCAGGTGCTCAGCACCACGAAGCTCGAACTTGACACAGAACTCCCTGGCGGGGCGCAGGCCGCAGCGAATGCTTCTGTGGTCATCAAGGTTGGGACGACCATCGCTGACCGCGTTCCTCTCACGGCCATTCTTCTTCTGGACAGCAGCATGGCGGATGCCAAGCTGTTCCTCGACCTGTACGACCCCAACGGAACCTTCGTGGATGCGGGCATCATCCCCACGGACCTGCTGGAGATGCCGCAGAATCCGGCACAGCAGAGCTTCACGGCGATGCACACCTACGTGGTGGCCTCGGTAGTGTCAAACCAGCGGCTGCGCATTGTGAACAACGGACGGAGCACTTCGCTGATGGCGAACGAGCTTCCGCACGGTGCTTCTCGCAACAGCCCCGTCACCGCCGTCCCCTTGACCAACACGCTGACCTACCGCCTCACTCGGACCCTCGACAAGGCGGGTCAGGTGAACGAGCTCATCTCGGTCACGCAGAGCATCGCCAGCCGCCGGGTGGTCAACGTGTGGCCGGACCTCTGCGACGTGGGTGGCCTGGTCGACGGTTCGCTTCCTCGCGACCCCGCTGCGCCCACCGTGGCACAGCCTGCTGCGACTCAGCCGGGGTACTACCTCGCCTGCGCCGTTGGCGGCATGACCGCGGGTCTTCCCTCGCACCAGGGCTTCACCAACCTGGGCATCGCGGGCATCACGAAGATCTACAACTCGAACACGTACTTCAGCGACAAGAACATCACCGACATCTCGAACGGTGGTTGGTTCGTGTTCCAGCAGGACACCCCGGCGGCGCTGCCGTACGTGGTACATCAGCTGACCACCGACGTGGCGACGCTCCAGTCGGGCGAGTACTCGATGGTGAAGAACTTCGACTTCGTGGCACTCTTCTTCGCGGACATCCTCGACGACTACCTGGGCATCTGGAACGTCAACGAGGAGACCATGGGGTTCATCAGCTCTTCCGTGCTGGCTGGCGTCGACAACCTCAAGCTCCGTCGCCGTCCGCGCATCGGGGCTCCGCTCATCGACGGCAAGCTGACGTCCATCTACGTGTCGCCGACCTCGGCGGATCGCATCGAGCTCTACCTCGAGGTCACGATGCCTGCTCCGCTGAACGTCATCGCCCTCCACCTGGTGAGCGTGTAAGTCATGGACAAGGCCACCTACAACCTCATCCACAAGTTGGCTGGGGACGGTGAAGACTACGGGTACGCCCCCGCTATCGGGACCGCGGCCAAGTTCCTTCCGATTCCGTTCTCCGGCCCTCTGGCGGCAGGCATCGCCGCCGGGGCAGAGGGTGAAGGGCGCGACACCAACGAGTCAATGTCCCGCGGCCTCCACGCAGGCGCGGGCAACCTCCTGGGGTCGATTCTCGGCACGGTCGGAGGCGCCGTTGGTGGTGGCGCTCTCGGCGGATTGGCGGGCCTCGCGGGGTCTGTGGGGCGCAAGCGTTCCTGGGGCGGCCTCGGCCCCAAGAAGTTCTTCATCGACCCTGAGATGCTCGCGCCGCTGGTGACGGGTCTCGGGGGCATTGGCGCTGCGGCGGGCGGCGGAATCGGAAACCTGGTCGGCGCCTACAAGGGAACGAAGGCAGGGATCAAGCACCACCGCAAGGCGGAGTCTGAGCGCGGTGAGCACGCTCAGCGGCACTACGAAGGCACGAAGGAAAAGAAGGACAAGAAGGACGACGAGAAGGAGGCGCAGCTTCAGTTGATTCAGAAGCTGGCAGGTATCCCCAAAGGGCTGGCGGCTTTACGTTCCGGAGGCTCCATGGCGGAAATGCCCGCAAGCCATCAGACGTACGCGGCGGGCCGGGCCAATGCCAACCTGTTCGGACAAAGGGCCGCGAAGAGTCCAGCAGGCGCTGATCGAAGCGCGGACATTGAAATCGGAAAAGGGCAAAAAGCCCAAGTGAAGTCCTCGTCCGATATGCGCTCCATCATCGACGACCTCATCAAGGGCGCCGAGAACAACACTTTCGGCCGTCCGGTGAACATCCAGACCCAGACGGACTTCTCGCCCATCGACATGGCGAAGGTCGCTGGGGCGGTGGTAGCGTTGTCGCAGAAGGGTTACTCAGTAAAGCAGGCCTCTGAGTACCTGGGGTTGACCGAGCAGCAGATTCAGCACATCGTCTCGACGGTGGGGTAACATGTTTCGCATGGCGTACGCTCAAGGTGCCCAGGACGCGCTGAACAAGTACGCCAGCGGCGTTGCGGACACCCTCGTGCGCCAACTGCTCTCGCCGGACCACCTCAAGCGGAACCTCAATGTTGCAGGCCTTGGGCTCATCGCCGCACCGGTTGCACACTCAATGCTGAGCAGCGAAGAAGACTCTCCCGCCCTGGAAAAGACCAAACACCTTTCAGATCTGGCCGGTCTTGGTTTGTTGATCGGTACCGAGTTCATGAAGAAGCACTAGGAGACATCGATGGCAAACGGGATCGGCATCACAAAGGGCACGGAGAGCTGGGAGTTTCAGAAGCAGTACGTCGAGCGTGAAATGGACAACGCGGCGTACTCGGCTGCTCACCCGGACGACACGCTCGTCCTGGCGGGACCCCCGCGCAAGGCGTCCATCAACGATGGCAAGCTGACAACCTCTCCGGGGTCGCTGCTCGCCATCGGCATGCTCCAGAGCGTGCAGTTCACCCAGACCAAGCCGACACAGCCGATGATGGCGATTGGCTCAGGCCGGTCGTTCTTCGTCTCGGGCAAGGCCCAGACGCAATGGACCATCGCTCGCCTGTTCGTGAACGGGCGCAACCTTCTCCGCGTGCTGTACCACAATGCGGCGAAGGCAGGCATCCAGGTCCAGAACTTCGATGACCCAGCAGCGAAGTCGGCGAACAGCAACTTCTTCATCAACCTGGACTCCGAGCTCTACTACGTCCCGTTCGGGCTCGCCTGCTTCTTCCGCAACAAGTCGCACGACCTGGTGGGGTCGTTCTACGCCGAGCTCGCCATGCTCAACTCGTATGCGGTGTCCGCGAACGCGGGGCAGAACATGATTCTCGAGAACGTCTCGGGACTCGCTGACCGCCTCATGCCTCTGGAAATCACCGACATCGCCGGCGCTCCTCGGGCTGATGGTGTTCCCCGTCAGACGGTCGACCTCCTCCTCGATTTCACGAGCCCGACTCTTCCGGACAACGTTCCTACCCAGGACGAGCCCAACTTCCCGTAAGTTCTTTGCAAGGGTGGCACTCGGCGCCTCAGGGGAAACCCTGGGGCGCTTGTTTTTTGGTATGGTGCCGCCCCATGAACAAGAACCCGCGGCTTCCGAAGGGTGTTTCCGCCGGACCTGGTCCTCGAGGGCAGCTCCTCGGACAAGAGAAGGACCCCTTGGGGTGGCGGGTCTGCTCCGTCTGGGACTACACACCGCAGACCCAGATGTACTCGGTGGTCGACGGCGCGGCGGGAGTAGTTCGCGATGTTCGGCGGCTCGTGGCCGACCCCGGAGACGTAGGTATCCTTCCTCGAGATACGCAAGTGGTCGTGCACAACGAACTCGGCTTCCCAGCGATTCAGAACGTTCTGAAGGGCTCCGCGACTTCTGCGGTTGAAGTGAATCCTCTTCGCATCAGCGAAGTTCGCGGGGTAGGCGGAGAAGATGGCGTCTACGATCAGAAGCATCCTACGGCGGATGCACGAGCTCCGAACGACCCTGTTGACGTCATCGCTGACGACTGGATCCGCAAGGGGAAGCACAACAACTACACCGGCGTGCTGGCGGGCGGTACGAACGTCATGCACTCGAGTCCGATGGCGCAGATTCGTACCCACAACGTGAATGACATGGTGGAGGTGATGGCCAATGTCTACCGGCACATCTCTTCAATGGGGAACTTGGAGATCATCAACGACGGCGGGAAAACGTCCCTCATCTGGAAAGCCGGGGCTGACCAGTCGACCGAGAACGGCGCCAACGCAGAGAACTGGACGCTTCGGTTGGAGGCCGGGAAGGAAGGAGACCTCTTCCGCCTGAAAGTAACGACCCCGCACAACAACACGCTCTGTGAGCTGCACATGAGCGCCGACGGCCGTTTGTCTCTGACGGGGGTCGCTGGGATCGACTTTTCATCTGGAACGCGAGGTACCGCTCGGGAAGACGTGGCAGAGAACAAAGAGGTCCAGGTTCTCGGAGGCATGAGCACGTTGGTCGGCGGGGAAGTCTTGGAGACGTACGGTGCGAGCCGCACAACGTCCGTGAACAACAACGCTACGCTCACCGTGGGCAACGACGTCAAAGAGATCGTGGGGCACGACCGCCTGACCCACATCGCGAACAAGCTTCTGACCACCGTTGAAGGCGGCGGCAAGCTGCCTCCGCCGGACAGCGGAAACATCGCCATCCTGTGGGACGCGGTCAACGGTGGCTACGAAGTGGTCACCGCCAACTCCAACAGTGGAGCGACGACCATTCCGAAGCAGCCCATCAACTTCGTGAACTACGCGGGGGATTTGAACATCTACGTAGGCTCCAAAGGGAAGGTGAACATCATCTCGAAGGAAGACGACTCCGTTATGCTCGGGGCCGACGGGTCAGTGACAGACCAAAAAGAAGGCAAGGGCCACAAATTCCAGGTGACAAAGCCTGAGCATCACGTCGCCATGTACGAGGAGCTCAAGAAGCTTCTCGAGGAGCTAATCAAGTGGGCGGATAGCCATGTCCATCTGACGGCGATGGGTCCCTCGAGCCCTGCTCAAGCCTCTGCGACCGGACCGCTTTCAGCGAAGGTCAACGACAAGATCGAGCCCATCAAGAGTAAGCGCGTACTCGTCGGAGCCTAAAAAACAGCGCCCCCCATGAGGAGGCGCTGCTTCACTACAGCTTCACCTGTGCCGCGGCACCGATGAGAGAACCTTCGTTAAGGATAGCGATGGGCGCCTTCTCCTCGGGGAAGACCCGGAACTCGGGTTCCGAGAAATGCTTCATCACGACCTCATAGATCGACGGGTGGATGATGGCCATCCCCGTATCTGCGATGAGCTTCACCAAGGCAACGCTATCTTCCGCGTTGATGAAGCGTGTCGCCTGTCCGTACGCTCCCTCTCCGGGAGGCATCAACGTTCGCCACGTCAGAGCGTTCGGGAGTGCTTCTTCTGCCCAACATTTCAGATCTGGGAGGATCAGCTTTGTTGGGATTTCGAGCAGAAACCACGATGCGTGGAGGAGGGTTGTCTCCCCCTTCCCCAGCTTGACCGCGATAGGCTTCTTCTTAGTTAATCCCTGGAGGGTTGCTATTTCGTTGTTTGTGATCATGGAAACTGATGACGTTTTTCGCTGGATGCTGTTCGCACTCTTCTTCTTCGCACAGCTCGCCCCGGATGTTAACTGCGTAGTGGTGGTAGTTCAGAGCTCGGGCGCGGACAGCCTTCTCTGCGTCCTGCTTGGGATTAGCCAGGTACATCCCCGTCATCTCGAGCGCCCCATTTGGGAGGGCGTCGAAAATTGTGGTGTACAGCTGGTCGGGCAGCTCCGTGTACGGGCTGCCCCTTGGTAGAACATCCTCGTCCACCTCGATGAAAAGAATCAGTTGTGTCTTTGCCATCCGTCCCTCAACGTAAGAGTGAGGCCCGTGATGGTGATCGGTTCTTCGTACTACTGGGCGACGCGCAGGTGCGGTATGTAGCCCTGTGCATTGGTGGCCGCGTTATGCGTGCCACCCGTGATGGTGGTGATGACCTTCGTCATTTCATTCAGATCTACTTCACCTACGGCTAGACCGTTTCGGTCGTACTTGAACTTCTCTGCGACGTACCCAACCGCGAGGAATCCCTTCGGGCGGAAGTAGTGCGCAAGGCCGAGCAGGGGGAATGAAACAAGCCACGCTCCGCCGACGTCCTGAAACTGGTCGGGCATCCTCACCCCGATTGCTTCGTACCGCGTGCCGTTGCCCGGCTGGTGAACAACTCGGACAAAGTCCGGTCCGACGTTATGGACTTCCGTGCTCATGGTGTGCCTCCGGCTAAGGTGGTGGTGGTTCAAGCGGCTTATACCCTTTGAGGTAGTGGTTTTCCGGGGACCCTTCTCCGTGGTAGTTTGGGCATCATGACCTGGGGTACCGACTTCCCGCTGGTTGACTTGGCTCAGAGACTGATGGACACACGACTGCGAGCCGAACGTCTACGCTTAGCACAACGGATTCACTCCCTAGAGGCACGCGCTGTGGCGCTTGGACTTCCTGCTCTCCCGCTGGGGGAGCTCCGAAAGGCTGTGATTCCTCTTGTACCCTTAGCCCCTGATCGGATAGATCGATCCTTGGTTTTACCACGTAAAGTACCTGGCGTCTGGCGCAAGAAGTACCTCACAGTTCGCAGCAGACCGGGGAGCATCTTCTGATGGGATGGGAAACGTTCCAGCTTCCGAAAATCCCCGGTCCCGTCTCCTCTGCGGTAGACGGACTCAAGACTGTCGCGACCACCGTATCGACGGCGCTGTCCTTGGTGAAGACGGTAGTTGACGCGTTGAGTCTCTTCCAAGTCGCGAGCTTGAGTGCGTCGCAGATCGCCGTCAAAGCCGCTGTGGCTACCGTTGAAACCGCCGTGAAGTCACTCACGTCCGACACAGGGCTCTACGTACTTGTCGTTCCTCCGCGGAGCTTGGTCATCGTTCCGGAGAACGTCAAAGCAGCGTTCTCCTCGAACGCCCTGCTCCACACGAACGTGGACGGGTTGCGGGTCCAGGCCATGTTCGAAGGGGAACAAGTATCAGCCCCGACCGCCAACATCTTGAACAGCCTCTTCTCGGCGACAGGGGGGAGCGCAGGGTTCGTCAGATCAGTCTCAGAGTCCTTCGACGACGAGGGGGACAGCAGCCGACCGATTCTCTCAGACACCGACGCCGCTGCGGGGATGTACATCGTCGCGGGGGCTACGAATATCGCGTCGATCCTTCCCTTCACCAGTGGGATGTCTTCCCTTCTGGCACCGGGACGTCCAACGGCTCTCGACGCTCCTGCGATTCCAGTCCCCCAGGGGCTCAAGGCGAAGGTGGTCACGTCTACCGATGTTCGCCTTCAGTGGACGTTTCAACAGCCCATGGTTGAGATTCCCGTGCTGGGAACCTTCGCGCTGGTGACGGAGATCGCCGTAATTCGCTCCACGTCCGTGACACTCTTGTCCGCCGCTACCCCGCAAGAGTTGTTTGGGAGCAACAAGCTCAGCGTAGGGCAAAAGACGGGCGATGAGCTTACCGAAGTCATCGCTGTGCAGGCGTACACGGGCGTAGATCTAAAGAGCACCTACCTCGATGACGGGGCGCACGATTCGGGGGTGGGGTACTACTACGCGGTAAGCTTCCACGTAAAGTTGGGCACCTCGGTCGAGCTGCGAAATGGCGGAGGAACAGACATTGGTTTTCATCGGCTCTCCAACGTCGCAAAGGTGTACCTCTCCAAAGAGAACCATGGAACGCCGAGAAGCATTGAAGGCGTCCCGCCGGACTGGTACCGGACTCCGCGCGTCATTGATCTTTTCCCCGCCGTAGGCAATCTGCTGAACCGGGTAGCCTCTCTCGCCGTACAATTTGGCGATACGACGGCGGGATACTCGGAGTTGTTGAAGGCAAATACGAAGGCGCTGGAACAGCAGATCAAAAGCTACAGCGACCTTGCGTCGCAACTGACCGCTGCGGCTACCGCTATCTCTTCGTTCAGCTCCATCAATCTCGGAACAGTGAGCAAGCGTTCCTTCGCAGTAACTGGTGGCGTACCTGCCATCAAGAAGGATCTCGTTCTTGCGTTCGGCGACACGTCTGACCCTAATCGCCCGCAGTTCGACAACAACGAATTCGTTTCTGGCGTTGTCCTGCTGGCGACAACACCCAGTGCTATCGCCCTGCTGAACAACTTGATGGCGAGCGTCGATGCCGCTGGCAGCATCATCGCAGATGCGCTAGAGAAGATCGACGTACAGTTGGCAACCGTTGAGGCAGCTTTCTTCAACGATGACATGTCGCCGCATGGCGCCGTACCTGTTCCGAAAATTCCCAGTGTTCCGCAGATCGGCGAAGACAAGGACTACTGCTATCAATCCTACGAGCCGAGTGCGACATTCGACGACAGCCTCAAACCAAAGGGTACCTAATGCTCAAGATGTTCGATTTCATTTGCCCCGTGTGCGATCACAAGTTCGACGCTCTCGTTCGTGATGACGATGAGACCGAATGCCCCTCGTGCCATGAGAGTCCGGCTACGCGGCGTCTTTCCGGGGGACATCAATTCGTGGTCATCAAGGCCACCACGTTGACCTCGAAGAAGTACAAGGCGGGCTACCAGCACAGCCACACGGACCGCCCCAAGGAGAAAATCTCCGTGCAGGTTCCGGCGGGACCTAAGGGCGAGTAGCGCCTATACTTCTGCCATGGAGCACGACGCCTACAAACTGGGCAGCCTGGACGCGGTACTGGAACTCGGGCTTACCAAAGAAGCCTGGGGGAAGGCTGTGATGCCAGCCCTGGGCGCTCTGGCTGGCGCGGTGATGGCCCCTGAGGGTGAAGGGGCTCGCGGCGCCATGCTGGGAGGTCTCGGAGCCCTTGGGCTTCAGTCAGCGGTTTCCGGTCCGGGGAAAGCCGCTCCCGCGGCAGCGGCGGCTCCAGCGGCGGCAGCAGCCACGGGCGTTCCGATTGTCGGCGGGCACACGATGCAAGACATCGGGCGCGCTGCTTTTGAGCAGGGGAAGGGGCAGCTCAAGCAGTGGTTGAACTCCCCCGCGAGCAAGCCAGTAGGTGGAGCGCCTGCGCCTGCGGCAGCAGCTCCCGCTGTTCCTCCGGGAGCGGCGACACCGGCTCTTCCTCCGGGAGCGGCGGCGCCTACAGGTCCTCGAGGCCCTAAGTCGTGGGCGGAGACGCGCCAGGCCCGTCAAGATCTTGGAGAGCGCATGGCCAAGATGAAGCGGCGGGAATACATTCCGAAGAATGACCCCGGTGGGGAGCCTGCAAAGATCCACCAGTACCGCGAAGAGATGCTGCGCCACCCTAACGCGAATTGGGCTCCAGGTCCTACAGTAGACCAGCGTGCCGCGGCAGTGCGGGCAGCGACGCCCCCTGCGGCAGTGCCTCCTACTCCTCCAGCGCACGGGCTCGACCCTGAGCACTTGGCGATGTTCCAGCGAGAGATGGGCATCAAGAAGGGCTCCCTCGACCGCTTCAAGCTCGCCATCGACTTCGGCGGGAGCATCGGAATCCCTGGGATGGGCGGTCTGGGCATCTCGGTCAAGGATCAGCAGGAGCGCCTTCCCGGCATGAGCAAGTGGGTTCCTCGCGGAACCATGGAGCGTGGCTTTGAGTACCTCGACCAAGGCTTCGACCCTGAGTCTGTCATGGACGCAGAAGCTGAGCGCGGTAGCCTTCTTCATCCGGCAATTGGCGCTGCTCTCGCTGCGGCGGGAGCGGCCAAGTTCGCGCCGAAGAGCGGGCTAGGCGGCGCGCTCCTGGCGGGCCTTGGTGGGGCTGGGCTGGGGTCGGTGTACCACAATGCGACGGAAGGCCGACGGAGAGAAGAAGGACGTCAGGCATACGTGGGCGCAGAGAATGAGCGCTCACGGTTCCCGATCCGACGGCATACTACGCAAACAGCGAACGAGGCTTCTCCGCTTGCAGTATCGCGGGGGCACGGTGACGCATGAACGAGTACTACAGTAAGCTCGCCGGTGAAGACGACGCGTTGAGCGCCTTTGGGCTTGCTCACGGTACGCCACGTCCTCCGCCGACGTGGGCGCAGGACTGGCTCGAGTCGGCGCGGAAGAACGGAACCAAGAACCTCACCATCCCCTCCATGCGGGAAAAGAGAGCTTTCGATCCGCTTACCGTCGGGGCGTTGGGCCTTGGGGCGAAGGCGGTGCTCCCATGGCTCGGGAAGGCGGCCATTGGTGGCGCCGTTTCACACGTCGGTGGAAACCTCATTCAAAAAGGTCTGCGTCGGTGGGCGCCGGGGCTTTCCCAGCGCCAAATGGCGTCGGGCATCACGCACGGCCTTGAGAACAAGACGATGCACCCGGTGCTCCAGCGCCTCATCAGCCGAGGACTCGGGGCGGAGTACTTGGCGCCCTACCACACGGGGCAGGCTATCTCAAAACAGATCGCTGGGATGCCCGCCGGGCAGCGGGAAGCTTACCTTCACCACGCGTCGAACATCATCGGCGAGTCGAAGCACATGTCCAAGGCGCCTATCGCGGGGGCCATCCCGGCAGCGCTTGAGACCTCTGGAAAGAAGCCAGCGGGCTGGTTCCATCGCATGCTGCCCACAGCGGCGGCGGGAACGGAGTTCAAGGATCTCCCCCTGTGGCAGCGGGCCATCCCAACCGCCATGGGAGTCCCCGCGGCGCTGGTGGATCCCAGCATCGCTGGTCACGTCGCCATCAACAAGATTCGCGAGTCTGTCGGCCACAGCGACACGGGGAAAGCCTTCCTGGCAAATGAACTCGCACAAGGGGCTCGAGGCAAAGAGCTACCCGGGTGGCAGAAGCACCTGATGGAACTTGGGCTCTCTCCCGCAACCACCGACCCACGCAACATCGGTCTCGCAGCGAACAAAGAGTACGGCGACATGCACAATCGGGTCAATCAGTGGGCCGCTGAACACGGTCACGGGCCTGTCAGCCTTCCGGGCGCAGGACAGGTGACCGACTTCGCCGAGGGCGTCTACAACCGCCTCAAGACGAAGCCGCTGCCCGACGTGCCGCCGCCCGCGGCCTCCCCCGAGAACAACGGCAACCTTGGTCGGTTGCTGTTGGCCGGGGGAGGGTTGTACGCGCTCAACAAGGCGACGCAGCCCGACGAAGACGAGCGACGCTAAAGAGAAGGGCTGTCGGGGATCGTCAGCCACTTCTGCTCGGTCCAGTTGAAGAGGACCCCGAGAATGCGTTTCCGCAGCCGGTTCTGCATGTCTTCGTCGAACGGAACTTCCGCGTTGGTGAAGAGCAGGTGATGGGAGGCTTGAGTAAGCTCCTGCCACAGCTCATCGATACTGCGTCCCTCAGCAAAGGACCACGACGCGACGGGCGGGTCGAAAAGAATCACCTGCCGCGTCGGGTCCTCTGTATCCTGAGAGATGTCGATCTTAGGCTTCAGGGTCGTAGCCCAGCGTCTTGAGGTACTTCACGACACCGGTGCCCACGAGCGCACCGACCGTGATGCCCTTCTCCTTCGCCGTCGCCTTGGCGAATCGCATCGCCGACTTCGGGATCTGGCCCTGGGCCTTGGTTCCTGCGACGCGCTTCGCCTTCTTCTCGGCCTTCGGCGCCTTCGCCTTCTTGACGGTCTTCGCCTTCATGGTGCTCTTCGCCTTCTTCTTGGGCGCTGCTTCCTTCTTGGTCCACTTCTCAGCGCGCTTGGTGTACTTCCGCTTGGCCTTCGGCTCCACCGAGGCAGGGGGCGCATCCACCGGGACCGCGGTCAGCGGAACGGGGGCGGCAACAACTGCGGGAGGGGGAGCGGCGGGGGCGGGGGTGGTCGTCTGGGTTTCGGACATCTTGAGACTCCTTGTTGTGGCTTCGGGTTTGTTCTGCTTCGACAGTGGTAACTCATCCTCCGACAGAGATCAAGAGCTTCTCTTTGTACCCCGAATTCAGCATCTTTGGATACCCGAACGGATTGCAGACGATCCGAGTCCCTGAAAGCTGATAATCGAAGCTGTCGTGAGTGTGCCCATGTAGCCAGTACGCCGGGCGGCGGTCAAGGATGAGTTGGTCCATCTCGCAAACGAAAAACGGGTTGGTAGCTGATCCCTTGTAGCGCGGGGATACACTCTGGTACGACGGAAGATAGTGGGTCAACACCACATCTCCGGCGGAAAGATTCGTCTTGAGAAGCTTCTGAAACTTCGCGTTCTCCTGCACTACCCAGGGGTGGAAGTCAACGATCTGTTGAAAATCCGGCATCTGGGTCGCAGCGTAGTCGTACAGCGGGCTCCACTGAGGGAACCACATGGGCCCCCCGAGAAAGCGGTGACCGTTGAACGTGACCAGTTGGTTGTTGAACACGGTGACGTTCTTCAGTGGAGCGAGAGCCGCGCCCAGAACGTTCATCCCCTCCTGCGGCGTGCTTTTCCACAGCTCATGATTCCCTGGGACGTAGAAGATCCGAGGATACTTCACCGCCAAGCGCGCGAAGAGGTCGTGCGTCTGCGTGGCGAATCTCGCAGAGAGGATGTCCCCCAGAAGAACGAGTACGTCGACGTTCAGCGGGTCCATGCTGTCGATGAAGGTGCGCCCTCCATCGCGGTGTTCCTCGAGGTGAAGATCGGACGCAACCTGGAGAGTGAGCATGCTTGAGGTATACCCTATTCGAGCTCTGGAAACCCAGCAGCTTCTGCGTTGATGATGTCGTCCGCCGTCTCTCCGGTCTCTTCGCCCCACTGCGAACGAGAAGCCAACAGCTGGCCGGACATGTTGTAATCAGCCCCGCATTCGCAGGTATTGGTAAACCCGTAGCACGTGAGTTCTCTACCGCAGTGGCAGGTGATCGTCTTTCTTTTTCTCGCTTCCATCGTAGTTCCTTGCGTTTCGAGAACCCGCCCACAGGATGCTGCCGGGCCCGTAGGCCATGCGGTACTCCTGGAGGAGGTACGCTGCTTCTTTTTCATTTTCTGCGGTGTCGACTACTTCCGGCGGATTGCCGGGGTACTTGAACCAGATGCTGATCGACATGTTCCCTCACTGTGTTCAATTGTTGAATCGCTTCCTGGTGGTTCGACAAAGCTCGGCTTTGTGGAACCTCCTGGAAGCAAAGAGACTGCTGTCACCGCTACGGTGACCGTCCTTCATCAGGAAGCTGAGGGTTACAGCTTCAGCATGATCCGCATCAGACGGAAGTAGTCCCGCTGCGCCTCTACGTCAGCGGTTTCGATCCACTTCTCAAACGCCGGGAAGCGCTTCCCCGTAACAGCCTCTACCTCTGAGAACTGGTCTCGGAGGTGTTCTAGAGCCTCGGGCCGTGGAGCCTCCGGGACCGGCCTTTCATCAGGCTGCTTTCCTTCTTCAGGAGAAGGAGCGCGTCCATCACCGCCTGATACGCCTTCTTCTCCGGCGTGGTAACAAAGGTCGAGTGGGAGTTGTACGCGGTAAATTCTTCGAGGAACCTCTCCGCGCTTTGCTGCAGGTACGCGCTCCACGTCTGGAGCTCGTTTACTGTCTGGTGCAGTTTCCATGATCTTTTGCTCCCCGCGTCGAGCTTCGACACCTTGCCGGCTTTAGCTAGTTCCATGCTCACACCTTGGTTGTTCGTTTGAAGATGACGTCTCCGCCGACCCAGACTTTGAGCTCGAGCAGCCCATCTCGGTTGATGCCTTCCACGGTGATGTCGTCGTGGTGAATCGCTCCGTCGGCCCGCTGGAGAACCTGGCAGCGGAATCCCCCGGAACGGCTTCGGGGGCCGGCACCGACCTTCGCTTTCCGCCCATCCACGCTGATGTTGAGCCAGAAGTTCCTAACGTTTCGGGGCATCGGCCGTGTCTCCTAGAAAAGCTTCACCCTCTGCTCGGATGTCCCCCATCACCATGTTCACTCCTTGGTCGATGGCGGCGCCATTGATCTTTTGGGTAAGGGACTTCGTTCCTACTTTGATGGTGAGAACACCACCCTTGCGCATCAGGAGCTCGAAGAACTCCAGGAGCTCGTGGGGCTTGAACACCGTCGATTCGAAGAGGCATTTGCCGTGGGCATGCTCCTCCTTTTTTTTGCCGCACTGCGTACAGCCTTCGAGGTGGTACCGGGAGAACGTGTACTTGAGATCTGCTCTGAACTTGTGCCCGTGGAGCTTCATCCGCCCACCCCCACGAGTTCGAGCTCTACTTCAACGCCCGACGGAGCGCCGTAGGTCGCGCCGAGTCTACCCAGTTCGTAGTACGGCGGATTGTTGGTGAGGGAGTATTTGTACGACGAAGCTTTGACCAAGTAGGACACGGACGCTCCTCCGATGATCTCCAAGGTCAACTTTCCATCCTTCGGGAGCTTCCCTTGAAACAGCGCCGCCAAGATGCGCTCCAAAGGAGCGGCGTCAAGCTGCGTGAAGTCGAACATACAGTCCTCTCCCACGTGAGCGATGATCGGCTTCTTACACCGCAGGCAGGTTCCGTTTCCGAGGCTGCTTTTTCCGTACTCTTCGATGTTCAACCGCGCTTTCAGTCTTTGCATGGTACGCCTTGTAGTTGGTGGAGGAGAACAGGCACTTCCCTCTGACGTGGGCGTCCTTCGGGTGGCCGCAGTGAATGCACTGAGTAAACCAGACCCAGTCGATCTGGTTACTCTCGACCGTGATGTCTGAGTGTTTAGGGTGCGCACGCCACCAGAGGCCACGCCCTGTGACCACCAGGTAGTCGGCGTGAGCTTCAATGTTCAATTCATGTCCTTCCCGGCGCGGGAGAAGAAACGGATCGCCATTTGAGACCTGGTCGTCTGCCTGTTCGAACGCGGCTTCGCCTAAGAACTCTTCGGCGGTTCTCCGAGAGATGAACGAGGCGCCCCAGTCCAGGAGCTCAAACGATGAGAAGCTCTCCAGCCGCTTCGTCATGTCGGCGTGAGCCTTCTGAAGCGGAATCAACTTTTTCAGAAGATCCGGGGTCAGCGTGATAACGGCGAAGTCGCAGTCAGCGTTGAAGTGTTCGTTGTTGCTACTCGCCAGTACGAGGAAGCTGTGTACGGCGGTCATACCGGATCCACGTCGACGACGCGTACGCCGAACTCTTCGTCTTCTTCGACGTACTTCCAGACGATGCCGGTTTCCCGGTAATCGGCGAACGCTTTGACACGCGCTTCCTGCTCATTCGGGGCGTCGACGGTCAGGATGCCTTGCACCCATGCCTTGCCGCGGAACTCTACGTTGAACCGACGGGTGGCGGGGCGACGGGCCTTTCCTGCCCCTCGGCGTACACCACCTTTCCGTCGACTTGGACTTCGTGCAGGTGCAGATTTACGCATTGGCCTTCCTCCGTTTCCACGAGCCACTTCAAGACGCACTCTCCGTGGAGCATGAGGCCGTCCCACTCTTCTACGTAGTGATCCGGCGTCTTCCCGTTACGGGTGAACTCCCCGCATTGCGCGCAGTCGTCGTACCACTCCTTCTTTTCGGTCAACGGCTTGACCGTATAGATTCCTCCGCAGGGCATCAGCGCTCCTTCAGGTAGTAGTCCTCGAGCCACTTGAGCCCGCACTCCGTCGCCAGGAACTCCAGCTGAGCGTCGATGCCCTCGTTGTTGATCTCCGAAGCCCTGAGCGTCATGATTTCGTGAACCTGGTCATCCAGATCCGCGTCTTCGTATTTCGCCTTGATGGCCGCGAAGACGCGCTTCCTCTTCTCAGAGACTCTCATCAGTCACATCCTCGTTCAGCGCGATCAGCGCAGGCGTCGCACTGGTACCCTCGAGCTCTGTCCGCCGGGGTCAGCCGGTTCTCTCCCCCGCAGTTGGGACAGGGCAGGTTCCGAGGGTTGCTATCGGTCTCCGCCCTCAGGGCGCTACGACCCCCAGGATCCGCGAAGTCACTTCTGCCTTCGTCGAAGTCCTGGTCATGTGGATCTCCATAATCCACGTCGTCATCGTCGTCTTCGTTTGGGTTTGACATCTTCCTTCTCCTCGTCTGGGGGTTTCACTGGAGGTCCGAACAGTCCTGAGACCTTCTCAACCTTCTTCGCATCTTCGGCGTCGTGGTACTTTCGTTCCCAGTCCCACTTCCGCTTGTCTTCAGCTTCGAAGAGGTCCTTCAGGTCTTTGGCGCTCATCGCCGCGACCTTCTCAAACAGCTTGTAGCCATCGAACTTCTTCTTGAAGTAGTCCTCCCCTTTGAGCCCTTTTGTGGCGTCTCGGAGCATCAGGTGGAACGCCTTGGACTTGAGCAGGAGGTATGTCTCCATCCTGTGCTGTGTCTTCACGTCGACGCCGTACTCTGAGAAGCAAATCTCGAAGCGGCGGTTGGTCATCTCACCGACCAGCGTTTCGAACGCTCGCTTGATCCGTGGAGAGAACAGGTTGTCTTGGTAACGCCACACCGGGTAGACAACGGCGCTGACGTACCCGTGCTGGTCCCACCACTTCGCGAGCTGCTCGAGTCCTTCGTGACTTTTGAAGGGAGGAAAAACGAGGCGGCTGGCGACAAAATCAAAGTCGGCGTTCTCCTGCCACCACTGGACCGCTTCGTACTCACCTTCCGGAATCCCCGCGTACCCGCTCGGTTCGGCGTCCGAATGAATGTCGTAGGGCTGGGACATCAGCCCGTGAAAAGAGCCTTCGTTTTCACCCATGAGCCAGTAGGCGCTGCTCCGATTGGCGCCGCGGACGACTTGGCCGGTGAGGTGGTCAATGGTCTTGATCCACCGGCCAATGGCGCCTCGCGCATTGTCTCCGCGCCGCTGCTTGGCGACAGATTCTTGAAGCTCTACGACCTTCTTTCGCCAGCCCTGCATGCACCACAAAAACTTCGTCATCCGTTCTTCATTCGACAGGCCCATCGGGCTTCTCCTTGAGGGGAACCCCGATTTCAATGGGGGCGGTAAATGTGACAGGGGAGTCCATGATCGCCTGCGCCACCTTGGCGTAATCGACCCTGCTCTCTTCCATCTGTGTGGACACCTTCTCGAGGTTCGCGTTGAGCTTCTTGAGCTCCCGCACGAGCTCCGGCATCGTGTACTCGAAGAACGTCCGCCCCATCGCCGTCTGGAAGAACTGGACGTCAGCCACGTGGCCACCTCTTCGAATACTTCGCAACATCTCCGTCGGTAACATCGACCGTCTCTCCTTCGTCATTGTAACGGCTGATAAAGAAAGGTCCGCGGATGACATCGCGGAGCTCAGGAATGGGGCGATTCCGAGGAAGGTCCTTGAGCTTTCCCTCCTCGTTGCAGACGAGCCCGACACCCTCTTCCAAGGTGACGTTCTCGATGTACCCACCGACCAACGCTTGCATCGGGTCCAGTCCCCCGGCGATGTCCATCACCTTCGGATCTCCTCCAACCGGGAACAGCAGTACTTTGGGCATGACTCCTCCTTTGTTACGCGTGGACTACTTAGGGAATGTCCGGGCCGGACATCCGTCGGTGAAAACCCCTTCGGCACTGGCTCGGCCAGTAAAAACAACTGCCTCCACTACGGAGGCGTCGATCTAAAAATCGAAGCTAGTTCACGCTTGAATCACTTGGTTCGGTGGATCCTACCAGGTGAGCTCGGGCTGCAGCCTGGAAACATCCAGGGCACTCGAAACTCGGGCTTGGAGTTCGGACACCAATTTGATCTGATCAAATTGGACGAAGTCCAGCGAGCTAATGTCTCCGCTACGGAGACGCTGGCAACTGCCGTTTGCTGATTGGCGTGTCTACTTGGTGCGGTGAGCCGCCCGTGGCGGCCTGTGCTCGACAACAGCGATTACTTTGATTCGTGGTCTCCGCCCGGCGCCGGCGGACGACATCTCCGGCTCGGGCAGATTTGGCCTAGGGCCAACAAGAAGAAGTCACCACTACGGTGACTGGCGCTCTTGAGACTAATCGCTTTCTTTGAAATTGAAGCCGGCGAGATAGGCCTCTCGCAGGTAAAGAACCAGAAGGCTCCGGGCTTCGAAGCCTGGAACCTTCAACGCCACAGCAAGCTCCAGCGGCGTCGCCTGCGCCTGCTTCGCCTGCTTGTGCTCGTTGCCCAGTTGGACTGCTTTTCCCATCATCCGCGCGAACGCAGAGAAATTGGTCTTCTTGGACTTCGGTTTGGCTGCCATGCCGCCCTTTGTATACCAGCTGAAGCAAAAGAAACAGCGCCCGTTCATAGGCGCTGAGTCTTCTTCCCCGCGGTGGAGGGTGCTACCTGCTAGGTGCCGGTCTTCTTCACCTTGCCGCCGAGATGCTTCCCGGTCGTGGGCTTCTGCTCGACGACAGGCGGAGCCACGGCAGCCGCAGCCGCTTCCTTCGCGGCCCGCGCTGCCTCGTACGACTCGAGCGCCTCCGCAACGGCCGCCTTGACGCGGGCGTCCACCTCCCCCGAGTCCGCCTTAGCCCTCGTCGCGGCGAGCTCCAACTCGAGCTTCGCCTGTCGGGCGTCCATGCGGTCCAAGATCTCCGCCATCTTCACCGCGGGATCGTTCTTCTGCGCGGCGACCTTCCGCTCCGGGTACATCCGGTCGGTGACGCCATCGATGATGCTGAACAAGGCGGTCGCAGCCCCGCTGAACGCCGTGATGTCCTCGGCGATGCTCTTCGCCTTCTGGTAGTTGGTGACCTTCGGCTTGAACCCCTGAACGAGGAAGCCGATGCCGGTGGCAATTGCGGCGATGGGAGCGGCGGCGGCGACGACTTGGCCGGCGGTTGAGAAACCCGCGGCGACGGAGGGAGGGATGGTGATGGCCATGGTGGAGGGGTCCTTTGTCTTGCTTGCGCAAGGAGACTGCGGGTGGGTGAAGAGAAGCGAACCCGAGTTTTCGGGCTCATAGACTTGTACCCCCGCTCGCCCCGGTTTTCTGAAAGCAGCGCTTGACACCCTGGTTCGCAGACCTAAGATGTGCCCATGACCAGCAACCATTGACGTCCGGCCCGAAGCACCTCAGGACCCGTGGACCCACTACTGTGTGACCCGCAGGGACCTACCCCGTGGAACCCAAGCAGCCCAACTGATTCACGCCGCTGGCCACTCATCGCCAGGCACGAATCTCCCTCCAGGAACCTACGCCATCGCCCTGTCCTGCCAAGACGAGGCTGAACTGCGTTCGCTCTCTGAGCGCCTGGAAGTCGCGGGCATTCCGCACCATCGAATCAACGAACCAGACGAGCCCTACAACGGGCAACTCATGGCCATTGGGTTCCCGCCCGCGTACAAGTCTACCTACCGGAGGTACATCTCGAATCTACCTTTGATCAAATAGCCTTAGGGGGCGGGCGTTCTGTACGGGCGCCTCGGGAGGTTCGAATCCTTCCCGCCCCACATGCGTCTCTACGCTCCAATTGGTAGAGCACCCGGCGTAATGACCCGGGAGGTTCTGGGTTCGAATCCCAGGAGACGCGCTTGCTCCCTTAGCTCAGTTGGTAGAGCGCCTCAGTTTATCGAGAAGGTCCCTGGTTCGAGTCCAGGAGGGAGCGTGGATCTACTGGGGCGCAGGGATTCGAACCCCGATACTCGGCGTCAAAGGCCGATGTCCTACCGTTGGACGACACCCCAAGCCCCGGGCCGGATTCGAACCGGCGACCTACTGATTACAAATCAGGCGCTCTACCAACTGAGCTACCGAGGCACAGCTAAACAATGAGCTGGGCTTACTTGCCGCTGCTCTTGAGTACAGTGCGGTTCACTTCCTTATACCATCAAAAAAACGAAGCGCCGGATCCTGGGGGAAGAATCCGGCGCTTCGTCGACGCCCAGAAATTGTGCCGTGGAAGGGGGAGGGGGTCCCTCCGCGGGCACTGGACGTCGCGCTTTGAAACTATGGCGTAGCTTCAATCTTCTGAAGCGTCTTCCGAGTCTTGTCGTACTCCACCAACAGCTTCTGGCCGCCGAAGAATACTTCCCAGACGGACACGCGGCAAGACTTCTTGCTGACGTATTTGACGATAGCCCGCTGGTCTCTTTGAATCGCTCGGACGATACTAGACACGAGGGCCTCCGCGTCGATTGACCCAAAGATACGGGTCAGCATTCGCTGCGGCCCTCCTTCTCTTGGGCTCGAACGCATGCGATCACCTCTTCTTCAGTACGACTTGCTTTTTCACCGCCGCGGTCAAAATTTCAGCGATGGCCAGGACGCGAGGATCCGTTGCGACGCTGAACACCGTGTCGGCTTGTCCTGCGATACTGCGCTCAGCGGCCATCTTCTTCTGGTGTGCGAGCGCAGCAGCGACGGTCTCCTGTACAGCGGGCTCTCGTAGAGTCGAAATAAGAGCCTCCATGAATCCGACCGCCTTTCGGGCGGTCTTTCGACGATTGGGCGCTGCGGACTTTGCGGGTTCTTCCTTCATCTGAGGTCGCACTACTTCCATGGCGAATCCTTTCGTGAGAGTTTGGGTACTCAACATCTTATACCGCTAAAGTGATCAAAAAAAAGAAACGCCGCTGCCTGTACAAGCGCAGCGGCGGAGCTCTTTTTCGCGGCCAGTTTACTGAGGAAACTGACCCCTGACCCGGCGGAGCAGGGCGGACGCCTGCTCGTAGTGGCCGTCGGCGTAGAACCAGAGGGCCATCCCCCAAGGGTCCGTTGCCATGTTGTGCTCCATGGCCGCCTGCGCGTCGTCCACCTTCGCCAGGTGGTCCTGCCAGAATGCGCGCTGGTCTGGGGTCAGCGTCGGGTCCGCCAACTCCAGCTCGCTGTGCTTGCGGCGGGTGGCGAGATCGATGATCGTGTACAACAACGTCGCTTCCTTGGGTCTGTTGTTGGTGGACATAACGTTCCTTTCTCGCGCCGTAAGTACATTCCTTGGCTTAAGGACTCATACCCTCTTCCACCCCGATTTTAGACCAACAAAAACCCCCTGGCTCGGGGGGAGCCAGAGGGTCGTTGTCCGTCGCCCGGAGGACCCTTACGGGTTGACGCTGCAGACCAGGATGAAGGTCTCGCCCGCCGGAGGAGTCGCAGGGGTGTACGCATCGGCGGTCGTGTCGATGGTCACCGCCTCGATGACCGTGCCACGGAACAGGAGCGCCGTGCCGTCCACGATGTTGTAGGGGACGCCGATCAGGTCGCCTGTGCCCACCGACACGCCGAACGCAGCGACACCGACCGTCGCCTTGGTGATGGACGTGACCGTCTTCCAGACCTTGGTCCCGTAGACCGTTCCACCGGCCGGGTTGGGGGTGATGGTCTCGGTCTGAGCCACGTCGAACTGGTTGGTGCCGACGATGGTCAGAATGCCGCCGTCGTACCCCGCAGCAGAAACGGCGCTCAGGTTCCGGGGAGGAACGACCGGGCTGGTGATGGGGCCCGGAAACAGGTTCGCGGCGGTCGCCAGAACAGAGGCGTGCACGGCGGTAGCGTTCTTGGCGACCACGACGGTCGCCGGAACGATGGTGCCGGTGGACGGCGACCCGGCGAGAATCTCGAGGTCGTCCGACATGGTCGGGCTCTGGGCCTTGACCCAAGAGATGTACCCCTTGGACTTGGCGATGTCGAGCTGCGGCTGGCTGCTCTCCAGCTGCACGCCGGTGAAGTCAACGACGCAACCAGCGACCGGGATGACGAACGACTTGCCGTAGCCGGTGGCGTTGCCAACAGCAATGTCTGAACCGAGAAGATTGGTGAAAGTCATGCGAGGCATGGGCTGCTCCTGAGAAAGGTTTGTGGGCGACCACCCCAGTATAGGCTACCAGGCTAAAAAACAACCCCCGCCCGAGCGAGCGCGGGGATCGTTCTTTACTCGTCGTTCGGCCACGTCGCTTCTTTTTCAAATGCGTCGTCGAACCGGGCTGGCTGCGCCTCTTTCTTGACGAGCTTTCGGACCAACTGCCACGCTGCCTCAGTACGCTGAGACCAGTCAGGTTCAACCTTTTTCCAGCCGACCTGTCCCAAGAGAGCTTCCGCGCAGGCGATCATTCGGCTCTGCCATAGGTAGTAGTCTCTACTCCCCTGGCGTCGTGCTTCCTCCATGTCCTTCCGAGAAACCATGACGTACTCTCCCATGTGCGCTTGGAAGCGTACGGCTTTTTCCACGGATCCCTTAGAGCGCCCGAACTTTTCAGCGATCTCCTTGTACGAGTTGCCCTCACAGTGGGCGACGTACATTGAGAAATCTTCGGCGTTCCTTCCAGGATCCCCACGAACACCTACGGGCGTCAAGTCCAGCGCCATCGCCAAACGCGCTGAAACCGCCTTGAGCGTATTCTCTTTGTTCTCAGTGCGCGATTCGATTTCTCGAATCTTCAACTTCAGGGTTTCGATCTCAGCCAACAGTCGCGTGTTTCGACAGTTAGCGCAGTTCGGGTGCGGACACGCCGGAGGCGCATCACTCATAGTCCGTTACCTTGAACCTCGGCGGCGGCGGAACTTCGATCCGCTTGATGGCCTTCATCACGATGAAGGCTTCGTCGTACTTGGCGGCCATTTCCTTGCCGACCCGTTCAGCGTGCTCCAGGGTCTGGAACTGGACCTTGCTCGGCTTCGTTGAGTCGGGGTTCCACAGCACGAAGAACGCCTTCTTGCCCGGCCACGTCTTCTTTGCGGTCATCTTTGAGCTCCTTGAGGTTGGTTACGTCTTCCCACGTGTCGATCTTCAACAGCGGATTCACGATTCTGGCGGTGTCCCCCATGGCGCAAGCCACGACACAGGGGACCCACCGGAACTTCCAGAGGAACAGCACCTTCTGCCCGTCAAAGACCCAGGTCATTTTTGATCGCCTCCCGCAGGCGTGGCATGCAGTGCTTCAGGAAAGCCCGCGCCTGTTCGGAGTGCTTGTAGCAAGTGAGTTCGTGAGTGTCGGGCAGCTCGGTCTGATTCGCCCACCCCCAGAACTGATACTCGTCGTAAAGCCCCTCGAAGGTATCGGGGAGCTCCCATTCGTCTCGAGCTTCGTCCTTGGTGAGTTGATTCTCTCGCCGCATTCCGAGGATGGTCTCCTTCACGGCGAGGAGAGTTCCTTCGTGGTCGTACTCCTGCCTCGGCGCGATCTTCCGCAGGATATAGTCGTCATCGCACTGGAGCAGGAAGTGCCGGAACGTCGTCTCTTCGGGCAGCCCCCGCTGGTTCCAGCGGTAGCTCCAGTCCCCGTAGTCACTGAGCGCGGCGAAGCAGCCCGTCTCATCGAGGAAGAAGATGGCCCACCCCTCCCCCTTGACGTTGGGGAAGGAGTAGCGCCAGGTCTTCACGTCAGAGGGCATCGTGAGCCTCTTCCAAGTGGCCCTGGAGATCCCACAGCTGTTCCTTGGCGCGCTCGATGGCCTGAGCGGCGTAGTAGAGCTGCTGCTTTTTGGTCTGCTTCGCGTCGAACGTCTCGATGAGCTCGATGACGATGAACTTCGCCAACGTGTCCCCCGAGCCGTTCTTCTTCAGCTTCCCCTCCTGGGTGTAGTAGTTGGCGAGGTAGCCGTCGTCGTAGGCTTCATTCGCCAGTTCCAGCAGTTCCTTCTGGGTGAAGCTTTTCGCCTTCTTCATTTTCATACCAATCCTCCCCGCAGAGTGAACAGATGACGTGATACTTCTCCCCTTCTCTGGGGGCGTGCCTCTCCAAGAGCCCCATCCCTTCATCATTGACATGCCGACACCCATGCGTCGCAGCATCGTGAATCTTGCCGATTTCCTGTTCAAGGTCGTCGGCTTTCTGTCGGGCGCGCACCACGAGCTGACGGTCCAACCGCTCCATGCGCTCCAGGGTCGCCTCTCGTTCGGCCGCCGAGAACTCCATCGGCCACGTCGGCTCGAAGCGGGAAGCTTGGAACAAGCACTTCCGCTCCTTGCCGGCGTGCTGCCGCCGCCATTGCCCACAATTTCTGCACGGGAAGTAGAGCTCGGGGGTCATCATTGCCAACGCCACCCCCAGCCGCAGGAGAAGTGCAGGCGAAGGCGGCCCCAGCCGAAGTTGATGGAGAAGTACTCAAGCTCCGGGGAGTAGTAGAAGTTGAAGCCTTGTCGTGGGAAGCCTTGATCTCTCGCTTCCTGCGACCACCACTGGGAACCGTAGTAGATGTTCACCGCTCGAGGGCCCCCGGACCGCCGCTCATCTGGATGAGCGCCAGGTCCGTCGATACGCCGAAGTGCTGGCCCACGAACTGGGCGTGGAGCAGGATCTCCGGGACCATGATGTGCAGCCCCGGGCAGGAGTACTGGGCCGCGTGCTTGCAGTGGCCTTCTCTGCTGACCTGGATGCACTCCAAGGCGATCTTGGGATCCCAGCTCATGCTGATGAGGTTCTGCATGTTCTTCTGCGTGACGCGGAAGCGTTTAGCGTCTTTCTTCTTCTTGTCGATCCGGCGTTTCGGGGTCAAAAGATACAGCGGACGCCAGCGCAGGGCGAAGGCCCACAGCTGCTCCGGAGTGGTTACTTCCGAGAGCTCTTTGACGTACGTCTCTCGTACACGGTCTTCAGTGTACGTAGGTTGAATCGGCAGATCTTTCAGGCTCATGTTACGTTCCGCCCTTTCTCACGGCGAGTTGGATCTCCGACGCCACCATGTTCAACGTCTGCGCCTGCAGGGGCTCTTCGATGGTGTCCAGCTCCTTCAAAATGAGTGATACGATCTTGTCGGCAACGGCCCGACACTTGGCGCGACTCTGTGCTCTAAGTTCCAACTGTTCTTTGATTGTCATTTCGCGTCCTAGCGGATTGGGCAACTAAACAACTACGAGCCTGACGAGGCCGCCCCGAAGGACGGCCCCGTCAGGAGATCAGTGCTCCAGGTGCTGGTCCCGCAGAGCTGTGCCCTGGTACATCTGTCCCGCCGGAACCGGCGGCGCCGGATCCCGGAACCACGCCTTGGTCGGCTCTTCTCGCAAGAAGTCGAGGATGAGCTCCCCATAGACGCGGAGAAACACGCGTCCGTACTCGGGCATGTCATCGCTGAAAACCGGGCCACGCACGTCGCGGTACAGCGCCTTCCGAAGGCCTTCCCGAGCTCCGGGGATCGCCATGATGGCGGCGCGGGTCTGCCGATTGAATTCCGCGTGGTTCTTGTGCAGCCAATCCTCGGTCGCCCCGCGGTAGCTCGTCTGCGGGTCATCGCAGCCGCAGGCCCCCGGAAGACGGACACCGAGCATGCACAGCCCATCAAGGCTGGCACGCCAACGCTTCTTCGCGGCGTTCGCTGCAAGCTCTTCAGCGAACTTCTTGACCCAGTCCAGTTCTTCGGGTTGGATCAGTTTCAGCTGTGTCATTTTGGTGTCCTCTCTTGAGTGTTAGGTGCTCAAGACCTGATACCAAAAAACAGCCGCTATCTACGAGCTAAAAGGAAAGGCATTTCTGATCAAAAGAAAGGCCGCGCCCCGGAGGATTCCGGGGGCGGCTCCCAGCCTTACGGCTGCTTCTCTTCCTCAGCTTTGGCGCGGGCTGCGAACAGCCGGCGCTGGAACTCTTTGAACAGGATGATGCTGTCTACGACCTTGAAGATCGCCCAGACCTGCATCTCCTTGCCGCTCGGGGTATCCCGTTTGTCGTCTGGCATCAGGCCTCCTGTTCATGCGCTCCGGCGGGACCGGGGCAACAGCAGCGGTGCTTGGTGAACACCGTCTTGATGCCAAGGTAGCACAGAATGAAGGCTCCTCCGAAGAGGAGCCCGAACCCAAAGGTGTCGAGTCGTGACATGTGGTCTCCTTTACCCAAAAACAACCGGGGCCTGTACGAGGCCCCGGGAGGGGGTTGGTGGTTTGACGACGATCACGCCGCCTGGCGGTACTCGCCCTGGGTGGTCTCCGCCGCCGGAGCGCGCCGCGCCTGGAACGAGGAGATGCCCGAACGGACAGCCGAGCTGACCGCACCGACGGCCCCCAGGATGAGGGGGAGAGCACGGTCCAGGACGATCAGGACCGCCGCGGCGTTGACCAGCGTGTTCTGCTGCTTCTTGTACCAGGGGGTCGACTTGAAGGGGTTGAGGTTCATGGCTGTGCTTTCTGATACCCAAGAGGGATAGGGTGGAAGAGAAGCTATCTTGGGCTCAAGTACTAATACCCGTGTTTTTGATCATTTTCTGAAAAGGACCCCTCTTGGGTCTAAAAATAGGGTGGGGGGGGGGGGGGGGTTTTGGGGGCCCCTTTTTCCCCGGGTTCTCCCCCCCCCGGGCCCCCCTTCGGCGGCCCCCCGGGGGTGAATTTACCCGAGGGAGGTGCCGCGTTGGTGCGTCCTTTT